ATACCTGTTAGCACCAAAATTGCACCTGTACCTAAAAATAATCCTATACATAACACTAAAAGTGTAATCATTCCAATTCCTCCTGTAGTAACTCAAAGTTATCATTTAGTATTTCTGCAATCCTATATACACTAACTGAACGCAACCTAGTGTCTCTGGTAATAAGTCTGTCATTCAGGTATTTGTTTAAGTCATGAGCCATGTGATAAATGGCTTTGCTAGAGGTATTTATCTTCAACCCTACAACTGTACCACTTCTCATATACTTATAGTACAATCCAGCAAAGTGAGAGTCTATAACTTCTTTAGCTGCCGCTAAATAGTTCTCCTCCGTGGCATTTAGAGTTAGTGAACCATCCATGTAGTTCATACGTCTCTTAGTCATCATATTATCTGCCACTTGTCCTAGGCTTAAATTGACTTTATTAGTTAAAGTAGGATAATTAGTAATTGCATCAAATACCACCTGTGAGTTATCCCCGCACTGTCTAGCTTGGGCAATAATCTCCCTAAACCTATAGACAAATGGAAGGGAAGGCATTGGTTTAGTAGGGTGGGAGTAAATCCAAGTCCCTCTTAGTATTCTAGGATTATTATAAGACTCTGGTACCAGGCTAATAGTCTTTGGTGCTACACGTTCACAAGTCATGTGAATCTCTCCATTCCTTTTGATTTTTACCTTAAAAGAAAGAGATTCTCAAAACCTCTCTCCTGCATAAGAAAAGGTCTCTTTCTAGAGACCTTTACTTAGTGAAAATATACTCCATTGCATGAACTGCTACAATTACCTTCTCGGTCTTCTGCTCATCAGTGTACCCTATGAATGTTCCTGTTTTAACCCCACCTTGTAGGTGTGAACGTAGTACGCTAACTGGCTCCTCTGTATAAACAATGCCTGTGATTAGCTGAACCTTTGTCATAGCCATGTGTATTCCTCCTTACATTAATATAAGGTGGGATAAGAACTACCCCACCTTGTGTACCTTGGAAATACCTAAGAACGCCACTCTTGAGGGTTAGCACCGTGCTTCTTAAACAGTCTTCTCACTAAATCCCTTACCTCGTAGCTTCTGACGATGTTTTCTAGGGATTTCATTTCAATATACTGGAAGTACTCTGCTCCCTTCAAGAGGTCAATAATGTCAGTAAGACCATTCTTAGTCGGGGTATTCCCTTTAAGGTCTATTTGGAATGGAGAAGTATCTCCTATTAAAAATATTCTAGAATTCTCTGCCCTTCTAGATACGATTGTTACTAACTCTTTAGTATTCTGACTCTCATCGACTACTAGGTCAGTATTCATTGCATCCATACCACGGACGAACCCTAAAGGTAATACTTCAACATACTCAGCCTTATTAAGACCATCGAAACCTGCTTGGTGGTTTCTATCAAAATATTGGGTGTAGTTACGAAGAGTAGGAATCATCTTCTCATTAATATCCCCAGGTAAGAAACCATATTCCTCTTCACCAGCGTTTACAGCAGGTTTAGATATAAGTATCTTATGAACATCTGGGTCTGGTTTCCAGTTACCGCTATCAAACAGGCGGTCTGGGATATGAACATTACTTAGATGCTTCTTAATTAATGCTTCAACAATGGTAGATGTCTTACCTGTTCCCATTAATCCATCCACTGCTAGTACTGTGATATTCTCTGATTGGATTGCATCTTTATACAGTCTTAGGTCACGGTTTGGTGCTTTTGTGTCTTTAAGAGGTCTGATACCACCGACAGTCTTGTCATAGATACCTTCTAACTGCTTAGAGCCACCTTCACAAACTACGTAAACCGCTGTATTGAAGGGTAATTGCTTGTTAGGCACAATAGGAGTACCAAATTGTAAGAACTCCTTGTATGCAGGCATATCTACCACTTCTGTATGTTCCCAGTGCTTCATCTATCACCACTCCTTTAACAAAAGAAAGTCGTGATTCTATAAGTTTTCCCCTTATCCTAAGAAAAACCCTAAGACCGAATGTCTTAGGGTTTTTATCTCTCTTATAATACTTCCAATGATCTGCTAAGGAATGTAGCAACCATAGACTTAGTTGCTGTACCTGTTGGGTTGAATAGTTTATTATCAGGTACGGAAGCAATTCCCACATGAGCTAAGAAGTTTATAGACTGTTTTGCTGAACTAACTACTCCAGAGTCACTGAAGTATTCTGGTACATTAGAACCTTTCAGTATTACATCTAGAGAGAATAAGTTTGATAGAATCACTGCAATATCTGCTCTAGACAGTTCACCATTTGGGCTGAAGGTGTCTCCACTAGTGCCTTTCATGATTCCTAAGTAGTTAAGGGCAACAATCTGCTTATATTGAGGGTGTGCTGTAGATACATCCTTAAACGGGTTAGGCAGATATGTTGCATCTATATCGAACTTGAATAAAGAGAATAAGACTGATACCAGTTGGTGTCTTAACATTGCATTATCTGGGTAGAAATAGTCTGTAATACTAAACACCTTTAACTTTTGAAGCTTCATAACATGAGGGTAAGCCCAATGACCAGCTGGAACATCTAGGTAGTCTTTGGAGAATGGTACGTTGACCCTAACATCTGAATTAGGCTTCATATTCACTTCCATAACATGGTTAGATGCGATTTTAATATCTTTGAATTCACTGTTCAAGACATTGTATTTTACTATGTCATCTACCGTAATCTTCTTATGGTGGAACTTAGAAGCATAAAGACTTACCACACGAGGTCTCATGAGCTTGTCTATGTACTTGCCTAGTTCTTCCTGTATGGAACTTAATCGGAAGATGTCTACTCCTTTTGAGTGAGCGAAGTCAGTGATATGGCTAAACAACTTCTTAATATAGATGACGTTAGCTAATTGCTTAATTAGTACATCTACATGAGTTGTCGTTGCTAGTGCCTCATTGCTATTAGCCTTAGCTGTTTTTAATGCAGTCAGTCTAGCTACAGCATGACCTATAGCAGTACCAATTTGCGTACTAGGATTACCTGTACCACAAAAAGCTAGCAGCTTAGTAATGTCCACTTCTCTTTGTAGTCGGTCTAAGAATCCAGTTGACTGACTTGGTACAATTACTATAGCCTTGTCTATATTATTCTGTATCATCTGTATTAGCTCATCGTCCTTAGAATAAGGAGTATGTGCAAAGATGATAGCACTTGGGTCAGTAGTAAAGTTGGTTCTAATCCCGATAGCACCAGCGTGATTTACTATACTTTCGTTTAGAGTAAATGACTCATTTATGTCAATCCATTCCTTTTCTAGGTCTGGGTCTGTATATGCTATGTTGATTAAGAAGTCTATACTAGAGTATTTCTGTTGCAGCCCACCTACTAGTAATGTAGACGTTCCGTATTCACCTGCTACGAAATGGACTTTTCCACCTAGAGTAGAAGGTAAAGACTCAACTTTCTTCTGTAAGTATTTTCTATTCAAGCTTGTATGTCCATATTTATGAGCAGTATCCACAAAGAACACTAGTTTCTTAATGTATCCTAAGTCCGTCCAGCTTAACATCTTTCTGTTAATAGTCAGGTTACGTTCTATAGTTTTCTGCCAATTCCAGAATAGTTCAGAGTTAACTGTATTCTCAATCTCGATATTACGGTTGATTGCTTTAGTTCTCTCTTCACCTATTAAATCATTATCTATCAAGTCTTTATTAATGTGCCACTCACGAATTAGGTTGTTGTCTGTACGTCCTGCTTCTGACGAAAGGTTTGGTTCTAATCGTAAGATACTGTTAAAGGCTGTTATTGGCACATTTGGGAAAGCTTCACGTAGTGGTTCAAAAGTATTATGGAGATTATCATTAGCGTACTGAATGTCTTCATAGTATCTAGAACTTACTAAGTCACCATAAGCAATAGCATCAATAGACATGATGAACTCTTTTACCTCTGGTGCATTCTGCTTAATCCAATCAACTAATTCTTGACCTTTTACATATGCTGGTGCGAATATTAGTTCAAAAGTGCCTCCAATATCGGCAATCTGCTTAACAAACTCCGTGTTAACTGGCTTAGAATCTAGTCCGTAAATAACTACTTGTGGTTTCAAATACATTACCCCCTGTGATTTTTAGAGTATCTAGGTGTAAGTAATCTGTGGTGTTGTGGACATAAAGAGGGGTAGGGGTTGTTCAAGTCCCTACCGCAGTTGACAAGCTTATATCAAAATTTGAGTTATCTGGACACAAATCTGGGGATGTAGTCCCAGGTTCAGTACAGTGAAGCTACTATGTGGGAAGACACATAATACCTTCCCCAAGACTTCTCCAAGATATTACTACACGTTCCACGGTTAGCTAGACCAGTACTAGTAAAGTAGTAACAGGGAATCGAACCCTAATCTGGGGGAATACTAGAAGGCTGCCATTTTATACGTTCCACGGGTAGCTACTCCCAGTACTTGTATTCGGACTCGAAACCGTCATCTAGCAGAGCCTTGGGGAAAATATTATATGTAAGTGGGGGTTGCAGGTATATCAGAGTAGCCAGCACCCCAATATACCTTTTAAGTCCACATAAACATGCCCCACTGCATGCTATCCTTCTGGCTTGTGGATAGTGTGAACTGCTTTTTATATTCGGTAGTTTGCTCTACCTAGTGTTAGCACTTGGAGAAATTAGAGGTAACTCCGTGCAATAAAATAAAATTTACATACATATAGTATGACCACTAAGCAGGGCGGTGTATCCTGCATCTCTGATGACTAGTGTTAGAGGCACTAGCGTGTAGGGTACCTTTCCTACCTTTAGTGGGTGCTCATTGGCATTTTCCGATACCAATAAGGCAAAATTTGACTTTCTAACCACACATAGTATAGTTAGTATACAACACTCTTACATGTTGTCTCTGCCTTAGCAGATACGAGGGTACTAGGATTCGAACCTAGGACGGTGGTTTTGGAGACCACTGTTTTACCAGTTAAACTATACCCCCAGGGTTGTAGGGAGTTGCTATGCTCCCTACTGGATGTCACAATGAGACAAACCGTTGTTGTGGTTTTAATAATGGGATAGTAGACGGTGGGCTAATGCCCATGATAGGAGAAGGTGGCAGAGGTACGCCCCCACATAAACACTGCAACCAACTTACAGTCACCTTCATAATGGTAGAGAGGTAAGGGACTCGAACCCTCGATAAGCCGTCGCTATATGGCACCTGCCCTCTCATGTAAGAGGTAGATATTCTCAGTATCTACCCTCGTGGTCAGTAGGTGCTCACAACACCTGCCTATCCTAAAAATAGAGCCTGAGTCATCTATTCTTAGGGTGACCACCTATCACTGTCCTACCAGTGATAGACATGTGCTCCCGCACAACTACCCCAACAGATTTCGAATCTGCACCTCCCTAGCCGTAGCTAAGGTATTCTTACCTTTGAAATATGGGGTAAAGATTATAGTGGGCTTTCCACACCCACTATCGGTGTATGTAAGCTTTCCACACTATACATACGGTTCAGTAGAACAATACCAACAAATGTCACGAAAACAAACGGTGTAGTATTGTTTTTATGTTCAAAAAGATAACAACATATCGCAATATGTTATGTAAGACATCAACCAAATGACTTACGCTCCTAGCACCCTACCAATCTCTGTGCTCCATATCTGCTAGGCTTCCCTGGTACGTACACCCTAAACCCCTTCATGCGTACTGTGTGACCCCATGACACTAAGGTGTCTACCACTGTCACATTTCCAACTTACTGATGGAGCCTGTAGGTATCGATCCTACGATGGAGTGTTATGAGCACCCTGTTTTACCATTAAACTAAGGCTCCAAAAAGAGTGGTAGGGAGGTAACGGAAACTCCCCACCAACAAAGGTATGGGAATAAGATATGGGGAATATCCTATTAGGGAAAGAGGTGGGGGACTATCCACCCCTTGCTAGAGGCTCAGGTTAGAATATACTTGAGTTATAGTTTTTAACACAAATCCTGAACCCCTAGCAAGGGGAAGGTAGGCTTCCTACCTTGTCGTGTCCCAGTTGAGTAATGTTAACTCTCTCGCCCTGTTCGCTTTAAAAAAAGCCCCCTTGCGAAAAGTCTTCTCCACTTTTACTTCAAAATGTACTGACCATAAGCATGTCGTGTGATGCGACTGTCTTTTAGCATTACAAAGTCCATGAATTTAGAACCTTTAGCCCCGTAAGTGACATTGTATTTCTCTACAGCATACTCATTAATATCTTTAAAGGCTACTGGTTCACCCTTGTGTAGCTCCATATATTCAATAATGATTGGACAATATTTCAAGAATGTAGCCTTATTAGACTTCGGTGCATATCTGCTAGGATGCTTCTCTGGTACTGCATCCCATATGAAAGGCTCTTTAGGAGCTGTATCTGGTTGCAGGGCTTTGCTCATCACTTTGTCTACCTTTTGTGCTTGGTTGGACTTCTCTTTCTCTTTTTTATTGTTATTCACATACTCCCTAAACAATTCTTTAGACTTTTGGTGTGTAGGGTTAGGCTCCACTATATCATCTAGCTTGCTTAGGTCTGGTATAGTAACCTTGCCTCCTAAGTCTATACCCATGTTCTTTTTAACCTTCTCTATTGTTTTATCGATAGACGTAGTTTCTGATAAATTAATCTCTGCAACTATTTGCTCACTAGCCTTGTCTACTGCTTGTTCTATTTTCTCTTCTGCTTTAGCTACTGCTGTGTCCTGTACTGCTAGAAGACCTTCCAAGATACCCTTGTGTAGCCCTGACAGTAGTTGACCTAACTTCTCATCTAGCTTACGGTCAAGTGCTCTATTCATAGAACTCTCTATTGAGTTAGTAAGCATTTGTCCTAGTAGCTTCATACCATCTCTGCTCACTACCATAGCTGCTTCTTCAATATTACCCTCATCTTTAAGCGCATCGTACATATCAGCAGTCATCTGCTTTTTCATAGCAGACTCGTGTATAGCCTTCTCGTCACCTTTCATCTTACCTTGCCTAGCCTGAAATCTTTCTAATCCTGTTCTAGCCATCTTTGTATTCCTCCCTTGTTTTCTCGGAAATGAAAATCACACTCTCATTTTGTCACGGGCTTGTCCCTTTGTCAAATCCCCTCACTTAAAAGTGCAAAAAATTAAGGTTGGCTCATTGCCAACCTAAACTTGTCTCGTAGAGAGTTTTTCAGTTATACCCTTAATCTGGCTATTCAGACTACTCAAAGTTCTTACTTTTTCAGCCCACACGTGTCCACCATTAGCATCCAGGTGTTCATAGACTTTAGGAAGATATTCCATAGGGTCTTTGCTAGTGACTCCTCCTTCAGAGTGTAACTTGGATAATCCAGCTCTTACATGAGGAATCATAGTTTGTTTATGCATATCTCTCAACTGAGTATATTGATCTAGCATTGACTGTAGGGATTCTGTATCTGTACTGTCAGTGTCAAAGTGTTTACCTTCATCTAGGTGCTTTACTAAAGCCCTACTAAATCGCATCCAGTTGACACCTTCACGTCCATTATCCTCCTGCCAACTAAGACCATTATTCTTACCCATTTCCAATAGTTCTTTTCTACCGTAAGCATTGGCTAGAACTCTATAATGATTAATACCTTTCATACTATCACCTCGTTTTAATTAAAAATCCCCCTAGTTATAAAAATCTAGGGGGATTGAGGTCATTCTATTATAGGCAACCCTGTTACTTCATCCGTGGACATAATCACAGTCTCATCATTGTCCTTATTAAGGATATTGTATGCTTCTGCAATAGTTCTTGCTAGTACCTCTTCCCCAGACTCTAGAGGAATGTGGTAGCTACAATACTTCTTACCCTCCTCGATTAAACGTATACCAAACAGTCCATCAATGTTCTGCTGGATATAGTCAGTTAAAGCAGCCTGATTGTGGAATACTACAAGGTATACTTCTGGGTTATTGGTTACATACACTGTAGAAAGTGCTGTATCCTCTACCTTTGTCAGGGTTGTCAGTATCATTCTCTTATCAATTAGTCTGTCGCTGTAATTCGCTTTCATCTAATTCCCTCCTAATTTGTCTAGCATACTTATTTATTTCAGTCACAGTCTTATTGACTGTAGACTTACTCACACCAATAACTTCAGCCATTTGTCTCTGTGTAAGCATATCCCCTGCATCTCTCTTTACTTCTGACAGGAAAATATCTAACACCTTGGCTTCATTCTTACGTCTGAAACGTCTTTTTAGGTAAGGCAGAATTATATCAAATTCCTCTAGGTCTGCTATAGAGTTATATCGTGTGTCTTCAGCAGATAGATATACTTCCTCTAATGTACGTTCCTTACCACTATTATTGTTAGACGCTTTTTCATCATCCCTTTTACCTGCATCATCCTGTAGGCTGGCTGCTTCAATCTCTCTGTACTTATAGTATCTGTATACCTCTCTTATCTTGTTGTCCATACAGAAACTAGCATAGGAGGTAAACTTACCACCCTTGAATGTTTCTATAGCTCTGTACATAGCAAAGCTGACATCACTAAACAGGTCTTCTGGAGTAATTCTGTTCCTATTACAGAATTTGATTATTCCTCCACTAGGAAACCATTTATCCATACATTTAATCACGATACCAACATTGTTAAGGTAGATTGTCTCCTTTATATCCTTACGTTCCTCTTCTGTCTTGGCACTCTCTAATTGTGCGAATAACTCAGCGTTGTCATACTGATACTTAGGGGTAATCCCTCCAACAGCAAAGTATGTAGCCATTTCTATACACTTCCTTTTCTAAGGTTATTAGAGAGTGCCAATTGGGGAACTCCCTTTCACCCATAAAAAAAGGAGGGGTTTGAAAATCAACCCCTCGGAAGTACCGACCCTGCATATTTGGCTATATAGCCTTTAGCAGGCTCGAATCTATCAATATTCGCCTGTATATCTTCTGCATTAGCAAACTCCGCTACACCTTCTACCTTTCTAAAACCCCACTTAGTAAAGTAAGAGGATACGTGTTGTCTAATAGCCTCACCTTTAGTAAAGCCATCTGATGCCTTTCGAATGTAGTATTTACCATTCTTGTGATATAGTATCTTATCATCTTTGTGGTCTTTAGTGAGTTTAATACCTTCTACTACCATTTTCATTTAGTCCACCTCATTCATATCTTAATCCTATACCTTGTGACTCTGCAAACATTTTCATTAGCTCATGGTGGTCTTGCCATGCTGGGTCACTCTGCCAGTGTTCAGGTACTAGAACATGGTCTACGTCCTTAGCCAAATCCACTCCCCCAAGTACCTGTGCTTCAAAGTACTCTTTATCGTCATTGAATGTTGTACCCTCAATAACGGAGTTCATAGCACGTCTACGCTTACCATCAGCATTCTTAGGCTCTTTCCAACGCCCAAACCAACGGTGTATTACTAGGTGATGTGGGTCTGTAGCAGAGTGTACTAGTTTACCTTCTTTACCATAAGGTATTGAGTTAGAGTCGTGTGGCGTACCAGAAGCACGTTTCTTAACATCTTCCTTCATTACTAGGGCTGCACCACCATGTTGTCCTAGGCTCAAGCCCTGGTTAAAGATATCTAGCACACCATATACTGGGCGCTCATGGTCTTCTGCACCATCAAAGTCATCACCATAGATATCACGTTCAATGACCTCTCTATGCTCTCTGTCATACCCTCTGTCTAATTGGAAATCGTTCTTTAGCTTACCTGAAGACATCATTTCCTCTAGCATAGATGTACCACTGTCTAGCATTTCTGTAGGATCAAAGTGTATCATTAACTTAGCATTACGGGCACCTTCAACAAAGGCATCATATACTTCATCTACCATTGCTGTATTGGTAGGGTCAATACCGTGGTCAAGAGCTAACGACTTAGTAGCCCACTTCTTAGCACGATGTTCAAATTTCTTACTGTTAAGTTTGGCTCTATCAATACCTACTCTCTCATGGAGAGTCAGAGTAACGTTGTCACCATAATCAAACTCTTCAGCTTGAATTCTTCCCTCTGTATTGAAATCGTCGTTAGTCATCTTAAACTTATTACCTTTGGCAATGTGCTTCTGAATAGCAGTCGCTACCCTCATCCATCTGATAGCTGGGTGTTCCACTACATTACCCTTCTTATCTAATAGGTCTACTTCAATACCTTGCTTCAGTGCTTGGTCTTCTAAAGCCTTCTTACCATACTTCTTACCAAGAGCTTTAACCTGTTCACGAACTGCATCTGTTACAATAGTATTGGCTTCCTCCATAAGATGTTTACGTCTTGTACGTACTCCATTCAACATCTTACCTTTAGATAATTCTTTCTTGATAGCCATAGCACAGTTTTTCCAATCAATGTCAGGGTCTTTATGGTTCTCTTTCCATAGTAGGTCATGGTCTCTACACCAGTCCTTAATCTTTTCCCTGTCAAAGTCAAACTTGTTACAGAACATAAGGAAGAACTTGTGGTCATCATCTTTCTTAATCTGTTTCATCTTTTCACTAGAGTCCTTATCGCTATGTGGCACTTCAAACTTGTTACCAGCAGCTATGTGTTCAGATATAGCATTGAAAACCCTAGTCCATAGAATCTTCTCATCTGTTAGTAATGTTCCATCTGCCTTCTTATCGTTCCACTTAATGCCAGCCTTTTCTGCACAATCCATGATGTAGGATTTAGTATACATCTTATTAACATAACGCTTGAAGTGTTCCATATCATCTACATATTCTACAGGAACATCCACAACCATATGCTGACCACGTTGAGTACCATCTGCTGATACACCCTTGCCAGAGGCAGATACTTCCTTCTTATTACCTTCTTCATCGGTAACTTCAGTCATTACGTCCTCTTTTAGTGCATCCTCATATTCTTTCTTCAGTTTAGGATTACCTAGTACAATTGCAGGAGCATGAGTCAGTCCTAATTCTCTAGCTAGGTCTACAAGGTGGTGCCCCTCAAGTATCTCCCCTTTATGGTTGACCTTAACAGGCTGTAACTTCTCACCTCTGTGGTATTTCTCCTTGGCTTCATTGTAGGCTTCCTTGTCAGTAGAGTAATTGTGTTCCTTATTCTTGAAGTCCTTTACCTCATGCTGGACTACTGGGAAACGGTTATGCTGACGTCTCTCTATTTCCTTTACCGACTTGTCATCATGCTTGTATGTTGTATGATTCTCTTGGTCAGGTACTTTTTGATGTACTTCAGCCTTCTCATCATTGGGGTCAATCCACTGCATACGATAGAAGACTTTTCCATCCTTACCCTTAACCATTACACGTCTCTTAACTAGCTTTCCTCTGTTAAGAGTGGCTTTATTGATGTCAAGTACTAGAGCTACTTTGTTGTATTCTGGTCTGCCCTCAATCACCAAGTCTACAGACTTCCATACAGCACGATACTTCCCTTTTGCGTCTCTTAACTTGTCTGGGTCATCTCCCACTACCTTACAAGGAACGTGTGTATATCCTAGCTCTTTGGAAGCTTCCCATCTATGGTGCCCATCGTGGACATCATAGTTATATCCGATTTCAACGGGTTGAAGTGGCTTACCCATTCGCATCGAAACTTTGTTTTGAGCGATTTTTCTCCTATTAAGTGCTAGGCGAGTTTGGTAGACTTGCTTCAAACGGTTGACTGGAATGTAAATTACACCGTGGTCAGAATGCACCTTGTACGCATGACGTCTAGCACCCCTAGGAAGATGAACACGTCCTGCCTTTGCTACCTCTTCTTCGTGGATTATTTTCTCTAACTCAAAGTACTCTTCTATGTACTCCTCATCAGATTTAATAATTAGTTCTGGCTCTGTGCTCTTCCATACCTCTGGGCGTAGGTCATTCTTGAAGTTCTCTAAACCTAGCTCATGTACTAACTTATCCTTTTTCTTATCTTTTTTGGAATCTTTAGGCTTAGCATCTATTCTAATGTAGCATTTTCTTCTACTCACCTGAAAGACCTCCTTCTTTTATTATTCATGAGGAACTTGTCTCATTACTACGTCTAACTATAAAATATTGGAGGATAAGTGAAAATAAAAAAGGAGGGGATAATCCCCTCCTTTAATACTACTTATTCTTCTTTTCCTTAGCCTCAGCTATAGCCTTAGTGATCTCATATACACCATTCTCAGTATGTGCGTTCATTTATTTCACCTCCTTCCATTGGTAAGAGATAACTTGCTCCTGCACTACCTCAGTACACTTGACACGCCCAGCAGAGTCAGTAGTGTCCATGTAGTCTACTGATTCCCATCCCTTGAAGTCATTGCCCTCTCTATAAGCAGTATACAAGTAGTACCTGCCTGTTTCATCATGCTTAAAGACAATATCCTTACTCTGCATCTTGTGTTCAACCTGCCACCCTAAATCCTCTATACATGTTAGTTCAGTTGTACTGTCTCCATCCCCAATAATGCAAAGTAACTCTGGGTGTACCCATGCACACTTGTCACCTAATACTATCATTAATATCCTCCTCTTGGGCAGAAAGGCTTTCCATCTGCACCTAAAATTTGAGTAACGCCTTCATCAGTGACAGCGAATCTACATCCTGTAGGTTTATACTCTATATCATAGATGTCTAATCCATTATCCCTGTCACGATAGTTGCTGATAACCTTAAAATTTTCATAATCATTTTTATTAGACCCAGTATTCTCACAGGCTACTAATGACACTAGGGACAATCCGATTACCCCAAGGATAGCTAATTTCTTCTTCATTTAGCTTCCTCCCCATCCAGTTCATACATAGTAATACCGCTACCCTCATACTTTACTACTGTGTACCGTTTCTTGGTTTTCTTATGCATTACCTCAAAGATAGTAGTCATAGAGTCAATCTTGTCAGAACTCATTACTGCATACCCAGAAGGCAGTACAGTGTTATCATCTACTAAGTTAGACCTTCCATGAGTTCCACTAGGAGCACAACCCACCAATAATAATGCTGATATACCCACCGCTGCTAGTACCTTCTTCATTTAGACCCCTCCATCTTTGTAACAGATGTAGCTACCCCACCATAAACTCCTGACTCAACTATGGTAAAGCGTTCACCAGTATCTTTGTGCTTTATTTCTACTACAGATACATTGTCGTCCAGTTTAGTAACACTTAGAATATCATACCCAGAAGGATAAGATTTCTTGTTGTCTTTAGTAACTATCTGCTCTGCACCAGCATCCATACTAGTACAGCCTGCAAGTAATAGTGCTGATAAGCCAATTGCTGCTATTACTTTCCTCATGCGTCTAACCATCCCTTCGGGCTTTTAATCTCCAACAATCTTTCAAGTATGGCTTCATGTGTCATATGGCTGTGTAAGAAGGGTCTGAACGCATCTATCAAGTTATTGAATGAGCCAGCGTTTAAATTACCAAAGTCATTGTATAGATTAAGCATTAATATTAGAATGTCAGCTACTTCAGATATTTTATATCCAAGCTCTCTGTTTGGTTTAGTGAATCCTGCTCTGCGTATTTCATCATACTCATGTTGTAGTTTTATAACAGGGAAGTCCCCAAAGTTAGTACTAACCTCAACAGTATGGTTATTACCTCTTATAAATCTAACATCAATTTTTGCCATTTGCGATAGCCCCCTCTAAAGTTTCATTTAGCTCCTCTAGGGTGAATGATACCTCATGTTTCTCTCTGTCATCATCGTGGTATACAGTGATAACGTCACCCTCTTGATCATACCCACCATGTGGGAAAGTACCGCTTTCTGGGTTTCTGATTAGAGCCTTTAATTGCATTGCCATAAGCTCCACATTCTTGTTAGTTTCAGTATCTGTGATGATAACCCCACTTAAAAATCCTGCACCAAATTTACTCAATTTCAGTCTGCTCACTACTGATTCCTCCCTCTCAACGTCTTCACAAAAATAAAAGAGGAAGAGTCGAAACTCTTCCCCTTGGTGTCTATTTCTCTAAATCAGGTAACTCACAACCGCACTTCTTCATAGAACGCAGCCACTTATCCTCGGTTGTATGCCCATCCCAGTTAGGCTCAATCTGTGGGAGGTTTCCTAGGTCAAAGTCGTCTGGTACATGGAAGGTCATCCGTCCATCAAATAAGCTGATGGCTCTAGACCATCCCTCCCCGATAGTATGGTTATACCAACCACATACGGGAGCATCTTTGGTCTCAGCTTTACTCCCTACCATCTTTAGATAATTGGCAAACTCCCTGTAAGCCTCATTTGCATAGGTTGCAAAATGTAGGGCTAACATGTTTCTTTCCCAATAAGCACCATCCTGTGCCTCCTTAGGACTCATTCCCTCTTTCCATACATACGGTGTCATTGCCATTGTCCATTCCCCTTTCTCATGCTACAAGTAGCACCATTGAATCTAGTTACATAATGTTCCTGCATTCCGTATCCTTCTAGTTGCTTGTCTACATTAAAGTCTATACCCTTGACAGCCATACCAGGGTATTCTTCCTTTAGATGTTTTATCAGAATCTCCTGAATCTCAGCAGGTGTAAGTGTTACAGTAAGTCCAGCCATTATTATTCCTCCCTCTTTATTACAATTCTTAGGGGCTGTGTGAGTAAGTACATTAAGATTTGTTTATCCAGTTCCTGTAGTTGCTTTGACGCTTTCTCCTTACTTCCAATAGGTTGTGTTTCATCCCACACAACATCCAGTAGGTGCTTTTTAAGAGATAGGTAAGGTTCTGGTATGTCTTGTTGGAGTATCTCGATGTCAGTCCACTTTAGTGTACCAAATGTCTCCATCATTTACCCTCCTTGTGCTTGAAGTGTACTCTACGGTTAATTAACTTAGTCTCGCACCAATTCGATTCAAACTCCCTAAGAGCCTTTGCTAGGGAGTTCTTAGGGTTAGAGTAGTGCGTTTCGCAATGGTCTAGTATTTCGTTCATGGAAACCCAGCCACCCTTCAACTTTAGATACTTCTTCACCCTATCTATAGTCAGCTTGTAGTTGGTTACGTACCCCCCACCACTTGAGCCACCCTCTAGCCACGTTTGGTGTTCAGGCTTTAGAACATCATCCCATTTAGTATTCTTATAAGGTCGATTAAACTTAGCCTTCAGTATTATGTCGGCTTTCCTCCAGCCACGGTCACTTACCTCTATAATGCCAATTCCCATACCAGACAGCAGGTTCCACACAAATGTAGGTATTGCTTTCTTACGTCTAGGTATGGCAATATAGATATAATGACCAAATCGCTTCCACTTATACGCTTGCTCAATAAGTTCCATTGACAGTGAAGTCTTCATCTCCACTATGGCTACGGCAGGCTTGTTGTAACCAATTACGTCAGCCCTACCACTACCACCCCAAGAATTAACTTCTACCTCGGCATAGACCTCGTAGCCAATGCCTTCAAGTAGCTCTTTAACATACTTATACATTTCATTTTCTTTCACGTTTACCCCACCCATACAGTATGGTGATTGCAAAAAGACACAGGCAGCAAGCTACAATCAGTATGCCGACTGCTCTTGCTAAACCTGTATCAAAGTAACTCATTATTGTTCCTGTGATTAAAACCACTAGTCCGATTACTAGTACAATTAATTTGTCTATCATTTTTCTGTCTCTCCTGTTATTAGTCGTTCTTGTTAGGGTTTCTTGGTGCTGTAGGTCTTACTGTAGTAGTCGCACAAGACAATCTAGTTGTCTCTAGTAAGCCAAATGTGTTTGTTTCAGCATCAATAGTAAGTGCATAACGGAAGATAGCACCATTGTTCTGGATATGAACAATACTTGTTATAGTTGCAGGACTTTCAACTGGTACAGATAAGCTAGCAATATAGTTAATTGCTTCTGCTTTAGTTCCTAGAGTTACTGTGTTACGATTTCCCTTTGATTCGTCTAAATCTTTGTACTCAGTAGTAATTACCCATACACCATCGGAGTAATTCTTGTAGTTCATATAACCCCATGTGCCTTCAGCTTTCTTATCAAATGGATACATGTAAATCCCTCCCTTGAGTTTTCAAAATGAAAAAACCAAACTATAAAAACTCTTCTCCTTTGTATACTAAAGTGCACTCTTTAAATTAAAAATAATAAAAAATTAACCTTTTAAAACTTTTCTCTTTAATACTAAAAATAAAAAAGACTACTCTATGAGTAGTCTTTTTTAAATGGACTATGCCTTACGTGCGTAAGTCTTGTCCAGTTCAGCTATCAGCTTAGTCATGTCAATGTCAGTAGGAACGATTTTAGCAGGTGTGCCACCTAAACCTAAAGCGGTTTTCACACTCGGTACATCAATCTCGTTACCCATGATTTTGACTTGCTTTCCTAAACCAGGAATATACTTAGAACCAGGATATGGTTTTGGCATGGGAATACCTCCTTTTTCGTAATCAAGTATAAAATTCGTATCCTCAATGCACAGGTCATATCATAGAAAAAGACCCACTAGGGGTCTATTTCTTAACTAACTGTAGGAAGTACTCTTCAGCAGTGAAGACGTCAAAAGTACTACCCAAAGCCTGTTCAACATCATGTACAGCTATAGGAGGAATGTTGTTCTTAATCAGGTGACCACTAGTACCATTAAAACTAGTTAACAGGGTTCCATCTATTTGCATGCTTCCTCCAGTACTATTGTTGTAGTTCACATGCTCAGTAACTAAATACGTAGCACCAAACCCACCGTTCTCAACTATAATACTGCCAGCCTCAATCCTTACATCAGATGGTGCAACTTCAGGTTTAACTACTTGCATATCATCCACTCCCTTAATTAAGTATCGTCCAGCAATTATTAATTTCCTTTATATGGAAAAAGTCTCATACCAAAAGAAAAAGCACTCCTAAGAGCGCTTTTGTCTTTTCTTTGCTATTAAGTCTAGCATGTATTCTTCTGTTGTGTACAAGACAAAATTAGTAGTGCCTAAGGTGTTCTCAATGTCCCCATAACACACAGCCTCACATGGTTCAGAGTCAACCCTACATATAGTCCAGTATTTGTCTCCATGTAGACTAGCTAAATATGGAGTGTCTGGGTCAGCGGGGTTCACCGCTAGCAAGTATGCTTGGTCAGTGTCTGCATCTACTACAATAGTTCCAACCCTCTCAGGTAATCGTATACTTTTATCTTTAGTTGGGATTCTTATTTCCATTTCGTGTCATCTCCTTTTATAGGTTTCCAATCCTTTACAGGTGTAACTCTTCCTTCTTCAGTTATTACATACATGTCTCTCTTGCGTTCACTATTATAGAACTGGGCAGCAGCATACAGAGCTATAAGAACAAATATAAAGGTAGATATATAATCTTGGGAATGAAGAAGGGAGTATATCCCTGTCCCCAAGCACGTCAATATTACCGAGAAGATAGATAGTCTAGCTATTAGCATTAATCTTCCTCCTTCTTAGTTTTATCTTTTAGGTACTTCTCCACCTCAGCCCAAGTGTTTACTAGCTTTTCTTGTAGTTCCCAAGGAAGCTCACGGATGGATATATCATGTACATCTAGATGAGAGCGTCTACGTGGGGCAACCCCAAACATTCTGCATATATCCTCGTTACCCTTACTGCGTTGTTGCACCTTTATATAACCATCAAGACTGTCAACCTGTCTAGGGGGTTCAGCATTGATGCCATTAGTGTACACAGGTTGCATACGTGATGAAAACCTTAGGCTAATTCCAAGCATCGTGATAGCTGTATTCTTATCTAGATGAAACTCCTCACCTAGGAATGGCTTCATATTAACACCCCTTCCAGCTTTACAACACGAACCTCAACCCAACCCTTATAAGAATGGTTAACATCTTCCTCACAATGATGTACAATGCGAACGACTCTGTAATACTTTACCTCACCTTTTCCTTCTCGGTCAAATTGCTTATAAGCTATTATGTCTCCTTCTTTAGGTATCTGAGATACTGGGTCGCTCCATCCATAGTGGCGTCCTCCGTCACTATGCTTGTTAATCCATTCACCCATGTCATCAAGTATCTTAATCTTACTATTCTTTCTCATCCTCATCCACTCCTATCTTTTTAGTGCTAATATAAACCCAACCACCATCATACCGCTCCAAGGTAGTGCAAGAACTACGAGGTAATAGTTGCCTAATATAACTGCTAGACACATTCCCAGCAACCCAACCAGTACACCTACTGTTGTTAGGAACGCAGAAGGATAGGCTAAATCCTCATTTTTCAGCACATATAGAGCAAAGCAACTGTTGATAATAATAACTAAGGTTATAACTGCCATATCATCTGTGAAGTACGTCATTCCTATGCAGACAGTTAACATTAATGCAAATATTACTTGTCCAATCTTCATGTTATTCTCCTTTCTTCTTAACACACATATCGTAGCTAAGTTCGATGTCTTTCATAGTCTGTTTCTTGCCCTGTTCTATGCCTGCCTTAACGCCTTTCTCATAACCTTTATCATAGATAGAGTCCAGAAGTGACCACGTTCCCAAGCTTACACTTACACAAAAGAAAGCACCTAAAAAGCCAGACCAGAAAGCAGTTTTACCCTTCATTCCTTAATCAATCCTTCCTCTACTAGTTTATGATACATTTCCATGTTACCATCTGACCTTCCTAGGAAGTAGAAGCAGGCACAAACCAGAATAGCAACTACCACAAAGTAGGCAATAGTTACCTTATTCATTCCCTACACCCCTTCTCTTCTTATGAACTTGCTTAGTCAGTGCTAAACTACCACAGATGCCCAATATCTCATGGTCAGGCATCTCTTCACACTTACGAATGAAGTAGTTAAGGTCAAAGTCGGCATTTAGTAGCACTGGAGTACCTTTCCCTTGCTCTACTGGTTGTCCATGCTCGAACTTCTCACCCTTAATGAATACCCCTTCATGCTCCCTAGAGTAAACAAGTTCATGACCATCCATCTTCACAGTGATATTATCATACATTAGAGCTTCTAGTACTTTAACTGCCTTGTTCATTAGATACCCTCCTTAATTGGCTCGTCATACTCACATAGAAAGGCTGTCACTCTTGTGTTGCCATCACGGTGTAGTATAGTTTGTTTACCATTTTCTACATTCTCTACGTGAACCTGTACAACCGCCCCAAATTTGTTCTTTACATCTAAGACCTTATGCATTGCCCATTTCTCACTTTTGAATAGGGGAATGCCAAATATCTTCACCCATTCCTTCTCACCAGTAGGTAAGTGAAGGGCATGACCCTCTTTTAGATTCCAGTAGGCAATATATCCATCAGCTATTTTCATATCAATCCCCCTTTCTCATTAAAGGCAGTAATTTGTTATGATTCTCAATCAGTCTTAGTAAAGCCTTATAGTCATACTCAGTTCCTGACCAGTAATAATTATTCAAGGCACCAAGGATATTCCTATCATCTTTCTTCCTAGTCACTCTTATATGGAATGGCTCCCATTCATCAGAGAATAGGTGATATTCTGGAGTGTGATAATTCTCATCGAATGTACCTCCAGCACCACAGCCTCTCCATATTACTATATTTTGTAGTTTGATTGCTAAATCTCTTAGCTCATCCTTGCTGATATTGAATCTGCGTTCCTCATGTTTAGGTTTATCTGCCTTATCCTCATGACTTAGTGGACTTAATTTAGCCCCTTGTTGGGCTAAACCATGCAACACCTTCAGTTCTAATTGGTTCATTCTCTCGCCCCCTTCACATTAAAAGAAGGAGAAGACCAAAAGTCCTCTCCCTCGTATCATTTGGGTCTGATTGTTAGTACTACGTTCTCTAACGCTCTAAAGTGATCGCCACTGCCACCTTCCACACAGGTGTCTAAGCAACAATCCCCCTCTAGAACGTGCTTGCCATGAGCACTAACCAGCTTAAAGCTGACTGTCTCAGCTTGCATAAAGCAGTCCATTACTGGAGTAGGGACGACCATTCTCTTAATCTTTAGGTTGCAAGTACCTCTGTATAGTGATGTTATCTGTGTCTCTATTTGGTGAGGGACTGATACACCTGCTATCCATAAGTGAGTCTCTGGTGTTATCTCCGTGTCTACCCTGAATTCTGTCATGAATGATAAGTCTACTTCTTGATTAGCCATTATATATTCATCTCCAAATAAGTTTTTTGCCAAGGTCTTAGATAAGGCACAATACGGAATCGTGCTTGTCGTAGATGAACCTTATCACCATCACGTTTTACAGATGTCGCAGCACAGTACTCTGTAAAGCCTTGGTGTAGAGTATAAGTCTGACTACCCTCATGTGTTTGGTGTATAAGGGCAAGATGTAATTTGTCCTTTAGCCTATCATAAATATCAGCAGGCAAGGTAATATAATGGGTAAAGATATCCCAGCTATCTCCATTGACTCTTTCCAGATAGAAAGGCTTGCCCAGTACTATATCCTTCTTTTGTGCATGTGGTATATCCACTCCATCAATGGTTAGGGTAGTTACTTCCATCTCCATTACTCCACCACCCAACTAGGGTTTACTCGAAGAGTAACGCCACCAATAGTCTCCATGTGGTCAAGTGTATGTCGTGAGTAGTAGCTAACAGAGGATAATTTACCTGTGAATGCTCTGTTTGCTATGGACGTACTCCCTTTTCTACCATCAGTTATCACAGTCTTACAATGTGTAGCAGCTATCTTTGACCTACTGTTTGGTAGCTGTTTCCAGTCTTCTTCAGGTAATGTCATGGAATTGAGGTGAATGACAGCCCCTCCATTTGGTGACCTTTCTATACGTAACCCTTCGTGGTCTATCTCCACACCATTAATGTGAAGTGTACTCTTATTAGTAACAGTGATTCCCATTTTAATTCCTCCCTATTTTAAATGTAATACAAAGTGGACATGATTTAGAACCAACATATCCAGTTCTACCCACTTCTCTTCGTAGCTATTAATGCCTATATGACCCTCAAACCTAGTAGCATAACGGGTAGGCTCAGCTCCAGCCATGATAGGTTGGGCATAACCTTTATCATAATCTAGACATCCTTCAGCCCACACATGATTGGTTAGAACTCCCATAAGCTCCTTTGGAAATAGTATCCTACGTAATTGGAAGTATAGTGTTCTATTACGTATTTGCATTTCCATATCTCCAGGTATGATGATGGGAATGTCCTTACCGTTGATGTAAAGGGTGTGGTCTTGTGGTTGAACTATATGCATGCTCTCTCCCCTCCTTACAAAAAAGAATGCAAAAGAAAAAAGTTTTCTTTTATAGGAAAAAGGAGGTGACGTACTTTTTTATAGGGTGAAAATAAGGGGGTGGGGGTTGTAGAAAAGGGGTAGGGGGTGTATTTGGGGGGGTGTCGGGGGAGGTAGGGGGTGATGATGGGTTAGAAAAGTGGGGAGTGGTGCGTTGTGGTAGTGGGTTGGGGCGTGTGTGAGACTCCAAAGGAAACATGATTCCTTACGTAGGCGAAAAAAGAAAACTTTAGGGGGTGGGGGTTAGAGATAGGGGGTGGTGCCTACCCACCCCGTACCTCTGGGTTCACTCGCTTCACTCCTGTACTTGTGTGTAGCCAGCTGTCATCCCTTATTGTCTTGCCATCCTTAGTCTTGATTAATCCCTCTGTGCCCTCACGCTTATGCACAGGCTTAACACTCTTGAACTGTCTCAGCTTATCACTCATCTATATCTTCTCCTTGTCCATTAGTCTTGAATATTGCTCTAGTTCTTCATCACTGATATCATCTAAGTCATCTAAGTCCTCTAGGTCTTCATAGTCTAAGTCCTCTTGCCCTGTGTCAGCTAGGTAGCTGTCAACCTTACTGTCACGTAGTTGCTCTTGGTATGCTTCACCATCAGTGTTGATATGCTTCTCAGCTTCCCATGATGACTTACTAGTAAGCATGAATGCCTTACCCAAGTGAGCATCACCTTTGATATCCTCAAAGTCATGTGCTGTCAGGTCATACCTGTAGCCATCATCTAGTTCAGCGAACTCCCAAGCATGCTCTAGGTCATCAACACTGTCATACCCACAGGCGTTCATGACTTCCTCTTCATCCCAACCGTTCTTATCTATGAACTCCCTAAGCTCTGACTTAGCAGTCTTTAGCTCATAACTGTCAGCAAAGTCAAAGCCCTTGCTCTTGTCAGCCCATGCATAACAGCCTACTGTGATGTTAGCATTTATGCTTATCTTAACCTTGTTGCCCTTTGCCATGTGCTTCCACATCTGTTCACTTCTGTTATACACATTGCTTGCAATGCCTATATTCTGATAGTCCTCATCTATCTCTAATGCATCGTTATGCACTACTAGGGAGCCATCGTGGTCACGACCAATTGTACGGTTGATAATACCAGCATGGAATCCATCCTTTGATTTAAGCTTGATAGCCATAGACCAGTTGATATCATATTTACCCATGCCTAAGTCAAACACATCAGGATGGATGAGAGCTATATGGGCAGTGTACTTGCCTTCAGGTGAGCTAAACACATGCTCTATAGCACTAGGTGACAGTTCACCAAATATATCCTTAGCTGAAGCCTTAGCAGCATCCAATGGGCTGTTAAGCATATGCTTCATTGCTCTCTCATGTTGTTCATGTAGCTCATCATACTTGTCTTGGTCTCCTAGCAGGTCAGCTACTGTATCCTCATCCATGTTCTCCAACTCATCAAAGTCTATACTTTGAGTGATTGCTTCCTTTTTGTTCTTCCCTTGCATCTCTTTCTCAGTGGCTTCCCTACGCCACTTAGCCATGTTATTAATCTTGTCATCGTGTGACTCTAGGCTAGGGTCATAGTCCTCTGGTGTGCCATATGCAGGCTTCTCATCAGCCTTAGGCTTATCCTCAACCACTAGCTTTGGCTCTTCCTTAGGTTGTTCTGGCTCTTGCTTATCAGGGTCTGGCTCCATAGCCTTGACAGCATTATACTGTGGACTATCCTCACCATATGTCATCTTGGTTAGCTCCTTGGCTCTCTCCATATCAGCACCATTCATGCCCATAGTAGCCCAACCAATGTCCATTGTAGAGCCTTCATCAAGAGTCTGTAGGAATGAGTGAGGTAGTTGCTCACTTAACTCACCCATACGCTCAGCTTCTAACTTTGTATGACCAGCATCATTAATCATAGCAGTATGCTGGAAGAAGTCACCATCATGAATAGCTAAGTACTTGTTAGCACCATGCCTGATGTGGTTATCTGTGAACTGTCCACCCATAGCTGACTCCTTGGTCTCAGGTAGATACACAGGACTCTTAGTGTGTAGCTTGTTCTTCAGTGCTCTCTCACTATGAATCCCTTGTGCAGCTAGCGCTTGCTTATACTGTGGATGTTCGTTGATACCATGTCTCATTGCCTCTTTCAAGTGGTCTTCATTATGGATTGCCCTCATACCATGACCAGTACTGGCATCCCATGGATTCACCCATTGCATACGGAAGAACGTCTTACCGTCCTTCCCTTTAACCATTACACGCTTACGTGTCAGCTTACCAGTGTTGAGTGTGTGCATTCCCTTGCTTATGTTTATATACAGTTCCATATCCTCACATCCTATCGTATCCAAATGTTCCACCACCAGAAGGCATGAAGTCATAATCAAGGTTAGTGCTAGGCTCATGCAACGCAAGTATCCTGTCAAGAGCTATATACGCATATGTTAATGAACAGGCTAAGTGGTCATCCCCTACACGTGTTACCCTTTCATACACTTCTCCATCTTCCTCTTCCATTATGGTTCTCACGTTCTTTAAGTGCTTGGTTAACATATCCAGCTTCTCACACTGACCAAACATCCCTATTGCTCTTGCTTTCAGGTTGTATAGAGTACGCTTCATCTTAGTAGTCTTGTCAACCCTTACACGTCTACCTTTGTCATTCCATGCATCCACAAGAGGTATTGATGTTCTAGGTGTATCCCAGTCACATGCATATACTCTACCTGGGAACTGTTGCATCAAGTAACTGTTTCGGTCAGCCCCAAAACCATTATCGGCAACAATCACATCAGGGTCAAATGGCTTCAATAGAGCTGTGAAGATGTTAACGCTCTCTAATGGCTTGTTAGGGTTGTCAGCTACCCAATGCAGGTCTAGCAGGTCTACACGGTTGTCATGAGTAAGACCTAACACTACCATCCAGTTGAAGTAACCCCAGTCTACTCCAGCTACAATCTTCTGATACTTTGAATAATCCCTGTAACCTATTGGCTCTTCATACTTCTTACACGCAAGTATGTCTTGGTCAGTGATAAGCAAGCCTTCAGATGCATAAGGTATACCAATAACGTAGTTATAGAACAATTGCTTAATCTTATACTGGAATTGGTTACGCATTATCTCATCAGCATTAATCCATACAGCGTCTAGCTGACTGATGTGATAGCCACGTATCTCATGCACATCTGGGTGCTTTGCTACGTACTCACCTTGGTGCCAACGGTTAAGCTCTTGCTTACACTTGCTACAGATGAACATGAACGTTCCGTTCTGTATTTGCTCCCTAACTATATCAATACCATCATCCTTGACCTGTAGGATGTTATCCTCAACAGTAAGGAATTGCCAATGGTTACACTTCTCACACTTGTGATGGTAGAAGCGTTGGTCACTCTTCTGGAATAGTAAATCCACTCCACGACCAGGTATAGTAGGAGTACTCCAACGTCTCATTAGACCATATGCAGATGACTTCATAGACTCACGGAAGGCTAGCTCCACTCCATCTTTCATACGGTCATACTCATCCAGTCCTAGCATATCAATATCGGTACCCTCACCCAGTGCACTACCCCACGCTGAACGTAGGAACAACACTGATTGATTAGTAAGCTTTTTAAGACGAACGTTGTTCATCTTAGGGTCAAGACGACTGTTCAAGTATGCTGACTCAGTAAAGATAGGAGTTATACGAGTGTTACTAAAATCCTCCATTTGCTCTTTACGTGGGAACGTATACATGGCTTTAGTATTTGGATGAGTGTCCAAGAACCATGTAAACTCTGTGATAGCCATCTCTGACAGACCTAACTGACGTGACTTACGTACTACCTTATCAGGGTGCTGGTCATTAAGGATGTCTATTTGCCAAGGTCTATGTTTGATTGCATTCTTCGTACTATGGAATGTAAGGGGGTTTCCCTTGATGAATCTATGTCTCAACGCATATAGAGATGGTGTCTTGTTTATTAGCATCTCTTGCAGTTGTGCTTTGGATATTTGCATCTTTCTCCCTCCTTAATAGATAAAGGGGGTCTACACCCCCTTCTTAGCCACCGACATATCAGCATCATCGTTAGCCTTGTTCAACTCCTTAGTCATATCCGCAAGCAACTTGCTAATGTTAGGGTCATCAAGGTCGATAAGCTCAGCCACTTTATTAATCTTAACTTCATCCAGTTCACTAAGCTGTTCAGTACGCTCAGTCACATCACCCATAAGAAGTAAGTCTAGCTTAATAATCTCCGCTAACTCTTTAGCATTCCTAATGCCCTCTACCTTGCCCTGTGCTAGGTCATCAAAGTAACTGTCTATTAAGTTCCTGACAGTTGCTCTATGCTCTTGCTTGGCTTCATCTACACTCTCAGGTAGAGTAGCTTTTCGGAATGAAGCAGATAAACTTGATACCAGTGTTGGACGTTTCATGGTATCCCTCCTTTCTTTGAAAAAATACAAAAAAGACGTGTATCAATGATACACGCCTGTTCTACCAGCTATTCTATTATTCTTCCTCTGGCATATCGTCTTCCTCATCATCAGCAGTATGACCTAACCAGAACATGCCTAGTTCCATATCATCCTCATACTCAACGTCTATGTCACCAAAGCCTGGTACGGAGTAAATGCCTGTTGGCTCAAGCCCTACCATCGTTAGGGTCTCTGGGTTGAACTTAATCATATCAGGGTCTACGCCTTCCTTTACCTGATAATCACGTATAGCGCTTAGTATTTGTTCATTCATCTGTTTGATAGCAGCATCTGGGTCAGTCTTACTAAGATGGTTACGAATTATCTTATCATTAGCTTCCTTAGTATACTGATCCATAGTCATGAACTGTACATTAGGGCTGGACTTCAACAACCCACTAATGAAGCTATCAACCCCAGCATCACTCCCTATGTCTGGTTCGAATGCAGTACATAAGGATGGGTCATCATAGTCCACTGGTACACCATTACTCTTCATATCATGGAATATATTTATGAACTTGCACACCTTTTCATGTCTACATTCCTTACAAGTCTCTATGGGATATCCTTGAAATCCTTTCATCCTATCTCCTCCTAGTTCGTTTTAGATTTACGGAATAGCTTATTACGTTCAGCTTCATACTCCTTCTTATGACTAGCAAGAGTCTTGTCTGATAGCTCAAGAGATGCAGTAATCTCTGTCTTATGTGCTCTTAAAGCTTCTAGTTTAGCTAGTAGCAACGCTTCCTCATCCTCTAGCAAGGCTAAGGACTCTTTAGATTCCTCATGTGCTTTGGCATTCTCTACTTGAAGCTGGCAGAAGTACTCATAAGCGTTCTTCAACTCTTCTACCTGTTGCATTACGATGCTACGGTTGATATGCTTTGCAAAGCCAAAGTCCTCTTCATAGTAGGTAATGATTCTACCATCAGTCTTACCCCAAAGGTATACGAAGTTATCCTTATCGAAGTAGTACGCTATACCTTCCTCATCCTCGAACAGTAGCTCTGTATCAGGACTATGGAAGCCTTCTAGAATCTTTGGCTTGATTTCAGCTATGTTACGTAGGAAGTGCTTTTGAGCCTTATCTAAAGAGTTAACATGTAGCAACAACTGACGTTGTACGAACCTACCACCAGCATGCACTGATACACTGTTATCCTTAGGCTCTACTATCTCTAATACTGGCTCTCCTTGGTTGTCTTCTACTACCAGCTTAGGTAAAGGATTAATCACCACTTGGTCTACCATTTCAGCTTTAGGCTTCTCTATAGCATAGATCGGATATAGTTTACTAACTTCAAGCTTTACCTCATCTTGCCACATATGCTTACTATAGGTATGCTCCATTGCTGGTAATAATAGGTCTAACTCAGCTCTAGTTAGCTCTCTATCATTCCTACCATCTCTACGAAGTCTTGGAATTTCTGAAGGTATCAGACACTTTAGCTCTAAAGCAGTCTCACCACCAGGTCTAACATGACGTATTACAACCCAGTCATCCCACAGTCTTTCTACATTACTAGCTAACTTCATAGTCTTCAAAGCCTTATCCATCAAGACACCCATATCTTCCTTGGCTTTAGTTAGCTCCCATCTAATAGCTTTCTCAGACTCTTTGAATTCTGATACACCACTTATCTCTTTCAACAACTCCTTATGGCTACAGATTTCTAAGTATTTGTTTCTTAATTTCTGTACTAATTCATTACTGAACACTCCCATGCTCACAACCTCCCTTTGCACTAAAAGAAGGGAAGAAGTCCCAAATCTTCTCCTTCCTACGAAACTGGTAGAGGATGACCCCATCGTCCTATAATCTGTCTCTTGCAGGTGAGGGTTTCCTATGGCTCGCTAGCTTTTTTCTTTACGTACTTCGTACGTAATTTAAAGCTTTTAAGTATTTATTTTTTAATTTAAAAAAGAGTATATTTAAAGACTCTTTTAAGTATTTATATCTTTAAGCTTTAATAAAAAATTTAAGTGCGGAGGCATCTACCACGTACAGTCAGAACGAGACCATAGACGGAGAAGAGAGAAAACATACAGTAACAAAATGTGTACAGTTGATATTTGTAGGAGTTGAAGACACAAAAAGAAAAAGAGGAAGGAAGATGAACATACCTAACAGATGAAATCTATAAGAGAGCAGAGTTTATAATATCTTTTTAGTAACGAAAGGTTGGTGGTGGGGTAATTGGTGGTGAAGAGAGTTAGTGATAACGAACGTCGATTACTATCTAAGACTGCCCCAAGGCTTCAGGGGACGCTAGGCGTCCTAGTGCTGCCTCTGCTGTATCAGGTAGTGCATAAGCCCTGTCCTGCGCCACGCAAATGCTCGATATTAATAGCCCGTGTATATCGTATTATTCGTATATTAAGAGTATGCTGCTCCAAGGATATCGTGTTATTGTGATATAGTCCGTATATATCGTATTATTCTTATATTAAGAGTATGTGTTTTAGTATATTGTGTTTTGTGTATATATTAAGTGTGTAATATGCGTATATCGTATTATTAGTATGTTAAAAGGGATTTATATAGTGAAAAGAGAATATTAGAACATTATTATATATTTATATTAGCGATAAGGGTTGTGGTGGGGGAACTGGTGGTGAGGCGATACCTCGCTCTTCTTTATATGAAGCAAGTTTCTACCTAACCCCCATAGAAACGCCTAGGGCTAGGCGTATAGCCCCACTCTACCTACCGAAACGTCCTTGACTTTCAGCCCCACTCGTGGTAAAATAAGTTCAAGAGGAGGAGGGCACTACACCAGAGAGGGTAGCACCCACCACCAACAAAATCATAAGATAAAAGGAGATTGATTAATATGGCTAAAACTAAAAAGGTAGACGCAGTGAAATTCGTAGAGGAAAAAGGCTTCCCAGAGGTAGGACACTTTGAGGAGAAAAAAGACCTACAAAAATTCTACAAACAACTGGATGACGTAGCACTACTAGAATGGATTGAAGTAGAAGGATTAGAGTTCAAACCTTGTGAGGATAGCGAGGCTATCAACAGAATGAGAATGTGTATGGCTATCCTATACAAACACTTCCCTAAGGCACCAACAGCTAAGAAGAAAGCTAAGTACGCAGACTACACTATGGAACAGCTTATGCAGATGTGCTTAGACAACGATGTAGCAGTAGAGTACACTGAGAGCGAACAAATCATGCGTATGAGAACTATCATGGCTCTACGTGCAGCAGGTCATATCGAGAAAGCTTAATGGTTGCTAGGCTACCCCCTACGGGGGGTATCCCATGGAGCTTGTAAGCTACCTAGTTAAAAGGAGTGGTTAGTATGAAGACTAAAACGTATATCCCTGAGTGGATTGTACTAGAGGAAAACTCACCTAGTGAGATGCACTATATCCGTATGGTGGGCAGTGACGCTCGTGAGTACGATGGCACTGAGAGTATCTGGGTAATTATCTTTGACCATATCCGTGAGGATGAGTTCTGTGTATCTATCGTGGCTGTGAATGACTCGTTGGTGGGTAGCATAGTACCGTTTATGAGTACTGGAGTAGTGAGTGAGCTGAGTGCTAGAAACAACATGGAGTACCTGATGCAGTACGCTCGTAAAGGTATCGTGACTGTGGGAGGTGGTCTATTATGACTGAGTACTTCCCAGGCACTACTACCTGCGATATCTGTGATAAACCTTTCACTCAGATGTACCCTAATGACCCTGCCTATGATGCTCCTATGGACATCTGTGACGAGTGTAATGGAGGTGAGTGTATTGAAGACCGCAAGAACGATTAAGCGTGTACTAGTGGTAACAGGAGCGTGTACGCTCCTTTACCTAGCTTGTAACCTAGTGTATACTGCATGCACATGGACGTATCCAGGAGTAGAAAAGCAATTAGAAGCATATCAAGACACCTACAGTAAGTAGGTGTCTATTTTTGTGCGTTTGTGGGTGTAGGGCATCTTTTAGCCCGTTTTGGGGCTTTTGTGAGCGCAAAGGCTTTCGGGTTCAAAACGGTTTGAACGAGAAATTTGGGTAGGAAAATAGTAGCTCAAAAATCGTGTTTGGTGTGTTGTTCTGTGTCAGTTTTCTGCTTCAAAATCAGTCAGAACCATTTGTATATGAAAGAGAGAGAAGAGAGAAATTTGAGTATAAAAGATATATGAGCGAAGGGTTGTTGTTGGGTGACTTTGGTGGTTGAAAGAGTATCTGATAAGCGAACTTCAATTGCTTTATTTGAAAGGAATTTCTAGGTAACCCCCATAGAAAGCCCAACAGGGCTAGCGCTACCGTCCATCCTATATGAGTAAACGTCCTTGAGTATTCCACCCACCCGTGATATAATTTATTCAAGGGGAGCGGGTCACACCGACTCCTACTAGACCAGCCCACCGAGGCTTAGGAGGAATATGATATGAGTAAAAAAGAGAATATCAACGGTAAAGTAGACGCTATGGAATGGATTACTGCGAATAATGGGTATCCTGAGGTAGGTATATTCGAGGATAAGAAATGGTTACAGAAGTTCTATAAGCAGTTACCTATCGAGGTTCTGGAGGACTGGTGTAGTGTAGAAGGATTGGAGTATAAGCCTAACGATAACGAACAGATCCATAGAATGAGAGTATGTATGGCTATCCTATACTTCCACTTCCCTAAAGAGCCTAGTACTAAGAAGAAAGCTAAATATGCAGACTATACTATGGAGGCACTTATGACACTCTGCCTAGATAATGATATAGCTGTAGAATATACAGATAGTGAGCAGATTATGAGAATGCGTACTATTATGGCACTACGTGCAGCTGGTAAGATTCAGTAAGTTGCTAGTACTCCCTCTACGGAGGGGGTATCATGGAACCTATTGGTTACCTAGACTAAAGGAGTGGTAAGTATGTATGATGTAGTTAGTGAGTTAATACCTATGAGTGAGTCTGATATGGAGTGGGTACGTGAGCACCTGCGTGAGGTAGAGCCTAGTATACACAACGCTAGGTATTGGCGAGTAGTATACTGGTCTAATGAGAACGGTAGTGCTACTGAGATTCAGCCTATGGGTGTGAATATAGACGAGGACGTAGAGGGCTTCGGTGTAGGTGATTTAAATGGTGTAGCCTACTGGAGTAAGTACCTGCGTGAGCGTGGCTTCCCTAGATATATGTTTGAGTGAGTGTGTAACCCTAGTACTGTGTGTACTAGGGTTTTTCTATGTCCTTTTCTGCTCCTATGTGAGTTGTATAGCAACTCTGTAAGTCGATTTCTCTCAAAGGTGAAAGGGTTCAAAGATTGAAGCAGGAGAAATTCGAGTAAGTGAGTGGTAGAATGTTAAATAGGCGAAAGGTTGGTGGGGGGATTGAATGGTGGGAAGAGTTTCTGATGAGCGAACCGAATTGCTTTATAGGAAGTGAGTTTGTAGGTACTCCTCATAGAAACGAGCATAAGAAAACCCTATATACGTTTGTGTATATAGGGTGTATATGGGTACTAGAAGCCTGCTGGTTCTACATCTAGGTCTAGTACATCTCGTATCATATTGAATACATCTGCCCCTAGTAAGTTCTCATGTAGCCTACTAGCTATAAGTTGTATATCATCCTCGTTAACCTCAGGTACGTCTATACCCTGCTCCTTACTATTCTGTATCTCTTCCCTTACCTTCTGTCTTAGCCATGCCACAGCCATTTCATCTGTAATAGTATTCATTATAGTAAGTCCTCCTCTATCTCGAATCTACTAGCTATATCAATAGTAATCTGTTCATTAACCCCAGTTAGGAAGTTTTGTACTAGGCATTCAATATCCTCATCATCCCAATGTATAGGTGGGTTACCCTTCTTTATCCGGTATGCACTAATAGCACTAAGGTTACTACGAACCTCTCCTCGTAGCCATTCTAGTACCTCTGGGCTAGGGGCATTATATAAGTCTATCATATTAACTCTCTCCTTTTATCTGTGAGTATAGGTATTCCATGAGTAGCCCTGCGTACAAGGCTACCTAGCAATCCCTATTTGTGAGTAGTGCACCCTATGAATGCCTTAGTAGGCAGGTAGTAGGTGAACTGTGGACTATCAGTATAGTTATAGCGAATCCATACACTATCTCTTTCGTTAGTGAATGCTATATCAGTGAATAGTTGTTGGAACTGCTCCGGTACCTCTCTGTATCTAGAGATACCCTGTACAAATACCTCACCTTCTTCTAGTACATGTAACCCATAAGCAAAGGTAGGGTGCATATTCCACAGACTACCTGGGCTTACCTCTATAGTGATGTGTGCATCTGCGTTACCTAATTCGTGCATATTAACCTCTCCCTTATATGTAAGTACTAGGGGCATAGCCCCTAGCTTAGTACTCGCTGAAGTAGTATACGTGTACCTCTACTCCATTAGCTAGAGTAACGTCATACTCCCCTGTATCTATACAGATACAATCTTGTAGCCCACTACAGCACTCTATACCTTCGTCTACGTGCTTCCTATTTACACAACCTGACATAGAGTTACCAGCTATGTTACCTTCTGCGCTATGGTCTAGACCCTTAGCATAATGGTGTAGGTAGTGCACTGTAGCTAGCATATCATCCTCAGGTAGGTTATTAATATTGAATACGTAGTACTCTCTGTCATACTGTATACGTATAGGCTCCTCCTTAATACCGTGGTGGTCTTGGTTGGTACTGTATACTGCCTCATCTATTAAGCCCATAGGCATTGTGTCTGAACCGTACATAATTATCATTACTATCTCCTCCTAATCTCTAGTAGAAGCACCCCTGCTCCTTGAAGAAATTATACCACGGAGCAGGGAAAATCCCAAGGACGTTCCCTACTGCTAGGCTATCTAGGATTTCTCACATAAGGGTTATCTATAAACAATAGGTAGATATCCTTATCATTCTGCTTACGTATGATAGCTCTATTATCCTCTCCCATACGCTCTACCTTATTAACCTCCCACACACTATACTCTTCATATAGGCGCTTACCAGAGATATCCTTACCCTGCCATACATCCTCTTGTAGCATAGCTCCTGTAGGTATCACTACGTTTATAAGGTCTTCTACCCAGTCGTCTGGATACTCTTCAGGTAGGGCTAATAGGTTAAAGCGTTCCCCATCCTCTACAAACTTAGTTAGACCTGCACCTATAGCACGCTTTACAAACTCTGCTACCTCTGTAGCTGTAGCACGCTCACTATATAGGTAGGCTACTGGTGTCATTTTCTTACTTAACATATATACCACTCCTTTTATCTAGGTAGCTATGGTTAGCTCCATAATACCTGCTCCTTAGAGCAGATACTAGCAACCTACCATTGGCTAATATGATGTGCAAACTCATGTACTGGGAAGTAGTCTAGTGCACCCTCCTCATAGCTATCATATGCATATACTACCCACTGCCATGTATCCACTACGCTAGGGTCTTCCTCGAACTCACGATACACATCTAGGTCTACACAGCTAGGTACTTCTTCTGTAGGGATAATAGCTGACACCTTAACTAGACCGTTCTCTATTCCTAGATACTCCTCACTAGGGTGTATGTAATAGCTACGTCCTACCTCAATAGTTCTCTCTACCTGTACTGTAATAGCATTTATCTTAATACCCATTTGTACCACTCCTTTTATCTAGGTAGCTCATACTAAGCTCCATAGTACCTGCCCCGTAGGGCAAGCACTAGCATATTAGTATGTTGTAGTGTGGTCTAGGAACTCCTCTAGCTCTAGCACCTGTACCTCACCGTTATCATATTTGTATACTACGAATGTATAGTTCTCTACTGGTTCAATATCTAGTAGCAGTTCCTGTAGCATACCATAGTGGTTATACGCTAACTCTGTGGACTCTGTAGTTAGCTCTCCTACCTTACCTGCTTCTAGCACTCGGATAGCACCAGACTCGATACCTTGATACGCTTCACTAGGGTGGATATTCATACGGTGCCCTACAGATACAGTACCTGTAAGCGTATACGTTACTCCAGTTTTATTCGGTTGTGTAGTATTAATCATAATATATTCCTCCTATGTGGTTGTAGTCGGTTGCTGGTGTTCCCCGCCCCCGTAACAAAATTATCGCACGGAGGGGAGAAAATCTCAAGGACGTTGCCTACTGGTAGCCTAGTTACGGGCTGACCCTATAGCGTGGGAGTGTTTTATTTGAAGCGATTTTCTACCTACCCTCCATAGAGACGTCTAGGCATAAAAATAGCCCCTATTAGGGGCGGTATTAGTCTAGGTTATAGGTACCAGGTCTACAGAAGTAGTACCATGCTTCATAGTAATAGGATAGGCTATCATGGGTACGAGTCATTAGACCTAAGCCTTTATAGTGAGTTAGGTAGAACTCTACCCATGCCGTATGGTAGTGCTCTAGGCACTGTTGTAGGAGTTTAGCACTATCCTTAGTTAGCATACCCTGTACATTAAACTCATCTACAATATTGTTAAGTTCCTCTAGGGGTATGGGGCAGCTACCCTCTTCACGCTTAACCTCTGCTATACGCTCCCATACAAAGTCTAATACCCAACGCATTACTTCTTCTCTAGTATACATCTCTTTTTTAGCCATCTATATCCGCTCCCTTAGTATTAATATTCACTGCTATGCTTATAGCCATTACCACGCTGTAGAACAGTGTAGGCACTCTTATCATAAGGGTTACTCCCTGTATACCTAGCTAATGCGTAATCAGTGAGTGCCATACGTCTCATAAACCGTCTCATAGCTGACATAGACTCATAGGTCTTATGTCCCTCTATTTCATCTTGTGAGTACTCTATATTAAGAGGCATTAGTTACTCACCACCAGTACATGGTAGAATGTAACGTCTATATAACGTTCTCTAGATACTGACACTGTGATACCGTGTGTGATAATATCCTGCTCATGAGTGAGTGGTAGGTCATCTAAGGCAGGTATCTCATTCATATGATCAGCATGTGCCCACATAGTAGTAGCATGCTCATCTGATATTGAAGCAGGTGCTAGGTACATATCACCCTCTATATTATGCCACTCTGCTTCCTGTATAGTTAGCCTTAGGGCTATTTCTTCCATTACCTCAGCAGGTATAAGTGTGTTATTAACAAGTACCTTAGTCATATTACGCACCCCACTTTATGATATGTTTGATAGTACCTGTAGTCTGATTATCTATCTCAGCTGCATAAACTCCAGTACCAAAGTCTAAGCCTTGGTCTACCTGCTCCTTAACAGTGCTCCAGCCTGTAGCAGTCTTGGTAACCTTATTCCACACCCCATCGAAAGTATTAGGGCACTTAGGGTCATCACTATCTACTAGTCTACCCTCTTTATCTACAATCACACTATCACCATCAGTGAATAGTATACAGTAATCTTGGCTATACATATTAACCACTCCTTTTATCTAGGTAACATACAATGTTCCAGTGCTATAGCCCCCGTAGGGGCTATGCTAGCAACACCTATGCTAATAGTCCTGCTTCACGTAAAGCCATGATAGTGTACATGCGTAGGATATTTTCGTTATCCCCTTTAGGCTCTCTTACCTCTACATCATTCTCAATAGCCATTGCTAGTAAGTCCTCTGTAGATAGGTGACCATATTTAGCTTTCTTCTTACCACTAGTCTTCTTAGGGAAGTGGTGGTTACTGATAGCCATGCATGCTCTCATACGATTGATACCAGGGTTATCATTAGGCTTCCACTCTAAGCCCTCTATCTCAGCCCACTCACTAATCTGCTCCATAGATAGGCGTTTGTAGAACTTCTTAATATCGTCGATAGATTCGAAGTGTCCTACTTCAGGGTACTCAATCTCCTGACCTGCTAGGTCTTCCTTAACCTTAGGAGCTTTAGCCTTAGGCTCTGGCTGTTTTAGTTTCTTAGCCATAGCTCTCCAGTCAGCTACCTCTTCTTTAGGCTCTTCTTCTACAGGAGCAGGTACTTCCTCTTCAGTATGTACCTCTTCCTCTACAGGCTCTTCAATAGGCTCCTCTTCTAGAGCTAATTCCTCCTGCTCTTCCTCTACTACTTCTAGCTTACCGCTCTCTGGAGCGTCTCCTACCATTACTACTTCTATCTTACCTTCTTCTACTGCTGCTTCTACTAGAGTGTCGTTACCTGCTTCTTCTACTACATCCTCGATAACCTCTACGCCTTCGTACTCACCAGCTAAGATACCTTTCTTAGTAACTTTTACTCCTAAGATTGCTCCTACTTCCTTAACTGTTGCTACTGTTTCCTCACCGTTTACTAGATATGCCATAATTATCGTCTCCTTTATTCTCGAATATTTGTTGAGTGGGACTCCTCTGTGAGGAGTGCCCCGCTCGCTTGAACCAATTATTGCATGGTGAGGTGAGGAAGTCAAGGACGTTTTGTTACTCTAGCCTACTCTACTTGCTGTCCCTATAAGCTTTTGATGTGCTACCAATGTAACCTACCTAGGACACAAAGAAAAAATAAAAAAGGAAGAGATGCGGTTTCGCTATCTCTTCCCTAGTTCTTTTCCCTTATTGGAAACGATTTTCTACCTAACCCTCATAGAAACCCTACTCGTGGGGGTTATGAGGTGGGGCTACCATGTCTCTAAGGTCAATATAATGTTCTACCTCTGTAGCAGTAGTACCTTCCCCTGTACCAGTCTGTACACACAGAGGACATACAGGATTCTCTGCCTTATAGTGGGATAGGAACATACCATGTAGGTCACATGGGTGGAGTTTCATACCCTTTGGTAGATACCTTACTACACCTTCCATACCAATCTGGTTAATAGACTTCTGTATATCATTAACTGCACTCATCGTTATCCCTCCTTAATATACTAACAGAAATAAAAATAGAGTATGGCTTGTCATTCTTGTACCATACTCTAGTCATACTACTTATATAGATCCATATCCATCTTCTTACCTAGTGGTTGAGGTCTGTCTATCTTAGGGAATATGTCGCCTCTACGTACAGTAGCTACTACCTTATCTCCCTGTTTTAGCTGTACCATTTCGTCATCTTTATCATTACCTTCATAGTTCATATACTCTTCATTAGTCATCTGTGAGTACCTCCTTAGAATTGGCTATCTGATACTACTATTGTATCCTTGTCATCTCCATACTGTTCATCTACAGTCTTCTCATATTCCTCTAGCAGTTCTGGTGCATAGTTCTCATAGTAGCTACGCTCTGCATCTAGTATTGCCTGCTCTAGTTCAGAGTGTTTATCCTCTGGTAAGTATTTCATAACCACTTCTATAATAGCCTGGAACTTAGCTTGCTCTACTGCTCTCAGCTGGTCTAGACCGTAGCTAGTGAGTGCCCCATGATTACCACCAGTTAATTTATGCTTTAGCTCTATAGCCTTCATAGCATCTTGTAGTTTAACTGTGGGAGAAGTATATAAACTGTTCATACCGATCTGTATGATACCGTCTAGTACTTCTAGCTCACTCTTAACCATGTGCTTGGTGTTTTGCAGTGCTATGGTATTAAGTACTATGGGTTTACGCTTTGGCATCCCTATACCGAGCATACGCTCGACTGTAATCTGTTTTGTGATAGCTTCCTGTAGCATCTCTTTATATTCATATAGCTTTGGGTGAGATATGTTGAAGCCACGTTCCTTACACCAGTCGGATACCTTATGAGGAGATACCCCTGTAAGCAGCATCTCATTAACCTCTTCCCCATGTTCCCACTTAACTAGTCGCTCTAGCTTATGGTGTCTAGTCTCTAGCATTTCTGTGGATAGCTCTTCAATAGTTAGCTTCTTTCTATTCGTCATAGTAGACTACCTCCAATGTTGTTGGGTGTAGGTATTGGTCTTATACCATACTCTTCTGGTTTAAAATACTGTTGCTTAAGACAGTGTTCACACACATATCCTCTATCCTGTATCTCCGCTGTATTGTTGTGTGAGTGTTTGGGTATTAATTTATAACCTGCCGTATTCGTGCATACAATGCACGTAGGGGCAGTGCCCTGTTGTATACTACTGAATTGTTTATCTATATAATCTCTGTCTGCTCCGTATGATGAGTCAGTACCTATCAGAGGTTTACTGATACTAAAGTTATCCTGTGACATAGGGATGTGGCACTCTCCTTTAGTAGTTTTATTGGTGTGCAATGCCATATCTTGGCTGTGTGTAGGTAGGAATTTGTAAGATAAGAGAAGTGAGTTGAAGTAGAAAAATTAGGTATAGTGCGCCTATAGGGGGCGGTACAGGTCACCCAAACGGGTGTTTGTGTACTGTATCCCCAGTCATTCATACTACTGCTCTTCCCATACCTTAATAGAACTGGGTTCCTATAAATCCTCCCCTATTTCTATGTTCATGTGTCTGTGAGTGAGTATCCTGCTACTCTCAGTAACTCTTCCTATGCTTTTGTGCATAGTTTCCCACCCACACTATCCTGTCCCAAGTGTCAACTAGGGTACGCTACAGGTATTCCGCTGGATACCTCCATACTCCGCTAAGCATCCGTATGGCTCCGCTGACACCTCCGCTATGCTCCGTGTGCATGCTCGGTAGCCCCTGTTGCCAGTTGTGTTGGCTACGTTGTAACCAAGCACCCCTTTGGGGCACATGCCCTAAATATCGTTGTTACTCAAATGATTCTCATAAATCCTATAGGATTCATCTCCTTAGTTTATTGATTTAGAAATAGGAGATTGAGAATTGTAATGAGTCTAACGATATAAAGGCATACAAAAAAGAGAGTCCTTATATAAAGGAACTCTCTTAGTCGTGTACTAACTATAAAGGAGATGTACGCTTGATAGCAAGCTCTCCATTTGTGAAAACCCTAGTAAAACTAAGGTTTTCTAGCTCCGTTCTGGATGCTTGCTATCACAGTAAAGTGTGTGTCAGTGAGTACTGAACTAAACTTTACTTTTAATAACTGCTTCCTAACTGACGGTTACAGTTATAAACTATAGGCATTTCGATACATAATTCAAATGGTTCAAAGTCATACCAAATAAAACGATTCTGGACACCATAACTTTTACACCGAAACACATCTGTGTATGGTTGTCATTTCTATACATAAAGAAAGAGCAAGAATGCTCTATGAAGAGTATCCTTGCTCTTAGGATTCGTAAGGTGTCCAGTTGCCTGCCATATCTTGACCATAGATATTTATCTTGTTCAAGCCTTCTAATAGTTGGTCAGAATAGTATAGGTCTGTTGTAATGAGTGTGTTAGCAGACTTGTTAGTACCACTAGCTAACAGTACACCTTGTCCCTGACTCATACCACCAGCTCTAAACTCATACTTCTGTACATCCTTATCGAACTTGAATGTAACAGTAGCCTTGTCTACTCCTAGCTTCTTACTAACAGTAGTCCTTGTTATGCTAGTGATAGTCACTAGTGGTGCAGGGTTAGTGAGTCCTATATCTGATGAAGCATTGTAGTTCTCCGTTACCTGTGTGGGAGTGAGTGCTTTGTTATACATCCTAGCTAGATGTATCTTACCATCGAACTGTTGTCCAGCACTTCCACTAAGGAATGAAGCACCGATATACAAATTGTAACTGGTTCTAACAAAGTTACCTACTCCAGATAGAGTAGTAATCTTGTTACCATTCATGTATACATCTACTACCCCACCACTACTAACTGCTACTAACTGTGTCTTACCTTCAATAAGTATCTCCCCATTATATTGAACAGGTCTGGTAATAGCTGCTAAGGCACTAAATGTAGTACCTTGCTTCACCATAGCTAGCATCTCAAACCCAGTACCGAACATAATAGCAGTCATCTTAGTGATATCCTCTGGTCTCCTAGGACTAATCCATATCTCCATAGTAGATTGACCACTAGATAGGTTGACACCTGTGACTGTTATATACTTTGGTGCTATATTGACCACGCCATCCCCCTCGACAACTAGGTCACCACCTGTAGGAATCCCATCCATTGTTCCTATTGTAGCAGGAGCGATGTTCTTCCATAAGGTGGGTGTACAATCCTTCTGTGCATTCCAGTATCCAATTAACCCATCTGTTATTATGCCCATATGCTAATCACCAACGTCCTAAGAACTTAGTGTCGAACTGCTTACGCTTTAAGTTTGGATACCCTCCTGTTTCGCTATACCATTCGTATGTGATCATTTGAGCCTTCTCTGGTAATATAAAGTCGTAATAATATGCACCATCTATTCTCTGTGTCTTAGGTACATCGAACTCTTCTATTACCTTCTCTGTCTTTATATCCATGATACGGAACTTCACCATATCAGGTTCTATAATCTTGTTATTGTGGTCTCTAAAGATACACCAGAAACGTTGAGTATTACCTGTCTGATATACCATAGCTCCTTGGTTCTTCTGTAACATACTACCACTCTCCTTCCTCTATGATGACCTTAGGCATCACACCTACTTCCATATCTGCAATTGGTGTCTCCCATATCTCCATTGTGATTAGTGAGAAGTTACCCACTTCTAAGTCTTGTTTATTAGCTAATGCTGATGTTCTAAGATTGATTACTGATACATATTCCTCTGACATATTGTCCACAACATCCTTTACCGTACAATAGATTCTGCAAGTACCTAGAGCCATACCGATGAAGTTAGTTCTGTAAGTAATAGTGTCATAGTCTAACGTACCTATAAGAGAATGACGAGTACCAAGACTGTCAACTATGTACAGATCTTGGTACTCAGACAATTCCTCGTTAGCTTTCACTATAATCTCTGTATTAGCTCCATAGATAGGTTGTCTTGGATGGAAGATTTCAATAGTCGGTGGTGTTGTATCTACGGTTATAGTGAAAAAGTTACTCATGACTATGCACTCCAGTTCCCAGCAGCATCCTTAACGAATACTCTGATACCCTTCTGTCCATCCCCAGTGCTAGCTAATAACAAGTCAAGTGTCTTGATAGTAACGTTGATAGGGTTTGTAGATGTGTCATAGTTACCTGCTGTACCTGACGTATTAACTGAACCGTTAGTTGTAGGTATTACAGTACCAGTGTTCTGTGCTGATGATGCATTAGCTACTACCTTAACTGCGTACTCAACAAATGGCTTATCAGCAGAGAATGTAAACGTGTAACCATCCTTAGTAGCTTTCTTAGACACACGTACATCAGAAGCAACAGACGTAACGTTAGGTAACGTTGCACTAAGCTTGATACTATCAGATGCTACTGCTGATTCGTTCAATACATCATCTCGAATCTTAATATTGACAGTCTTATCTGCGTCACCTGCTGTTAGCTTAATCTGTTTTGTAGGTGTATAAGAAATCCAGTTAGATGCTACCTCTGTATCCTGAATATCAGAATCATAAGCCTTGTCTACATCTCCCCAAACCTTCATTTGGTATCCAACCGTACTAGCATCAGTTGTTCCTATAGCAACGTTTACAAGTTGTTTAGTAGTATATTGTGCTCCACTCTCTATGCTTGCTGTAGGGTTAGCTGGACCAACAGTATCGACAGTAATATAGAAAAAGTTAGCCATTCTATTCTACCTCCTTGATATTATCAGACACTACCTTACTTCCATCTTCAAGCTGTATTACATACTTGCCATTCTCACTGGCAACTAGGACACCTGTGACTCTTTCTCCGTTTACTGTAGCTTCCACTGTTTTCTTTAGTCCTTCCATCATGCACCTCCTAATGTTACCAACTACAAAGAAATATATGTCTTAATGGGTACAATTTCAAACAGAAGAAACCCTTATCAAGTCTGATAGGGAAGTTCTCGGAGATGCAAACGGATTCGGGGGAAGTTTCCAATAGGAGAATGATTGGGAAGTTCATTAGAAAGTTTTGTAAAAAGGGGAAGGGGACGGAGGACAAAAAGAAAAGGACTCCCGTAGGAGTCCTATCACATCATATTAAAATCCTTAAACTTGCGTTCCTCCTCTGGTATTCCAGTTATGTAGAATGTATGGTCAGAGTTATAGAACCTCTCTAGTGGGTTATCCATTAGTTTCTGAACCCATTCTAGTATCTTATCTTCCTTAAAGCCAAAGTTGTTCATATGACCCTCTAGCTCTTCTTGGAAGAATACTGCTGCTCTATAGTCCCTACTAACACCACTTCTAGAACTTCTAGATACCTTCATTAACTGGAATTCAGGACGTAGGAAAGTGGTATTACCATTCTCCATACGGAGTACGAAGGCTTTCCCTACCTTTTCTATGCATAATTCCCTTACCTGACCATTCTTGAATCTAGCGTGGTGGATACTACAGCTACTTAGGAAATCGCTTAGTATTTCATCATCGACCTTTAACATCCTTAGGCACCCCTCTCAGCATAGATTCTTCATACCCACACTCAGTACATTTGTATTTGGCTGACATGTAGTTATCATTACCAGACACCATGACCCACTCAGTCTTCCTATTCATTGTATCATGCCCGCACTCTATGAATAATTCCTTCTCTAGAGACATTAATTCTCTATTCATATCTATCATGTTCTTGGAAGTCTCTTCCATAGTGTGTCGTAACGTTAATACCCTCTTCAGTTTCTCATCTCTTATAGCTGACATAAAGCTTGTCCCCCTTTATTTTATAAGTGCTGTGTTAATTGTCTCTGATACTACTACATCCACCTTGGTGTCTATGATATCTCTATCAGACTTCCTATGATCCCAGTTAGAAGTAAATGTAACATCCTTGGTATCCCCATGCTCATTTTTGAAGGATAATACTATTTCCTCATAGTCTCCGCTCATGTCACCATGCATTATTACATCTGCATGGGCTAACTCCCATCCCTTTACCTTAGCTAGTAGACTGTTAAATGCTTTATTAGTTACTACTACCATTAGTTAATCACCTCTTCCACGTCTACTACTTGTACTCCTGGTGCAAACTCACTATTGGCTTGTACCACCATATAAATCTCTGCTCTCAATACTGGCTCTAGATTCATAATAGCCAATACTAACTCTCTAGAGAATGTCTCAGCATGTACGATGATAACAGAAGGAGTAGCACCAAATACTGGAATTAGACATTTCACTACTGCTAACTCAGGATTATCTGAATCTTGTGGCTTAACGGATGATACCATGAAGTTACTTTTATGAACCCCTAACTCCTGTTTAGCTTCACCAAAGCGCTTACCTAGTTCAGTTGCTAGGCTTGTTATAATTAATGTTTCCTTACCCTCACTAGCATGCTTTTTAGCTATTTCGATTACTTTCTGGCTCTTACCTGACGCTACCTTACCAATAATTAGTTTCATATTATTTCTCTCCCTCTTGTAGTTTTTTCATATATAATTTGTAAATCTTAGATACCTTAGCTACGCTAGATCCACTAGAGAATCCTACGATTCTCACTGCTGGGTTATGTGCATGTTCTAACTCATCGTTGTATGTATTGCGTAGAAAGTTAAGTCTTGCAGTAAAGTTTTCCTTAGGGTCAATAATAAGTTGCGGTGCTGGGTGCTCTGGCATTACTACTAATAGTGACATCCACTCTGCTCCTTCTAACATTGCTGAACGGATACACACAATTAAGTCTTCTTTACTGTTCATCTAATCCTCTCCCCTTTTGAACTAGAGCCTTAGACTCTCTATAATACTCACCCCCTAAGGGGCAAGCATGTAACAAAGTCTACTTCTTCTCTAGATTACGTAGCACATTAATCTCAAGTGCTATCCACAACAAACCAAAAGTTACCACTACTGCTACATGTCTTATCATTTGCATTATGGACTCGCCTGACAACTGGGTAGCCTGCATAGCAGATTGTGCATCCCCCACTCTAGTGTTGTAAATGTCAATCATATCCTTAACATTACCCAAGTATATAAACAACATTAGAAGCGATGCCACCCTTACTGCCCACGGAATATACTTGATGACGCCCTTCATAACTATACCCCCATTAGTTTGTGGTTATTCAACTGGTTGCGAAGGGTATAGAGTTTAGCCTTAGCTTGTTGTTTAGCTTGGTCATCATTAGATTGCATAGCATCGAATAAAGTTTGTAACTGGTAATCAATATCCATCTTAATCACATTCAACTTTACTACAGCTTCTCTTTTCCCTTTCATTGGACACACTCCTTTTATATTAGTCTATGTGCTATCCCTTGATGTTAGAACCAAATATTGTGTACAATCCCCAGTTGTCATACATCCCTACTGTTCCACTTCTTGACTACTAAACTCTCCAACGTACTCTCATGCTCTGACCTATCAATGTTACGAAACACTTTGTTCTGTACTCGCTTCAGCAGAGTCTTATAGCCATGCTTATTCTTCCTCATGGCTTCACTTACCTCTAGCTGAAAGGCTCGTAAAGTGTCCTTACGCTTCCCCACAGGTCTCACCCCCTTTAGGGGATTAGCCGATGAATAGTCTACGAATTAGTGAGAAAGGAGACAGGACAGGGTTACGTCCTGACTTCTCATAGTAATGTAAGTTGCGTAATGCTCTAGCTAATCCACCCATAGTATTCTTATCCATTATAATTTCCTCCTACTCCAACGTATCCTTACGTTTATCTATACAACTGTTGCAGGCAACTCCACCTGCATTATCTACTTCTTTGCCACAATACTTACACTCTTCAGGTAAGTCATCATGCATCCACTTATCTGAACCATTCTCATCTGTACCCTCTTTAGGAGAGAAGGTAACGGTACCCTTCTCATAATCCATGCACATTATCAAAGAACTACTACCCTGCATAGCAGAGTTCCTTGCCTTAGCATAATACATAATCATTTGGTCAGCCATAGCAATTACCTCCTTAGTAAGTTCTCTTGGCTACGAGCAAGCTCCACTAATGCTGGATACTTTCTATAGAAGTCACTAATGAACTTCATTGCTGACTGCTCATCTGGAAGACCTGTAGCCTTTAGTACTTGGTCAACCTCTTTAGCTAACATCTGGTCGAATAGGTCACCTTGCACTGGAACTGATGTGACACCCTTACGATTACTCTTAGCTGTAAACTCAATCACGTTTGTCATATGGACACTCTCCTTTGATTAATAAAACGAGGACGATTAAATTGTTCTCTTCTCGGTATTAACGTCAACTATTACATCACCTAGACACTCATAATAACTTTTCAATAGCTCTACGCCAATTTCTACATCCCTTACACATCCACATTTGACAACCTCTTCTGTATTAGGAAGTGCCTCATCAGTTAGTTTTATAAGGTAATGACCCTCAGGCATCTCTATAACGTTAAGCCACTTAGGGGCTTTATATTTTCCAGGTTTAAGGTCTACCCATTCCCAGTTATCATGTACAGGGGTACCGATGTTCTTCCAGTACCCATGCTCTGTCCACTTACGCCTACGAGGATCATATTGCTTACGTAAATCTCGCTCATAAGCTTTCCCACCCAACCGTCTAAATAAATCTCCAAAGAGACCCATAGACACCCACCTCCTATAAGATTAACTTCTTCCGTATTGCAGGTACAACTCACCCAGAGTATTTAGGATAAGCTCTACTGCTTCATCATGGTCACGCTCACCCTCTTCTATGTCTGCATAGAACCCTACCAATTTCTTTAACTGCTCCTCATTCATATTAGTTACCTCCTATTATATTGTTGTCTTGAATGTAGTACTTGGTTGCTTCATTTTAAACTCATCGCACATCGTTCTAGATAGCTTTTTCTCCTTGATAAAGCCCTCTACCATATCCTTGTTGACTACTATTTCCTTACACTTGCGAGCAAGGTGGGCAGGTATAGCAGTTAATAGGGAAGGGTCATAAGTAGTATACAGGGCATTCTGCACTACTCTTTCACCCTCTCTAAGTTCTACTCCACCCCCATTAGTACCTGAAACAGCATACACACTACGTACTATCATCTCATCTTCAATAAGACCACGTAGTCTCTTTAGCTCTTTCTCTAACTTCTTAGATTCTTCATACACCTTTAAGTATTCATCCACATTTGCCTGCATTTGTTTAGTGATAACACGTTGTTTTACTGCCATTATAACCAGCTCCTTTTATCTTTGGTATCTTTTGAAGTTAGTTTGCCCGAAGAACGGAATCTCCATCCTTAGCTACTCCGTAGAGTGAACCAACCAACTCAACTTGATGAGTTCATTTTGAAGGAAACCACACCAGAAGTCAAACAAATGAAAAGGAACTAGGCTGAAGTACCTAGCTCCTTATTGATTTCCGCTATTGTTCTCCCAAGAGGGGCGTTTATAACTACATCAGCTATATGGTCTAACTGTGTCTCGTCATTATTAATGATTACTAGGCTTCCACCATTCTTCTTAGTGTAGGCAGGTAGAATGGCTGCTGGAGTTACTTGTAGGGAAGACCCCATTACAATAGTAAGGTCTGCTGATTGCACCGCAGACAAGGACAATGCTAAAGTGTTCTGGGATAACTGCTCGTTAAATAGAACGATGTTAGGTCTAAGAAGTCCACCACAATGAGGACATCTGATGTTATGCAGGTAATAAGAACTAGGAGTACTCTTTTTACATGCAGAGCAGAAGCAACTAGCTAAATCACCATGCAACATATGCACAGGAATCTTAGCGGTGTTAACCTGGCTATGATATCCATCAACATTCTGGGTAATAATGTGATGTATTAGCCCTTGCTCAGCCCAGTCATTAATACACATATAAGACTCATCAGGCTCATTACTTAACACTTGACCAATTCTCTCTCTATAGTACTCAGTAAATTCAAAGGTGCTATCCCACAACCCTCTAGTAGTAGCTAATTCTTGAATACGTCTGTTTTTGTAGAGACCGCTAGAGCTTCTAAAATCTTGTAGCCCGCATTCGGTTGAAAGTCCAGCACCAGACAGAACCACCGTCTTTTTGCTCCCCTTTAGCAACTCACTAACCTTCTTGATAGTCTCATTGTATACTGTGTTCATCTGAACCTCTCCTTTTTCTCGGTTGTCTTTTCTACCAGACTACACCTAATTCTGTTTCTAGCTTCTCACAAGTAGGACACAAGCCATCCTCTACCTCATCAGGCTGGGTATCACTAAACTTTGGTGAGGTACTATATGGGTGATAACAATTACTACATCTAATTACTGTACACCCCTCTTCTAAAGAAGCAAGAGGGGAGATTACTCCCCCACTGCACCTCTCATAATCTCTTGCTGTTCTTTAAGGATAGGGTCTAACACTCGGCTCTGGTACTCCTCACTTACTTTCTTAGCATTAAAGGCACCAATACCCAGCTCTCTAGCAAAACGACTTACCTTACAACGTCTACCATTGAAGCCTTGTAGACAAGATACATATACTTCACTTTCGGCTCTTGTAATGCCAACATATAATAATCTACGCTCTTCCTCAATAGCTAAAGGCTTACCATCCTCTGCTGCTTCTACTGCTCTAAAGTGAGGTAACACTCCTTCAGACACACCCACACAGAATGCTACAGGGAACTCAAGACCCTTACTCTTATGGATAGTCATTAACTGAACCCCATCAATACTATGTTTAGCTTGGGAAGTCATTAAGTCAATGTAGTCTAAGAAATCCCCAAGGTCATCATAGCGGTCTAGAACATATTGAAGAGTTGCAATGTTCTCCATACGGCTACTCTCTTCTTCCTCTTCTTCACCTAAGATATAGTCCTTATATCCAACGTTATCTAGAAGATGATTAACTAAGTCTGTAGGGGTTGCACCCTCTTCTAACATCTCTTGTAGGTCTTTAATGATGCCTGCAAACTCTAGAGAGCCTTTAACCTGATAGTTTTGTAGCTTCAGCTTACCAGACAGAATAGCTTCCCAGTGTGAGCCATCAAAAGCACTTACCTTGTTGTAGAACTCCTTACCTAAGTATCGGCTAGGAACGTTGTATACACGCTTGAATGCCTGGTTATTATCTGGGTTGACTGCTAGTTGCAGGTAAGATACAAGGTCTTTAACCTCTTTACGTTCATAGAAAGAGATACCTCCATGAATAACGTATGGTAGACCTGCCATGATTAACTCATCTTCAATAGCACGAGATTGAGCATTGGTACGGTAAAGTATTGCAATATCCTTGTGGTTTCTGCCCTTCTTCTCTATCTGAATCTTGATATCCTCTACTACTTGTTTAGCTTCCTCTGTCTCATCCTTGAATACAGATAGAGCTACGCAATCGCTATCATCCTTCTTATGTGCTTTAAGCGTCTTCTTGATACGCTTAGTGTTATGTTTGATAAGGTTGTTAGCAATCTCTAGAATTGCTGGGTTACTACGATAGTTATCCTCTAATGCAATAGACTGTACTCCACTGAATGAAGAACTAAACTCAATAAATTGTTCTGGTCTTGCACCACGGAAACCGTACATAGACTGGTCATCGTCACCTACGATAAATAAGTTATTCTCTGGATAAGCAAGCATAGACATTAGTTCATATTGTAATGAGTTGCTATCTTGTGCCTCATCCACTAGTATGTATTTGTAGATAGCTTGGTATTTCTGAAGGATATCTGGATGCTCTTTAAATAGCTTCCATGTAAGGTAAAGCATGTCGTCCCCATCAATCTTATTCTGACTAGTCTTAGCAAGCTCATAGCGTCTGAAGAACTCAATATAGCAGTCCATTCTAGTACCCTTACCTGCATTCTCCTCTTCAAAGTCTCGGTAGTCTTTACCTTCATTCTTAGTTAAACCAACTACCTTTAGTAGACCTGGAACTGGCATGTCTCTTAGCTCTTCCTTAATACTGAACTCAACAGTTCTATCCATCATGATAGCTTTAATGATACTCTCAGCAAAGTACTTTTGAGAGTTACCCATTAGTACTCCATCCTTCTTCTTAAACGCTTGGAATAGGGGATTGCCTAAAGCCTCATATTCCTTCTTTAGAATACGGTAACCAATAGAATGTGTAGTACCAATTGTTAACTGCATAAGCTTCATCTGTGGGATTAACTTACTAAGACGCTCTGTCATCTCCTCACTAGCCTTCTTAGTAAATGTTGTTAACATGATATTCTTAGGCTTGATTTTAAGGTCAGTAATCATGTGTGCTGTACGGTGTGTTAGGACACGAGTCTTACCTGAACCTGCTACTGCATTTATTTGAATACGACCATCTATTGCTAATACTGCCTGCTCTTGGCTTGGATTTAACCCATCAATAAATTTACTCACTAATACCCTCTCCTTTTAGCTCTGGTCTAGAGGGAGGAAGTTCTCCCTCTCACAAGACCATTTTCTCACGACTGGAAACAGAAATCAAGGACGTTCGCTATTGTTACGCTTTATTTTGCATGTTCTAACCCACTCCCTAATGAGATTACGAGGTACTAACACTCTTGTATTATTGAAGTCCCTACGCATATCACTGTCTAATAAAGCCAGCTCAACCACGTCATGTCTCTTCTCTACTATGTCCCAATTGCTTTGAGGTACCATAGGTATCACGTTCTCCCCACTAGGAACTTCTACTAGGCACACAACTATTAAGATTTCTCCCTCAAATAACCTCACCCTAGCCATGCTGTCCTGTATGTCTTCCTCATCCTTACGTATGCGATTTGACAAGCAGTTATTCTTTACACAGTAGTAGCCAATGGGTGCTCCATGTTTTTCCCAGTCCCCATTACCTATTAGACCACCTCCACCCCCTACATGGAGATTTCCTAATAGTTCTAGGTACCCTTCAGAGTCAGCAACGTGGTTAGCTCCACATTCAGAGCAGGTAATAAAATCTACTACTTCACCCTCTGGTATTTCCTGAATCATCCCACTAGATTTAAGTACCCCTTTTCTAACCTTATTCTGCACCTTCATCCCAACTACTTCCTCTAATGTCTCTGCCATATTATTCTTCCTCCTTAATCACAGTGTCTGCTATAACCTCTAACTTACCTTGGAACAACCATGTTTGCAGTACTTCTTTCTGAATACCTAACTCTCTAGGCTTCCTGCCTTCACCCTCCATGTACACATCGGTTCTAATTCTAACCTCATCTTCAACTATGGCTACTACTTCAAGAGCATTATGACTCGTTATATAAGTGTCAGAGCCTGTTGCCAGAGGTACTGTTGTATAGAACCTTGACCGCTCATGTATCTCAGGTATCTGGGTTTGTTCCGTTAGTTCCTTTAGCTCTATTCTACGGATGTAATCAGAGAGACATTGATTATTTATACAGAAGTAGTATACAGGGACACCAATGTTCCTCCAGTCACCGTTACCTAGAAGACCACCTCCACCTTTTCCACCCACATGAAGGTTACCTACCAGCTCTATGTAACTCTCCTGATGGGTAAGGTGTTGACAATTACACTCATTACAATTAACAAACTCCACTATCTCATCGTTGTACTGGATAACCTCTAACTCTCCTGTAGATTTAAGTACAGCCTTTCTAGGTTGGTTCTGAAGCCTAATGCCTGTTACCTCTTCTATTGTGCTCTTCATTTTACTTCTCTCCCCTCTACTTTAATACCTAATTCATCCATCTTTTCTACAGTGAACCATAATGAACTAGGCTCTACACTACCGTACACTCCACCCATGTCTTCAAATACCCAGTATATTTCTTCAAACAGGATAGAATACATTATCTTATCCTCAGTTACCCTAACCTCTTTGATAACTCCTTTAGTACCTTCTCTTAGCTCAGAACCTTGGTCATCTATGTAGTGGCTCTTGGAGACAGTAACCTCAGTACCTAGTATGATAATTGTGATACATCTGTAGATAGGCTTAGTCTCTGGCTCTATAGGTATGTTCCATGGTCTTCTGCCCACTTCTACTATTTCTTCCTTCTTAGCTTTATCGAATGCCATTATTATAACCTCCTATAGTGATTTTAATTTCTGTGCTAATAACTTCCACCCATCAGGTAACTGTCTCTTGGCTATGAAGGAAGCCCCTTTACAGTTGAAACATGCAGACACCTTACAGGCTCTTACATGTGAAGAGGTCTCCCTCATACCACACTTACGACAAGTATATACTATGAGCATCAGTAACCTCTCCAGTACCAGACTTGGACTTGTGTAAAGTAACCTAGTTGAGTATTAGACTTCTTATAAGAACGTCCACCAGAGAATGGGTGATTAGTGAACTCCCATAGTTCTCTTTCAGCTTTCCTAAATTCTTCACTATCCTCTTTCCATCTCAGTTCTAAACCTAACCATCGCTTATCTTTAATCACTTCTCTTGGTAGATTATCTGTTAGTTGTGAACCGCACTCACTACAGTAGTTACCTTTTCTTTCCTTATCACATCTCCTACACCCTTTAACATGGTCATAGGTAACGGTTTGGAATCTAGCAAAGATTTGCTTACCCTCCATTAGCTTCTGAAATGCCTTCTCTGTTGTTAGCTTAATTAACTTCTCTCCTCTATCTAAATCCCCATTACTTACTGACACATTTCTATGCTCTAGTCCCATTTTAGTATCCTCCCTAGAAATCGTTATAAATTTTATGTGGTATACCTGCCTGCCCCATCTTCATAAGCATGTCATTAGTCCCCTTACTGTTCAGCTTGCTTCTGAACCCTAGACCATATTCAGGCTTACCTTCATGTAACATCTGGCTGTTACGGTATAAGCCCTCACGCTTATCCCCTTTCCAGTCAGCCTTATATTCTTCTACTTCAAAGCCTAATTGTTTGGCTATGATGTCTACTATCTTATCTAAGCCCTTAGCACCACCATGTATGATAACAGAGTCTGCTGGTAGTTCCAGCAGAGCATCTATTACCATATCAACGTTCTTGAAATCTCTACTTCCCGTACATAAGACCCTCATGGTGACTGAATAATCCTAATACCTAATTCCTTAATTCTCTCTTCCGTAAGGATATAAGGTACATCTTCCTCTGCTTTCCACCCGTCCATCAGAACTATATCAAAATAGATTGTGTAGTGTCTACCTTCTTTACGGTCTATACTAATAGTCTCTACTACTCCTTTAGTACCTTTTGGTATAACACTGATACCAAAATCTACTTGCTTGTTGCATAGCATTACAGAACCTGGTCTAAAAGCTATATACATATTAGGCATTGTTTGCTACCTCCTTACGCTTACGTGATTCACGTATTCTGATTGCCATATTCTTTAAAGCATCAAACTGCTTATCAGATAGAGCGTTACCCTCGTTCCACTGTTTTTGTAGGCTTTGGAAGAAACTATTCTCCCCATGCCCAGCACTATGTATAATACTTGCTGCATATCGGATAGCGTCTATCTGATGATTACGCTTGTGCTCTACCTCTTGTGGGTCTGGTGTGTAAGGCTTGTTCTTAAGACTATCTAAGCCTTCCACGAATTTCTTACTAAACTCTTTATCCTTCATCTTAGCTTCACCATGTATGATGTAACCTACACACACGCTTCCAAGTTCCAGATAGACACCAGTTTTAGTATTCTTGCATAAGTATCTGTATCTAATCTGCTGATGTTGGCAGTATTCACATGTTGTTTTATTACCTCTACCATTGTCTTTCACCTTACCAGTGAATATCCACTCTTTTCTAAGCTGTTCTCTGAAGTACTCATCTTGTTCCTTACTAGTGTACTCATTCAGAACCTTAGCATCTTCTCTAGTAATTGATAGGACTGCTCTCTTACCCTCCCTGCGTAATGCATCTGTGTACATGTACAGGTCAGCGTCCTCTTCTATACATTTGCTAAGGATTAATATTCTCCACTCACCAACTGTTAAGTTAGACATCCTCTACACCTCTCCTTTTAGACTCAATGTACTTCTGACTTCCATGAGTCAATTTTCACACGAAACAGAGAGAAAAGCAAATCAATCCTCTTACAATAAATAAAAAAGGAGACAACATCAAAGTTGTCTCCTTACAGTGCCTATGCCTTATATTGTTCCTTGCTCTTGTAGTAGTTTTCCATGTCTTCCTTAGCCTTGTTTAACATGTGTCGTTTGAAGTCTACCTTACGTTTAATACGCTTCTTCTGACTACCTTTGTTAGTAGCTTTATACTTACCTTCCCAAAAGGCTAGTTCCTTCTCCCTTACAGCCACCTCACTCTCAGGAGTGATACCCATTAGGTCATAGATACTAAAGGTCGGCATGAAGTCACTAACCTCTACTTCCCCTACCCAGCTTACTTTAGGTACTTCTACTTCATTTTCTGCTCTTGTGGTAAAACGACCTGTTCTAACACCTTTGGTATTAATGTACTGTTCCATCTTTAACATCCTCCCCACTAGCTATTGCCATCATCATTTGTAACACCTGCTTAGTCAGTCTTTCCTCACCCTCAGGTATAGGTGCGGCACCACAACCTACCTCATCAAACAGTGCCATTGTGATACCCTTCTCTTCATGGTCTACTAAGAAAATGTGACTAACTCCATCCTTGTAAACCAATAGGTGAGATAGAATTACTGTGCCCTCTGGCTTACCTGCATTGGCAGACACATCTATGTTAAGGCTACCAACCTTTACTCCTGGTAATAAAAACTTGTCGATAGCTAAAAACAACTCAATATCCATGTGAAATTCATTCATTTTCTATTCCCCCTACATAAAATCTGATTGTCTGTGACCTACTTCAGACACCTTACTAAACTTACCTTGTTCCTCTGCTAGGTACTCCTCAACATACCCTCTTGCGGTTGCTAGGTGACTGTAGTGTAAGAAACCATCAATCTGTTCGATATCATCCATGTACTCAGTAAGGTCATTATCCTCTAGCACCTTTTTGATAGCTGAGTGTCTCATTTCCCAACAGAAACTAGGCTCTCCACCAGATACAAACATCTCTGGCTTCTCTTGTGCCCACTCTTCCAATACCTTTACTGCTTCATCCCTTACTTCACCATTCGTCATCATTACTATCCCTCCATATGGTCAATTATATTAAGTGCCAACTTGTGGTCAGCCTTTAGTTCTTTACACTGGATAGTTCCGTACATGAAATCCAGTATCAGTTGTGCTTCCTCTGGATGAAGTACTAACATCATGTCTCCTTCAGTAAGGGCTGAAGCCCCCTTAGGGGCTTTATTCAACCGTGCTAACTTTGCCCTACGCTTCAGTTCCTCTAACTCTGCCGACATGTGTAGCCTCCTTTCTAAGGCTTATGTAGAGGTTACTACCTATTACCAGAGTTCCTCTACGACCTTCTATAGATTCTATATCTGCTTCTGTTATTCTCTGGAAGTGTTCTACATCTACTAGGAACACGGTAGTTCCTGTTCTGACCTCTACCTGTCGTAGTCTAAGGTCAGCAATGTAGTTAACCTTTATATTCATTAGACCTGTCCACCTTACCCTCTACAGACATTGATACTCGTCGTACAGTTCTTTTTACTTTTAGGATACCTGCTGAATGGTCTATCAGGGCATTTAAATTAAGTAAGCAATCCCCACATAGAACCATTGTAGTAGTTGTGTTAGAGCCATTACCAAAGTACAACTTATAAGCTGACTCAGGGCTTCTAGCCAAACAGTTATTGCAACTACACTCTTCCTCCATTCGCGCTAACCTCACGAATATCACCTCTCCTTTATGCTTGGTGTGTCCCTCGACCACATCCTTATTTTTTCCGAATCCCCGAAAAAAGTCAAACCAGTAGACCTATACAAGAAAAGACTACCCTAAAGGGTAGCCTTGACGTGTTCTTTCATAATAGTCTCCATTACATAGTGAGCTGATTCCTTGCTATCAACTATATTGATATTAGTAACATCAATCTCAACTTTAGGGCTGTAGTGGTACGTTCTATACCAGACTTCATATGCTTGGTTTAGCTTCTCCCAGTACGAACGCTCTACGTTCAACTCCGACTTCCTATTTCTTTTTTGAATTCGGTTGATACACTCATCAGTGGAGCATTTTAGGTAAACCATAAGTGCTGGTGGTTCAGTTAGGGCACGGAATGTATGGAATATGTTGATGTAGTCATTCATATTACGTTCCGTCATGATACCATCTTGAGTCATCATAGAAGCAAATATCAAGTTCCCATACATGCTCATATCCATAATGTGCTCATCTAAACGTTGTGCATGTAGAGCCTGTTTGAAGCGTTCATGTAACAGGAATACCTGCATTGCGTAGCCATGCTTATGCGGATCTTTGTAGTAGTCCTCTAGATAAGGATTACTCTTGACTGGTTCTTTGAACAGTGTAATACCTGTATGAGCTGCTAACATCTCAGCTAATGTACTCTTACCTGCTCCAACACTACCTTGGATTACTATACCAGTACCTTTACTCTTCATCAGATGTCTCCCCTTTGATAGTTACAGTAATAGTAGCATCATTGTTCACTTTTACTTCTACTGGAATCTTCATGCGTTTGGCAACAGTATTGATAGCCCTACTCATCCTGATAGCTGTTATAGATACACTCCTAGACTTAGTGACAGGCTTCTTAGCACCTCTGTTCATCTTAGTACACAGTTTACACTTAGCAGCCTTGCCATCAGGTCTATTCCTGTTATTATGAAACTCATCCACAGACAATTCTAAATCACAAGCTATGCATACTTTTGTGCCTCCCATACTGCACCGCCCCTTCCAGTAGTTCTTTTAAATATTCATCACTGCAATACTCCACACCATATTTCACTCTGAACATACGTTCCTGCTTTGCCTTATCAGGGTCTACTTTAATCCTGGAAACCTTACTAAAGTTGCTCTTCACCATACCAGCAAGCTCATCCCCAGCCTTATCAGGGTCAGATAATATGAAAGTAGGAAGCCCCATGTCTAAGGCTTCCTGAATCTGCTCCCTGATACGTCCATTCATCTTCGTACCATTCGTTACTATGGTTTGGATGTCTTTAGGGCTGTAGACTCTGCGAATTGCTTCATGGTCACTCCAACCTTCAACAACTACTGCTATCATCTTGTACCCTCCTTGTCACCAAAAGAATTGAGCCATTCTCTTTGGGTAGCCATCTAACAGAATCCACCCAGCCCATTCCAAGCAACGTCTGTGTTACAACCTTATGGAATCTATCGTTTTTAGGGTGTTCATCTGAATAAAATGGATAGATATTGGCATTCATCTTAACAAGAGTATATATCTGTAGGAAGTTGTTACTAACTTCTAGAAAGTGTGGCTTAGGTTCTGAACCACAAGTAACCAGACACTTCTCCACCATATTCATAAAACTGATAGAGTCTTTGACTTGTTCGGGGTTACAATGCCTCATTCCAAACATGGCTATCTCTTTCTCAATTTTACTAGCCTGTGCTGCCATAGCTTCTTCATGCTTCTTTCTTTGATACTCATTAGTCATATAAGTCCTCTCCCCACCACTCAATTAGTCTTGCATACTCTTTGTCAAACTTTTGTATTAGGAAGTATAATCTAGCATGAAGCCTATTAGCAGGTACCCCTTCTTCCTCCGCTAACTGCTGAATAGTCTTCTGCTCTACTAGAAGTCCAATCATAAGATTTCGGTGTTTCTCTCCTAGCTGAATGTCTGGGTCAATACTATGAAGGTCAACTATACGTTGAAGCAACTCTGCATATTGAGTATCCTCTACCACAATACCGTTGTCATCATTGCTGTATGTCTCACGGTTTATGTTCTTGTGATACTTATTAACCCAGTGGAAGATACGTAAATCAAGCATCTTCTTAATATAGTACGGAAAGTCAACCCCACGGTGGGGGTTGTATTCCGTTACTAAACTTAGGAATGTACGGTCTATTTCAGCAGACAACTCTTCCTTATCTGTGTAGTTAGCCATCTGGTCTTTGAACTTGTTGTATATCTTTCTTCTAAGTGGCTCGTACTTATTGAATAGATACACAGGTTCAAAATGAGTAGGAGGTGTCATATCGTTCATTCTACGTCACTAATCCTTTCTTCCCCACTGAAGATACCATTCCAGCATATGCAGGTAAAGACTTCAACTGTATAGTCCATCCCAAAGCACTCATAACTAACTCGTAGGTATCTCTCGTGAGCTTCCACTATTCGGATAACACGAACTTCTTTGGTAGAGCCACTAGTGTATAGTGCACGCCTACCTTCAAGAGCCTTGTACTCTTCTCTTAACTTTTTGTGTTGCTCGTCTACAGCACCAGCTACAGGAGAGCTATCTATCATAGATCGATATTGTAGTGCTTTGAGAAATTCCTTCATACATTAACCACTCCTATTCTTTGTCAGGACGGAATCTTACGAACTCAGGGAAGCGTAGAGACTTCTTACCAGTCTTACTATTAGTAGACTCTTCTCGGTATTCAATCTCTATTACCTTGTTGATAAGCTCATTACGTCTAGCCCAAAGGTCTACTCGCATCTCATCAGTATATCCTCCACCAATGGATACCTCATTGCCTTTGTACTCAACAACTAAAGCTCCAAGTACTCCTTCATTCTTAGTTCCCTCTTTACCTTCTTCAAACCCCACTACTGTAAGGTCAACTCTGTTTACATCGACAATCTTTTGTATATCAAAGCTACGCTTACATTTATAGGTAGCATCTAAATCCTTAATCATAGTACCCTCATACCCTGTTGCTCTGTTATGACGGTGTAGGCGGAATACTTTTTGTTGTGATTCCTCACTGTCCTCAAATATTCCATCAGGCTGTACCCATTCTAGATTCCATAGAGGAAACTCTTGGATGTATTGTTGATCTACATACTCTAAGAAGTCAATACGCTCTTCAAGGATTTTGGTACTCTCACCTGCTTCAAACTCATGTATAGGTACTGCATCAAAGATATGCAGGATTCCTATTTTGTCATCAGATTTCTTAAATGCAGATTTTTGTACATCAGCGAATTTACCAGATGGTGCCATAATCTCACCATCATACATATACCCAACAGGTAGTTGAGCAATGTCTTGCTCGATACCAGTATATCCAGTGATGATTTTACCATTTCTAGATTTCAATACTACTTTGCCACCACCATAGTTGAATGCATTACAGCGATATCCATCCAATTTTCTGTCTGCTGAATAACGTTTAGGATATTTCTTTAGTGGTTTGGCTAAAGCACAAGAGTATTCAGCTATTAAGCCTGGGAATACTTTGTTGATACTCTTAGCAGTAATACCAATTTTAAAGTCTTTTTGGATAGACTTCATGTACCACTCAGCTTCCTTCTGCCCACAGTTTAGTAGGAAGGTAGCTAGTGCATCTAGTGCAGCATTGCCAGTTAGCTCCCTGTTGTAGAGTTTAGATGTCAGGTCTAAATAACTGATATAGTTGTCATTCAAATTACCATAATCTGTAGGTAAGCTCTTAATCTTTACTTTCTTCTTAACCCCATATATTAAATCTGGGTTATAAGTTCTTACTAGAATTTCTTTAAAGATGTTATTGTCCTCACCTGCTTTTAGGAAATCTTCTTTAGCTGTCCTTGATGTAGTTCCACCTATTGCTTCCAACAATTCGAATGCCTGTACAATCTGCTTAGTCATTTAGATAAATCTCTCCTTTCAAGGTCTCTGAAATAAAAGAAGGGAAGTTCTCAGAGTTTTCCCTTTATTTGTCATACGGCATAAAATAAGAGGTCTCTCTACAGAGACCCCTCTTTTTTCTCTAGTCGATATACCATAATGAAACTGGTTACCCAACCTAGTACCCTTATACTCCAAATAGTTATGTCTGGAGGATGTGAGACGTAGTACTCATCTAGGTCTAGAATACCCCACCATACCACTCCTACTAGGATTATTCCTGCTAATTGGAACACATAGCTGAATAGCCAGCACATCCACACTTGCCTTACAGTGTTCTGTATCCTCATGCCCACTTATTATCCTCCACATGCACTTGGATATGAGGATTATGTCCAGGTATAATATGGTCATATAAAGCCTTAAACCCAATAGTCTCAGCTAGAGTTGTGTACTTAACTGGAAATTTCTTTAGCGCCCATGCAGGGAAATGAGACTGCTTAAAGTGTTGCCACCATGTAGCAGGTACTTGGAAGGTAACTGTCTTCTCGAATTCCTTAGCAGGGACTCTTCTAGATATCCCCATCACGTAGCCACTAGCTAAATCATTGATTGCTCGTTCCATAAAGACATCAAAACCACCCATACAAGGCTCATAGTTCACATGTTGAGTAATAGTTTCCCTAATGCAGTTTAAAGTGACAGTCTTAAACTGTTCCGCCTCTAACTTTCTCCACATATCACCATTGGCTCTATCATGCCACATATTACTCATCATCCTCCTCTAGTGCCAAGAATACCATAGAGAACGACAGATACTCTGCTAGGATAGCAGCAAATTGGTTACGCATCAGCCAGTTCTTGAAGTAGCTGCTATCAAACTCTATAGGGTCATTTAGAGTCTTCTCTAGCTGATGACGGATTTCTGTATAGTCAAAGAATTTAAGGTTCATAATCTTGTTATTGATACCTAAACGCTTTAAATTATCTGGTTCGAAGATACGTGCATTAACCTTAGACTTCATTAACGCTTTCTTCACATCACCAGTGGCACCTAAGATGTGGTCAATGTGACCATATTTGTCCATCAGTGCTTTAGCTTTCTTCTCACCTATACCATGGATACCAATGATGTTATCTGAAGTATCTCCCACTAATGCTCGATAACCAAGGTATGCTTCTCGTGTTACTCCAGTTTCATCATAGAAATCACTGATACCAATTACTCGGTCTTTATAAGGAGTATACACTGACACACGCTCATTGATGAGCTGTAGCATATCCTTATCACTTGAAACAATCATAACATCCTCTTGACTAAGCTCACAGAATGCATAGATTAAATCGTCTGCCTCATGCCCATCTAGTTTAATACTACGGACATTAACTTTGGGCAAAATCTCATTAAGCTCATTTAACTGATTGAATAGCCCTTCAAATCTTTCCTTTTCCTCAGGGTCATCCCCATAGCTACGGTTAGCTTTATACTCTGGATATAAATCTTTACGCCATTGGGCTTTACCACCGTCGAAACACACTAAACACTTAGTAGTCTCTGGAAATCTCTCTAAATATACCTTAAGAGATTTAAGAACTCCCATCATAACTCCAGTAGGTTTACCATCTTTCCTAGATAAACTACCTGCTGGTGTGTGAAATGCACGATATCCTATATTATTCCCATCAATTAATAGTAGCATTATAATTCCTCCTGTTTTATAGAATAAGGATGGTGCTCAATCCTAGCCTTTTCTATGGCTTCCTTGGCATCTTTTTCATATAGGAAATATCCTATGTGCTTCTGAACCCCATTCACCTCTAGTTGAGCTTTCCATTTTTGTTTTTCCTTATTAAAGCTAACCCCACGTATTCCACTAGTATTATTAGAATTTCTACCTTTTCTGTTTTGCATGTTTTGTGCATTAGTTACAATTCTAAGGTTATCATCTGTATTGTTTAATGTGTTGTTATCCCAGTGGTCTACCTTCAGCTTGTCTGGAAAATTCTTGATAACTCTGTGTAAATAAGCATAGGTAGTTTTGTCTTCACGCCTAACTCTACCAGCAGCATAGTGACTACCTACTTCAGCCTTATACTGGGCAATGATGGTGTATCCCCTATAGAATTCCTTAACCTTGTTCAGTTGAGAAGTATTTATAAGAGTCTCTAACACCTCCCCTTTGTATTTGAGGAATATTGCTGTTATGTCCCCTCTAACCTCATACTCATTCTTCACTTCTGCACCTCCTTAAAGTGCTCTTCTATACTTCTTACGATACTCTTTTGCAGGCAGTAGGTCTACAATCTCATCTACCTTGTAGTTCTCTTCTAAGTCCATTCTAGCATGTTGTTCAGTAACAGCATACAAGTTAATAGGATATTCCTCCCCATCCTTCTTGCATAGAGCAATAAACTTATCTCTGTTACTTCTGATAGCCTTAGCCTGTTCTGCATATTTCTCAATTGCAGGTGTGCCTTTAGGTATAGCGGGTTTAGGTCTAACATAAGCCTTACGTATATAAACAACATGAGCGTTCTTATCCCATCTAAGGGATACACTACCGTCATGAGCCTGCTTACACAGTGCTCTGATTTTATCTCTTACCCATACTAGACGCAAACCCTTCTCAATTATGTGGGTATAATCGTATTCCCCTGTTGTCTCAAGGGCTTTAAGGATTTCATCATTCCAATGGGTTTGCCATAATCTCTTTCTTCCTGCTTCTGCCATCTCAATCACCTCACAAAAAATAAAAGAAAGGAGTCGAAAATCGACTCCTTAGGTCTTACTGACCTGTCAAGCGTTGTAAGGTCTGAATAATCTCACTCGCCTTACCTTTCGTAATAACAATCTCACCATTCTCTACTAAAGTTAATCCATCGTAGGTGTGAGAAACTCCTTTATTCATAGCTGTAACTAACAGCTTCTTAATAAAGCCAATCTGACCTTGGGTAGCCTTATCGCTTAACCATGCAGGAGCATCAGACTTTTTATAGTTAGACTGTGATTCTCTTGGTGTTACGTCTACTTCAATATACTTTCTACTAGCTAAGTAGTCACACATGTGAACATGTAGTTGGGCTTTAGTTTTAGGAATGTCCATGATTTCCTTACCTTCTTTATCTGTATTCCAAATACCCATGTGTGTCTCAATCATATCACAAACAAGACTCCATGTCTCCTCAATAGCTTTCACACTACCAATACTGTCAACCTCACTTTTAAGAGGATTTAGGGCTTCACGTACTAATAGAGGATGTTCAGCTACAGTGTGTGTACCAGCTGTCCCCTGCTTTAAGCAGTCATGCAGAAGTATCGCTACACGTATCATGTCCTTCTCTTTATCACTGAATGGGGAGTATAACTTATGTTCCAGTAATTCTTCAGAAATACGGAATACTGCTTTTACGTGCCTAACAAGTCCTGCTAGACCTAAGCTACTTTTTGGGTGATACTTTCCACTAGAAGATGCAGGCACATACCAGAAGTAGTCAGGGGCATTTTGTAATCCGTGCAGTGCTAGGAATTTACATACACTATCACTAATGCATCCTAGTTCATACGCAAACTCATGGTCTACATCTACAAATTGTTTAATCTCGTTCATATAAATATCTCTCCCTTTTCAAAAGTATTAGCAGGTGGTTGCCCACCTGCTTGTAGTCCTAGGTATTACTTTCTGCGGTTCTTACGTGCTGCTAGTTTTGCTGCAATCTCAGCTGATAGGTCATCCCCATCACCGTCACTAGAGCCTTCAGATTCAGAGTTTTCCTCTTCCTCTTCCTTCTCTTCTTTTTCCACCTTAACTTTCTTAGAGTCTTTCTTAGGCTTGTCGTCTTCCTCTTCCTCTTCTTCCTTCTCACCCTCTTCAGGCTCTTCACCATTAAGGATAGCTTCAATCTCATCATAAGACTTAGCTTTAGCTAGAGGGTTAAGGTCGTGAGACTCTTCTTCCCAGTTATCGAAACCGATAGGAGACTCTTTACGTACAGACTTAACTTCGTACTTAGTGTTGAAGCCTGTACCAGATTTAGTGATAATGATATCTAGACCTTCATCCTCATCAGTGATATCACCATACTCTGGATCAACGATAAGTGCTAGCAACGCCTTGTAGATTCCGATACCAGAACCAAACACTTTGATAGGTGTTTCCTCTTCATCATCAGCGTTAAACCATTTTTCCTTACCATCTACTTCTTTCTTCTCAAATGTAGATAAATCGTCAGCACGGTCAATAACGTTGTAGTATACACGTGTCTTCTTGTTAAGCTCTCTAGCTAGTTTATCGAACTTGTCGTCCTTCTTCTTAGATAGCTTACGCATTTCAGCAACCACGTCACATACTGGACAAGGCTTGTTATCCCCATGAGTTTTAGGGCAGACTACCATTGTACCCTTCTTATTTTCCTCATTCTTATTCACACCAAAGTGTACGAATACCTCTTTAGCGAATACTCCATCACCTTTAGGTGGTAAGATACGGATAACATTACGTCCATCTTTAAGGTTAAGCCAGCTAATTCCACCGCCAGAACCACTACCTCCGCTATTGCTGTTTAACTCTGTTAATCTTGCTGCTAGTGCTGATACGTCTAATTTACCCATTAATAATTCCTCCTTGGGGCTAGTACGGTCAATGACCTAGATTACGCCCATTAAATGTGTGATATTTTTGTTGTAACTCTTCAACACTTTACGCTTATTATCACTACGTAACAATAGCTTCAATGTTGATTCTCTATGATTAAACGCTTCAAGAGTGGACTGTAAAGTATCTCTGTGCTCTACAGCTCTCTCATAACGTTCACCACCAATATTAAGGTCTTCAAGGTACTGCACATGATTCTCAGCTACGTCATACAGGGTCTTCCACCACGCATACTTACTAGAGTGGTTTAGGACTTCCTGAAGGACATTAGAGCCATCTATAGATAACTCCTTCTGTAAATCCGCTTGGTACATCTTACCTTTTGGTAAGGCGATTCTTATAATCTTACGTGACATACTCATCATACCTTTCTGTCCTGAACGCCTTCACAATTATTAAAGCAAGGCACACAATTTTTTCTCCACCATCTCTTAGTATCGTGGGGTTCAACAACCTGTTCGACATAAAAAAAGGTCGGGAAACGTGAATCGTCTCCTGACCTATAAACAAATGAAAAGCCCCCTATCAATGAGGGAGCTTCTCTTCTTCTACTATTCTATTTAAATACAACTTGATACACGCCTTGTCAAAGGAGGTAACCTGTCGTTCATCAATCATTTTATCTAGTTCATCATTTATCTGCTCTAGTCTAAGGTTACAGTCAACCATCCTAGATGCCATTGTGACTGCTGCTAAGTACTGTCGATAGGGAGTGCCAAGTCTGGTAATTTCTATAGGCTCGTCAGATAATTTTAGTCCTAGTTGCCTAGCTAAGGCAACCCAGTCAACCTTATCAAAATCTACATTATTAGGTATGTGTTCTAGCATGTCTTTTTCTCTCCTTTTAGTACTATTTTGTCTACTACAAAACCCCTGCTAATCCAGTCTAGAACGTATTTCTCCGTACATGTGATTGTTGCCCCATTAGATTTATTAACCATTTCGTAAGTTTTGTCCTTGGTCATATAGTTTCTCCTCCTCAAATTGAGTTTTGCCAAATTTTATCCTTTTTTCCACAGGAAAATTCCTCCGTGAGTTAGAGAACTACGTTCTGTATACAAAAAAGAAGAAGGCTCTAACAAGCCTTCTCCCAGTAATCTAATGCAAATTTTGGTATTGGTGCACCGTTTTCTTCAGCTTTCTTATACTCTTTCTCTGCCTTAGCCTTTTTATCAGCTAACTCTTTCTGTAGGAAGCCATCCACTCCCTGCTCCTTAATATCCTCTATTGTACATTCAAATGAATGACCGTAGTTATATCCAATCTCCATCTCTGATAGGATTGGTACATCTCCCAAGAAGTTATAGAATTCATTGTATTCTGCTAGATTTTCCATAATATGTTTAACCTTAGTAGCTACTTCAACAACTTCATCTTTAGGACAATCAAGTACAATACTATCATGTACTGTGATAACAATTCTGCTACGGTAGTCAGAGTTTTGCAACCAATCATTTAGTAGTATCAAGGACATCAATGTACAATCTGAACCTGTTGACTGGATAGGTGCGTTAACCGCTTGACGTTCTGCCTCATTCGCAATAGAGCGGTCTGTAGAATCCAAACCTTCTAGGTGACGAATACGGTTAGTAAGAGTCTTAACGAACTTGTTCTTCTTAGCAAATTTCTTAATACGTTTAACCCAACGCTCTACGTCTGGGAAGCGTTTGAAGTAGTTATCAATGAACTTCTGACACTCTTCTACAGACATGTTAATACCCTCTGCACGTAAATCTTCAGACAGTCCCTTAGGAGACTCTTGGTACACGATACCGAACTGAATCTTCTTAGCAGCAGTACGTTGATCTTTAGTAACTTCATCTACAGTTACACCGAATGCACCTGCGGCTACCTCTTTATGTAAATCGGCACCAGAACGATACAGTCGGATAAGCTCTTTATCCCCAGTCATAACTGCTAGGATACGTAACTCTAACTGAGAGTAGTCAAACTGTACTATAACGCCATTGTCACCAAAGCGAGATACAAACAGTGTCTTTATCTCATTATGGTACTGGAATAACATCGCACTATTCACTTTACGAGGTAACTGTTGCATGTTAGGTTCATTACTACTTAAACGCCCTGTAACTGTTCCGTGTAGGTTGTAGTTACCATGCACAAGTCCTCTAGCATCTATGTGTAGAATTAACTTGCCAATGAAGTTACTGTACAGATGGGCAACCTTGCGGTACTCCATCATAAGCTCTATCATAGGATGCTGATTTCTCATATATTTCAATGAGTCATCATTAGTACTAGGAGCACCCTTATTTGTAAGGACAACCGTTTCTAGTCCCATTACATCAAAGAATAAGTACTGTAACTGTTGAGGTGAACCAAAACTAAACTTGTCACCATCCTTGCTAGGGTCATACTTCTTATACTTTTCAAACTTCTCTTGTTGCTCCGCTGTACGTTGGGCTTTCTTAATGCCTCCAATGGCTACACGTTCTAACCATCTTTCATGTCGTTCCCTCTCAATGCTAACTATTTCAGGGTACTCTCTTAGCTTGCTTTCTAGTCTATCAATCTCAGCTTCATATCTTTCTTTGTAGATGCTAAGTAAGTCTACATCTACTTTAGCTCCTGTATGCTCAATGTCCATCAGGGCATATAAGCCAGGCACCATGAGGTTATCCCATAGCCATTTCTTCTCTTTGTCTTCTTCAATAAGTGGCTTGTATTTGTTGAGTAGTCTATATGTTACATCAACATCGGCTGCTAGATAGACTTTAAGTGTATCCCAAGGTATCATGTCATAGTTACCTTCATCATCACCCTTAGGTAGGTATGGGTCTAACTCGTCATCATAACCACCCATATCAGTCTCTAACCATGCTAACTGTTTCAAGTCATGCGTACCTTTTTCTTCTGTTACCGCAAGGTAATGCATTAACATGGTATCCCATTTAAGGTCTGCAATGTATATATCCAATTGTTGTAATAGCCACTTCATCTCGAACTTACTATTATGAGCAACAAACTTTAGCTTACAGTCTTCAATTAAGAAGCGTATAAACTTAACTATCGTTCCAATCTGGTTACCTGTAAAAGGGGTTTCCCTATGATATAAGGGAATGGCACACCCATATCCAGCTCTATCAGAGAATCCAATAGCTGATATCTTAACTATCTCACTCTCAGGGAACAGTTGTCTCTTAGTCTTAGACATAACCGTCTTGTCCAAGTATGGATTAGACTTAACGGTCTCTAAATCGACTGTTACCTCATGACCATCTGGTAGAGCCATTAATCTTTTTAACTCATTGATAGTTGTGTCGTAGTCCTCACAGTACAATCTCTCCTGCTCATATGCCAATATGTCAGAAGGGAGCACACCCTCTAGTATTGAGTGTAAATTAATGATGTCCTTAGAAAAGAACTCCATATACTTTGGTTGCTTTAGAACCATATTAGGGTGTATCATAGGGAAGAACTTGTAACCATCCTTCTCAATAAGTCTCCCACGTTGCTTAGTTATTGCAGTAAGACCTGTTAAAGCCCACAGAGACATGTTACCTGTCGGTATAATAATCTCTGGCTCTACTGCATCAATCTCTGCCCATAGATAGTCTTCACATGCCTTCACTTCATCTTTCAAGGGTAGGCGGTCTTCAGGAGTGCTACACTTAACTATCGCAGTATAGTAGATGTCATCAGCATCTATGCCTACTTCTTGGAAAGCTGACTGTAACAGTTTACCTGCCTTGCCACTGAAATACTTACCCTTCTTATTTTCATGTTCATAAGGGTTCTCTTGGACTACCATAACCCTCGCCTTTTTCTTACCATGTCCCATTTGTAGTACCTTTGAACATGTCTCAGAAAGCCTACATGCAGTACACTTCATCGAATCAACTCCTTCAAAACTAATAAAAGGAGGGGTTGCAGAACCTCTCTCCTACAATGAAAAAAGACTCTAGGGAGCGAATCCTAGAGTCTTTTGAACACTTTCAGAAGTATGTGTGAACGATACCGTTCAGATATATGCAGCTATGATCGTTATAGACTACTCTGCTTTAGGAGCAAAGTCTTCTACTTTTAAGCCTTTTACAGCTTTCTTTAAATCTTCACCAGCTTTGATACGAACGCCTACAGTAGCAGCGATTTCCATTGGCTCTTTCTTAATAGGGTCGAAACCTTTACGTGGTGCACGGTATGCAGGCTCTACTCCCCAGAAACCAGTTAATTGAAGCTTTTCACCTTTTTGTAGAGTTTCTACAGTGATTTCTTTAAGCGCAGTAAACACTTTGTTTACATCCACTTGAGTTAATCCAGTACGTACAGAGATAGCTTTTACAGTTTCTTGTTTATTCATTTTAAATTCCTCCTAAGGATACTTGTTATAGTAAAAGTCAAAGTATTGAAAGTCTCATGGTAACCGCCAGTGAGCTTCTCCCCTTGTGACCCTTCTGACTTAAAAAAACCGTCTCACAAAATCTTTTCTCCCCTGATAGGGGAGAGTGTTTATCCTTATCTCCCCAGTATTACTGCTGTAGGAAAAGCATTTTATCTTTCAAGTAATCTGGAACATTTTGTTCCACCCATACTTTAAACACATTCGGATATTTCTCTTTCACCCATGTTAGGTATAGGATTCCGTAATTCGTTAAATCAGCAATTGCATCTAGCTTACTCTCTCCTACCTCTTGACTGTACAAATGGTAATCCCTAGTTAGCATCTCTTCTTGTACAGAAAATTGCTTTCTAATACCTGCAATCTCATCGTTGGTCATCTTGTCTAGGCGGTCATACTTGCGGTCTATGTTAGCCATAATACCACGAATCTCACCTTTACCCTTCCATGATGAGCCATAGTCTTGCTCTTTGTCATACTGGATTGCCATTAGTAGTGTAACAATCTCTGGGATGTTGCTATTATCTGGTAATGGGGGTAACCCTTCCATCCATCTAGTCATCTTCTGTGCAATGGCTTCAATATCCATATTAGCAGGTGGGATACCTCCGGGTGATGTTAGACGTTCAATCTCAGATACAGGATATGTTGAGTCTAAACCTACCCAGTTAGTCTCTCCATCCTCATCTTTAACGTGTACTCTAACCTTAGCTCCTCCTGAAAGATAGGCACTCTGGTGTTTTGCATCCCACATTGCTACGTCCAACACCTCATAGTGTTTGTGACCACTACCAATAACTGTTACTTTATCTCCAATTGCAGGAATTGAATAAGGCATATTATCACTCTCCATAGATGTGTTTTTCGATTGCTAACCAATCGACTTTATATCCAATCGACTTATCGTCGATATAAATATCAGCACCAACTTTTCTAGCTACATTTGGTTCATACTTTGCATTCACTTCAGGTAGTTGGTCATTTACAGCACACCAGATATGACCTAACTCATTTGCTTCTAGGAACGCTAATGCTTCCTCCAATGGTGCTCCAGTACGACAAGTCCATAGTATTAAACGAACACCATCTTCATATAATCTCTCTAGTACTCGTTTACACTCTGGCTGTAGAACTAGTGCATGCCCCATATCAGGCTCTGTACTAATCGTCCCATCAAAGTCTACAGCTAATATAATCTCTCCGTCTAATAGTGCCTTTCCCATTAAAGCCACTCCCTCTCCAAAAAATATAGCGAACAGGTCAACCGCCCGTTCGCCTTAAAAAAAGAGGAAGTGTCCCAAATTCTCTCCCCTGTGTTACCCGTTCGTGCGTTCGATGTAAAGAACTTTGTCGTAATCCCAACCCTCGTATACAGCTTGGAAGTCTAACAAGTCCTTATATTTAGGATATAAGAAACGTAGACAAGACAGTTTCCAAGAGGAAGCAGGCATACAACCCAGTGCCTCTACCATTACATTCCAGCTACCACGTTTGTGTGCTCGGTATGCAAACATTGCAAAGAATGACATTCTTAGATAGTCATCCTCAATACCATGAATACGGTCTAACACATCATACCAGTTACCGTTTACATAAGTTCCAGGTAGGTTAAACAGAGGGTCAATTTCATCAAAGAAATACTCTAGAATATCATGGAACTCATCGAAATTACTAGACATTCTAGGCTCACCCATGAATGTAAATTGCTGTACTTGTGGTACGTCACGTCCAACTAGGGTATTAGAAGTTAGACCATATGCTCCTAGTACTTTATCTGTCTCTTTTGCACCGTAATCCTCAAGATAGATGTGAAGAGAGTCAGTAATCTGATTGTAAGTTCCCATTGGAAGCCCTAACCAGCTTGCCATAGACTCTTGAATAGTAGAAAATTGACAAAGGTTAGCACCAAATGTACCCCAATGCAAATCATTACTACGGTTCATAACTGTCAAGTCCAGTTTACCTTTACGTATCTTGAAAGTCAAGAGAAGGTTACATGGTCTATCTTTCGTCTCATTACGTGCATGGTCGAAGATAGGGTTATAAATTACTGCTACTGCTTGTCGTGTGTCAGGGTCAGCTTTAAGCTTCTCATATACATCGTATAACTGGTCAAAAGGATTCATGATAAAGCCATTCGCATCACTCTTGTTCCAGTGTCGTAGACGTTCACCATAAGGAGCATTAAAGTATACACCATCATCAGAGAACTGTTCCATGCTAGCATTATAGTCTAGCAACCATGCCACATCACTTCTGCCACCCATAATCCATGCTGTAGATTCAGCTAGTTGGAAGAATGGATTTACCACACGCCCTAATAGGAATGTTAGACGGTTAGTAGGTTCAGTAAACTCTAGGATTACTGGACGAATCTCCTTTACCGCTTTGCCACGTGGCTTTACAACGTCACCCTCTAAACATAGTGTAAACAGTGCATCCATGTACATTTGGGATGGGTTATTACCTGTAAATATTTCAGCCATATTAAATTCCTCCTTCGGTTGAGTTCGCTTAATAAAAGCCCCCAAACTCAAAGTTGTCTCCTTCCGTATGGCTAACCTATTCCCTTACTTACTAAAAATTTTAAAAGTATACTTAATTCTTAAAAATTTAAAGAAGATTTTTAAATACTCTTTTTAATAAAAAAGACAAAAATAAAAAGAGTACCCAAAGGGTACTCTTTTAAGCGTTGCTTACTGATAGCGACTGTTGTTATCTGAGTAGCCACCAGATGTCTTCTTGCCAGTTGTTTGTAGGTTACGAATAATGTCACCTTGCTCTAACTGGTGGATCATTTCTTCATAGAACTTAACAGCAGCACGAGGACTAGCTAGAGTCTCATCTACCAGTAATGGTGCACCTGCAACAGGGTTGTTGTATGCATCAATCAATGCAACAGTAACCTTGCTATTAGTGTCATCCAGTTCAACCTTAACACTGTCAGTTCCGTAGCGTTTTTGTTGCTCCACATAAGCATTTACATCATGGATATATTTATGAATAGCCATTCCTACACCTCCAAAATAACTTGTCTATAATAAATTATCATGAAGGAGACTATAGTATAATACACAGTAAAAGAGAGACACAAGGTAGCTACGAAACTAGGGAATCAGCTACAGGGTCATGGCGGTGGGTATCTCCACTTCCCTATACTATTCACTATGCCAGTTCGTAGTGCGTTGCTCTCTCTTCCTTTTTCTTTTTTCCCTCCCCTCCGTGGGGATTCCTCGGTGTCTTACCCAAATATTTCCATTGCCACTTTTATGAAATACAATATCAGAAGACCTCTTACTGAAAAGTCAAAGATGCGTTCACCTAGTGCTTTCTTCTCTTCCATTGATAGCCACCCCCTGAACTTAGATTTCCCCAACCCATCACAGGAATATTCTTCCGTATTAGCAGGAAGCAATGGCATTGAACTCGTCCCTAGTAATGTGACAAGCTAGACCAACGTAAAGTTAAAGCAAACCCGAAACGACCCCCCGAAATGACCCACCGTCACTTTTTGGTAATGAGGGGGCAATGCTAGTACACTCTTTGTTTCTCTAGGTGTCCCACTTCTCAGCAAAACCGAAACATTTTTTCTTACTCTGGGGTGTCTCCGCACTGGGTTGCGAAAATCATGAGTATGGAGGAGATTAGAATGACGCAACTTGTAGTTAAGTGTAACCACAATCAGGTGAGCAAGCCTAAGAAGTCTGAAGTAATTAAGTGGGATTTCATAAAACCTCAATATGAAACTAAGTCGATTCATAAAGGAGAACTAGAGCAGGGTAGAAAGTCACTGGTTAGATGGTTTGGAGAGATGATTCTACCTACAGCAATCGTTACTAGACTAGGGATGAGAGCTACCCATGCATTTGCAGCTACTCAGAATGCTAATGACCTACGCAGAGGGTTCATGGATATAGTTGACATATTCACTGCAATAGCAGAGCCAATACTTTGGTTCTACGCTCTGATAGGGTTTATCATGATGGCAACAGGTAAGAGTAAGGATGCTGGGTGGAACAGAATTAAGAACGTAGGATACGCTTACATTGGAATCTCAATGTTACCTACAATGTTCCAGATGCTACGTTGGATTTCCAATATCATCCGTTCGTCTATATCTTTCTAAGGAGGAATCAGATATGAGTAAAGCAATTACAGCAGTTGACTTGGGGTATATGTATACAAAAGGTATTATCAATGGTAAGCCAATCATAATCAAGTCGGTTGTGGGTGTAGGGAAGGATAGAAAGCTGAAGGAGTTTAATAAGAGTGTAGCAGACTCGTTTGCAGTAGACAAAAAGCATGACGACATAGAGTACAGAGATGCTCATGGCATACACTTTGTATCAGACTTGGCAATAACTCAATCTAGAATCGTTAAACACTCTCTGACGAGTGACCGCTTTGATAGTGAGGTTACAAAGATACTATTAGGAACTATCCTCGGTCTAGGAATGAATGGTGGAGCAAAGGAAACTAACTTTGTATCAGGTCTACCAGTCAGCCACTTTGACGAATATAAGGAAGCTATCAAGAGCCTGTTCATGGATAGCAAGCATGAGTACAATATAGAGTCTTCTGGTATACGAGTTAATGGATCAGTTAAGGGTAGAAAAGGCTTATTCGTACCACAACCATTTGGGGCTTTAATGGACAGAATACTGGATGATAAAGGTGAGATAGCGGACACTAACTTAGCTAAATCAAGAGTAGCAGTAGTTGATATAGGGTTTGGTACTACAGACATCTACGTGTGTGAGGTCTTCAACAACATTGAGCAACTAACTACTAGCTTTAGCGTTGCTATGAACTCTGTAAACCAAGTCGTCTCTGATAACATCCTAGACCACACAGGGGTAAACTTTCCACTATACAAAGCAGAGCACGTAGTACAGAGTAGAGTACTGAAATCTGGAACTAAGGTGTATGACATGGCTCCAACAATAGAGTGGGCATATGAGAACGTAGCTTACGACATCACTAATAGACTGCATAACTTCTGGAAAGATGAGATACAGTTCCTAGACAAAATAATATTTGCTGGTGGTGGAGGAGCTTCACTGTATCCACATATGAAAGACCACTTTCCAAATACAGAGCTATCACAGAATGGTCAGCTTGCAGTAGCTAGAGGGTACAATAAATGGGGAGTTAGAAACCTGATTAGGGGTGTATAATATGGCTGATAAACAGTATACGTTCAGAACAACTAAGTCTACAGAGTGGTTGGAAGACCACTTAAATGATATGAAGGATAGAAGCGGTTTTATCCGAGAGTGTGTACTATTTGCAGTAGAGCATGACCCAAAACTGGCACAGAGGTTATATGATAACATCACATCAGAGATAATGTCACAGACTCCTATCAAATCACATCAGAGACAGGAGAAGCCTAGTAAACCCAAGAAAAAAGTATCACATCAGAAACCTCAGCTCCCAGTGTCAGATACTAAACCAGTACCTCAGATAAAAGAATCCAAGCCCAAGATACTTGTCCAGCAGGGCAAAGAGATAGACCTAGACAAGGCTTTAAGCATGAATGCTAAACAATTTCAATAGGAGGGGTTCAAATGGAAAAGAAACCAGTAAGTAATAAGGTGTTATACGTTGTCGGTGCAGGGTTGGTTACAGCAGGTATGGTGACTATCAAGGTGTTAACATGGTCAGTAAACAAGGCAGTAGAAGTACTACTGGAGGTACAATAACATGTTCTGGGTTAGACTGGTTGGAAGTATATGTAAGACGCTCTTGATAATGGGAGCTATTGAATATATAGCTCCTGGATTCTCATATCAGGTGGCATACAAGACTGTCAAGGTACTGATGGGCATGTGGATGGGAGGTCACTAGGATGAATGTACGAAAGATGGCATATTCTTGCATATACGTAGTAATTTCTCTAGCAGTACCAGAGTTATCTGGAAATGGTCTAAAGTTTATTGGTGGTATAATAGGTGGTATCTTTGATGCAACGTTTGAGTCTATTGGTGAGAAGGCTAGGGAAGAGCTGATGTATGTAGTACCAGAATTTATGCAGGGATGGTTTAAATAGGAGGGATTGAGATGCAACCAGAGGTTAATATTGTTAATCCAACTACTAAGGAGAAGATACGTTTAGTAGAGAAAGAGGAAATACAGTATGTGACACTGGAGATTATTCCTAGTAAGATGACATCTAATGCAGGAGTGAGATGGCTTATAACAGAGTTCGCTACACTGTTCACGCCACTAAACAAGCGCATAAACTTTGCAGGCGGTAGACTAATCTACACTCCAGAGATGAATATATGGTGGGAAGTTGTGATACACAAAGGTCAGGTAAAGTTCTATCTGGTTATACCTGATAAAGACCACTTAAAGGATGCACTTACTAGACAGATAAGAAGATGCTGGAAGCGTTCTACAGTTAGGGAGGTGAAAGACCCTCTGCCCAACCTTCACATGGACAACACTAGCGTTACTAAGATGTCCTTACAAAATCATCCAGCACTAGCCTTGGACATGGAGAATCCTAAGTATACCCCACTCGACTCTATTCTAACAACTACTAACTATCTCAAGGATGAGGATTATGCGATACTACAACTAGGAATGAGACCGCTTGGTGAGTCTTGGAATGAAACTATGGTTGGGATTGGTGAAAATATCAAGGAAAAGAACGTCATTCCTAAGAAAAAAGGTACGATGTTTACATCAAAAAACGTCTTGGTGGGCTTGGCTAACGTTGTGGGTCTTGTGCTTGAAGAACTTATGAACATAGTAGGTGATTTCCTCATACCTGGCTGGGAGATGAATACTGAATTTAGAGAGTCACTAAAGCGAAAGGCACACGAGGGACGTTCTAAATCCTCACTACGTAAGAAGTATAGTGAAGGGTTCAAGATTAACTTTAATGCAATAGCAATATCTGAAGATGAGGATAGACGTAGGGCTATCACGAGAAGCCTTACAGCAGGTTTCCACCCTTTAGAAGGGGATAATAAACTAGTGGCGAAGGAAGTAGAGGGTAGAGACAAAGTTAAAGCCCTCAAGAATATTAGAGAGCGTAAGATGGTTGTTAAGATGAATGGAGATGAGCTATGCTCCCTAGAGTTAGCTAAGATAATACAGGTGCCTGACCAAGTGCTACAGATGGAGCACCAAAGTGAGCTAGACACTGTTCAACATAGGAGTTCGGCAGATATACCTAAAGAGATATTTGAAGATGATGGTCAGGGTATACCGTTTGCGACATATGAGGACACAGATGGTGAAACTAAGACAGTATACTTCGCAGGAGATAACCCTAACCTACTGTGTATGTCACGTGTAGTAATAGGAGAGCCAGGTAGTGGTAAATCTACCTTTGCAGCTAGCTTTGCACTAGATGCACTGGAGAAAGGTTATGGGTCTATGGTAGTAGATGCAGCAGATGGTAAGTTAGCACAGAGGATACTGAACCTAGTTCCACCAGAGAAGAGGGATAAGGTAAAGATAATAGACTTCTTAAACTCAGAGAACCCTGTGGGGTTGGGCTGGAATGAGATATTCAGAGGTAGGAATGCTGATGTTATTGAGGACTTAATTACTGAAGAGATTCTGTCATACGTTGAGTTAGTGGCAGGTACAGAGTTGAGCATGACATCTAGAATCTGGGTTGAGAATGCTGTACGTGCAGTGTACACTACCCCAGATGCAACGTTGCAGGATATTGAGAATATGTTGAGCAATGCGGAATACAGAGCTAATGTTATCCCTCATATTGATGACCCAGAGTTGCGTAGTGACTGGGAATACTTCCATGAGAAGATGACTAAAGAGGACAGAAAAGCTATATATGAGCAAGCATTCAGACGCCTAGCAGTTGTAATGCGTAAGAAGGCTTTAAAGAGTTTCATACTTCAGAAGCCTAAGAAGGATGAGAAAGGGGAATACCTAGTAGACTTCAGAAAATGGATGGATGAGGGATGCCTAGTATTAGTCAAGGCTAATGAAACACTGGGTGAAGAGAACCAGACTGCACTAGTATCATTCCTGATATCCAAGTTCAATCTTGCCATCATTAGTAGAGAGGATATTGAGGAAGAGGATGACCGTAAGCCATGCTTCATTATACTGGATGAGCCAGACCACTATATCAAAGGTAGTGAACGTTGGAGAAATATGTTAACTCGTTACAGAAAGTATCGTTGTGGTCTAACATTTATGTTCCATGGATGGGAACAGTTAAAGGCTATGGATAAGTCTCTGCCTAAGATGATACGTAAAGCTGGTCCACACTATGTTATATTCCAAACAGATAGAGATAACTTAAAAGAACTGGAGTCTGTTATTCAACCAGAGTTTAGTGCAGACCAAATAGCAAAGGGTATGCCTAAGCACCATGCAATCGTCAAGCTAAAGATGTACAATAAGAAGGGTGAAGCTACTCCCCCATTTATGGTTAAGGCTATTAATGAGCCTGAAAAAAGATATAAGAAGTATAACAATAATGACCTATATGAAACGAATGCAAAGCTTATGGGAAGACCGAAACAGGAAGTGCTGAATGAGTTGTTCCGATACAAGAACAATGCAGAGTTTGGTGTTGAGTTAGTAGAGGAAGAAGACAAAAAGGGCAAAACCCCACCAAAAAAGACCCCTATCGACATTGATGAAGATGAGCGTAGAGAACAACATGAAGAGGAATTGCGTACACTAGAAAAGGATGCAGGTGCATTGGTGACTAAGCTACTAGAGGATGGTGATGAAGAAGGTGCAGAGGAAATAATGGAATTACTAGAGGAAGTACTAAATGACGATGGATTGGAGGAAGGTTGATATGAAAGGTATCTATAAGCGTCCAGAGGTAAAGCAGATTACCAAAGAGTGGGTGTACAATAACTGCAACAACATTACGGAGAGGGATATGGGGTTGTTGAGGTTACTGGCTGATAAGAGGGTGCTAAAGAGAGACCAGATACAACGACTTTATCCAGAGTTTGCTAGTACTGAAAGGCTTAACAATAGGCTGAAGATACTGTTCAACAAGCATGTAATAGATAGGGTAGTTCCTCCTGTACCTTTAGGGCAGGGGAGTGCTCAACAGCACATATGTATTGATAGGGCTGGAATAATATTGTTGGATATGGAGCGGTATAGCAAACCAATCAAGTATGACTCATCTGGTCAGCGAATACTAGTAGATGGGTTCCACCACAGGGTTGCCATTAACGAATGTGAATGCTTGATACAGGAAATTCTTAGAGAACTAGGGGGAGAGATGATATATTATGAGACGGAAGAGAAGTGCCACTTTAATGACAGTTACATTAAGCCCGACATTGTTTGCATATTTAAGTGTAAGGGTAAAGGATATGGATTCTGCATTGAGGTCGACATGGGTACGGAGAGGTTACCAATTATCAAGAACAAGATTGACAATTACAAAGATTACTATGTGTCCAAACAGTGGGCTAAGAAAGAATGGGCGAGGGTATTCAAGAATCCTACGTTTCCACGTGTTCTACTGTTAACTCGTAACGGATTTACTAAAAGAGTGAATGAGATGAGGAACTATACACATGGCTCGATGGTTAGATTCTTGAGTGGTACACATGAGGACTTCACAAACATAATAAACTCTATATTAAAAGGTAGCCTGTAATGGGCTACCTTTTTGTTATGCATATAAAAGTCTCCCACATTTACCACAAGTAACTGGCTCACTGTTATCGTAAGATATACCAAATGGTGCTTCTTCTGTATGGTACTCTGTAACGTTGTGATCTGGAAGGTCTATAATATTAACACGTCTACCTTTAACAAAGGTATCCAGCTTGGCTAGTGTCTCAGCTTTACATCTAGGCTGATATATGCCATACTCATCTTTTAAATAATACTTTTGGATATGCTCCATAAATTGTGGGCTAATGACCTGCCATCGGTCTGCCATTGCTTCTAGGAACTCTGTTGTAAAGGCTGGGAAATCTACCGTAATGGATGATACCAAGCTTTTATTCATTTCCACCAGTTGCAATAGGTCTAGTGGCTTCATTATGTGAGGGAAGTAGTCTACGTGACACGACACGAAAACTTTCCACGCTTTTGCTACAAACATCATCTCCCTGATGTCTTTCATCTCGGAGGACTCCTGCTGTATCAACTTTCGTGCAGAGTCGTCTAGAGAGTTAATAACAACCCTCAAAGTCGAGCGGTTCTGTTCCCCCATCTTCTTAACAAGATAGGTAGGTATCGCCTTTCCTGTCTTTAGAATTACTGGTACATTTTTATCCAGTACAAAGTTAATCTTCTCTTCCCAGTTGCTCACTAGGTGTGTAAAGTAGATAGGGTTTTGTAATCCTAACATTAGGTAATCATTAAGGTCACCTACAGTCATTCTATCTCCCAACACCGCATATGCGTGGTCATTGTGCTTAACGATTTTTTGATTGTAGCAGTGACAAAAAGATACAGATATAGGACTTCTATTTACGACAATAGGAGTCCTTATGATGTTATCACTATTCATATGTCTTACCTCCTGAAACTTAATGAAAGGGTGTACCCTGCATTGGCACACCCTTTTATATTACTGATACGATTTCTTCAGATTCATAATCAGACGCATACGTGTGATAGAATCATTGCTATAGTCCTTCCATTCCACATTACGCTCTGCTGCTAAATCCTTTAACGCTTGGAAACTCATAGGTTTGAAGTCTGGCATATCAGCTGAATATTGGACAGGGTCTTTCTTCTTAGCTTCTGCTTTAGGTTTAGCAGGAGTAGTTTTCTTAACTGTTCCTGTGCTACCAGTAAAAGGCTTGTCCGACTTTGGTGCTGACTTAGTTGTAGCTTTAGTCTCTTTAGGAGTTTCTACAACCTTCTTCTCTTTCTTACGTGGGGTTGGAATGTTAGCCCCTTCCATACGTGCCTTACATTGTCCTCGTACATCACACTTCTGACATTCAGGTACACTCTCATCGTGTGCAATACCAAAACACGTGCTCTCTTGTAACGCTTCTAATAGTTTCGAATCAATACTTCCAAAGAAACTCATAACTACATTTCCCCCATTCACATGTAATCACTTATAAAAGAAGTGATTTATTTGATTTTTTCTCCTAAACTGCTATCTCTCTAGTACTGTAATGCCAACGGTGCTTTCTCCCTAATCTCTTGCATTACGTTGTCATATTGCTTACCTGTTAACCCTAAGGCTCTCTGTATGTGCTTCATTCTTACTGTTGTGTCCTTAGGGATGTTAATACGTTTCCCTTGTGATTTAAGCATGTTCTTACGTGCAGTATCAGCCCATACCTGGAATAATGTAGCTTCGCTAGGTTCAATAAGCTCTTCTAGGAAGTCTCTAGCAACTTCACTTAACATCTCTTTTAGCTTATCCATTCCATTATCTCTGTACATTCTTTCTACTACATCATAACCCTTGCTGTCTTCTATGTTTGTAAACGCATCCTCTAGGTCTATGTAGGTGAACTTGCTCCCTCCACCTTTATTATCCATCTGTCTGTATAAAGACTTACGGAAGATAGGAGCAAATTCGTCCATGTCTTTATTCTCACCCATGCACCACTTATCCCAGCAGTCATACAACTTAATCATACCTTCTTGGTATAAGTCCTCTGCTGACAACATACCATCCAGTGTACTGTTCTGTGCTTTCTGTCTTGCTGCATACTTCACTAAGTTGTTAAACTGCTTTACTACTGCGTCCCAAGATAATTTAAGTGCTTCACCGTTTCTACATAGATTAGACATATTCAATTTTCCCCCATTTAGATATAATTACTTCACGTTAATAATACGCTTGCCAACATCTTGTAATGCTTTGCCCATCTTTAGAGCTTGGCGACCTGTCATCATAAAGCCCTTACCAGGTACCCATTCCCCATCCCTAGTCTCTCTCCACCATTTCTGTGCTGATACTCGGATGCCTAAGTGCTCATCCCTAACCAATAGTACCCTCAACATCTGTGTGCTGGAGATAGGGATTGACAGACAGTCCTCTAAAATCTCAGCCTTTAACTCAGGTTTATAATCGTATACCTTCTTGGTGTTCTCCATAATACCCTCTCCTTTTGGCTCTGGTTCGTTGCCACTCGTGGTGGCGATGAATTCATTTTTGCAAAATCCACTCTGTTTGTCAATCTCTCTTTTCTAGGGGTGGGGGAGACCCGATTTCTCTAGCCCTCAAGTAATAAAAAAGAAGAGGGGAAAACCCTCCCCTCTCCTGACCTATTTAGGTAACTTACCTGCTTTCTTTAGAGCCATTATTGCGTTCATACGGTCTATTGGAACATTGTTAGTCTTCTTCACATCTAGCTTATGAGCAGTTACCATTTTGAATAGTTCCTCTGTAGTCAGGTCACCATATTTGGCTTTCTTCTTCTTACCCTCTTTAGGCTTAAACATCTCTGGGAAGAAGAAACGTTGCATAGCCATTGAGATTCTCATACGGTGGATATTAGCATGTTCTGTAGGTGTCCAAGTTAAGCCAATCGCCTTAGCGAAGTATTCAACAGTATGTGTGTCGATGTCCTTATACCAATCCTTAAATTCCTTTAGTGTCTGGAATTCTGGTAGCTGTTCTAGGATTTCCTCTTTAGTATTCATAATATCTTCATCTCTTACGTAGCTTATCATTTGTGGCTCTTCATCATCTTCTTCTACTGTTTCTACTTCCTCTGCTACTTCTTTAGCAACCGCTTCATCTGTCTTAGCCTTAAAGTTTTCCCACTCTTCTTCAGTAGCTTCAGCCTTGATACCGTCTCCCACTTCCTCTGCATTCACTAATTTTACCTTACCCTCTAATGCACCGCCCTCTTGAATATCACGTTTTAACACCTTAGGTACATTCAGTACTGCTGCTACAGCCTTCAGATCAGGTACATATTGTCCTTCTACCTCATACATTTGTTGGTTAGTCATTCGTCAACATCTCCTTTATACTCAATTTGGTTTTGGTTGATTGCTCAACCCTTGAATTCATTTTTCCCGTCCTCTCAGAAAAAATAAAGAGACAAGCCAGTAGGAAAAGTAACCCATTTTCCCTATCAAGCTTGTCTCATCTTACAAAATAGCCTACAGACCGTAAGCCTTGATGACTGTTTCTTTAGAAACACTAGCAAGTAATTTATCCAACTCACAGATAACTCGTGGCTCTAGACCAACTTTTGCTACTGCAAAATGATTAAAGTCTTGTGCACCTACTGTTATGGCACTAAAGTCATCTAGATTCATCATTACATAATCAGTATCGAAGTTACGGCTGAATATAACCATAGGCTTCATATTGATCTTCTTAGCATCTCTAGTAGCCTGTGTCCACCATTCTTCCATTTCTCCAGTACCCTTTAAGAACTGGTTTAAATCCCAGCTTTCACGCTTCTTACACTCAATAGTAAAAGGGAATATTGAGTCTGGTGGCGTTACAATGTCACCTGTTACTCGGTTATCCTCTTTCCACTGTAATCCACCACTAGCAGGTGTACGTTGGAACTGTTCACCCCACCAAGAGCCTAGAGCCTTAGCAATCTTACGCTCATACTCTGCACCCTTGTTTTTACTATTAATACCCTTCTTACCTGTCTTAGCCATTTCCAAAACCCCCTTAAATTATACCCTTCTTAAACAAAGAAAATAGAGAGAGGATATCCTCTCTCTAATCTATGTTAACCCTTACGGGGCATATGTTTTTTAAGGTAGTGTAACGCAAATGTGATAACAAATGCACCAACTAGAGTAATAACGAACACTTCATGACTGATGTGTAGACCAAACACGCTTCCACCCATCTTAACTGCAATTGCAAGTATCAAGAAGTATGCTGTGTTCTCTAGTTCTGGCACTTTCTCCATTAACCATAGGAATAATTGAGCCACACCACGCATCATTAGAATCCCTATCATTCCACCCATGAGTAGCACCCAAACCTGTTCAGATACACCAAGTGCTGCTAGAATACTGTCTACGGAGAATGCTACGTCCATAATCTCAACAGAGATAACTGTAGCCCAGAATACACCGAACCATTTTACAAGTATTCCACCTGTATTGAATTCCTTGCCCTCTTCTTCTGCACCTTTCTTACGATAGTGGTCAATTACAATCCACAGTAAGTATAATGCACCAATCAATTTAACGTACCACAACTTGATTAGTAAAGTTCCTACTCCAATGAATAGGAATCTGAAGAAGTAAGCACCCAGTAATCCGTAGAATAAAGCTTTCTTACGTTGTTTCTCTGGTAAGTGTCGTACCATAATGGCAAGTACGAGGGCGTTATCTGCTGATAACAAGCCCTCGAGAACTACTAAGCTTAGTATTAAGCCCCAAGCCGATTTACTAGTAAGTACCTCTCCCCACATGCTCCAGTCAAAGAACTGCGCATATGTATCAAGTATATGTTGTAAGATTTCCATATATTAAAAGTCCCCCTGTAGGCACAAGTTTTCTAGCTTATTCATTGAATTTCCACTTGTAGCTTTACCAATAGCACGGAAATTCCAGTCTCCGTTACCATCACGGTATAGCTCTGCTACAACGATACCTCTTTTATCCTTGAAGTCTGCACCTAATTCATAACGTACAATCTCATTACCTTTATCATCCTTAATGCGGATGTATGATCCAGGTACCCACCCAAAGTGACCATTCATAGGAGAGAATACATTGGCAACAACGAACAGCTTATGCACATTAGGAGGTATCTTTTCAAAGTCTACATAGATTTCCTCATTGTCATTAGCACCCTTCTTGTCATTACCTGTAAGGTCATCCCCAGCATGTCTTACCCCTGGAGCACGTAGATTACCATAATACACTGTTGTCAGGCGTTGATTAGTATCCTTAATTAGGAATACTGAAGAATCAATGTCCATCTTTGGTACTTTAGGGGATTCTGTCACAATCTCACCGCTTCCTCCTTTAAAAAAGGAAGAGAATTTTTGCATAAAGCTCTTTGCCTCTTCTTTAGAAGGGCTAGCGTGGAGTACTTTCGCACCCCAGCTAAGACCAACTGTTACTGTTTTTAGACCATTATTGACTTCTTTAGACAGATTAATTGTTTGACCCTTGGACAGGTTTATCGGCATCCTTAGTTACCTCCTCTTTGTTCTCTACTTCTTGCTTAGTTGGAATACCATAGATTTCATTGTAGATAGGTGTACCAACTTCATTAAGCTGTTCTTCTGTAGCAATACCATTTTGTAACATGAACTCTGTAAGAGTCTTAATCTGGATATACATTGTACGCATTTGCTCCATTAAAGGCTTTTGGGACTTAATAACCATATCACGTGCTTCTTCACGTGTAATCATGCCATTCCAGTAAGCTTTCTGCTTCTGAATCTCTTTCTCCTTACGCTTAATCTCTTGTTGTCTCTGTTGCTTTAGCTTCTTCTCATCAATGTTTTTACCTTTATTTACTGTTGTCATCTAAATCATCTCCATTTTTATATTTTCTTGCTACTTCTTTTTGGAAACGAGCCACATCCATATGGTATTTACGGATGTAGACTCTAAACCAAAATGCTTTCCAGTAATCAATGGTGTATATATCCCACCAGTTTCTCACTTAGTCCACTACTACCCACTCTTCAGAGAACTGCTCAATAACGGTCTCTTTCCAAGGTACTCTGCCAAAGCGAGACTCTACATACAGATAAGGAGCTGTATTAGCACTACCCTCATCTGGAAACTGTGCTCGAATAACTACTTCTGGTGACCAATGTGGAAGGCGCATGCCCTTACCTGTTTTAACCTCTTCAAATGCAGTTCCGTAACCCATATTAGTTTCCTCCTCCTAGACGTTCTTTACTACCAAAGCCTTCCTGACCACGTGCAGTATTACCTGCATATTCAAGGAACTCACCGTATGTAGCGAAGCCCTTAGGTATAACTTTAGTGTAACGCTTGATAACCATTTGTGCCAACTCATCGTAGTTAGCTACACGAACTGTTTCAGTTCCAACATTGTGTAAAGCTAAACGAATATTACCACGGAATGGCTCATCAATAGTGCGACACAATAGAGTTATTTTTAGCTTAGATGTGCCTGAACGTGTGTCCAGCATACCATAGTGACTTTGTGGGATAGCCATGTGAATACCAGTCTTTAGAGTGTAGCTACATCCTGGGTGGATGTCTACAAACCCTTCAGTACTGAATTCACCGTCAAGTAAACGCTCATCAAAGATAGGTAAATCAATACCTGCATCTCCATCGTGATGATACTTTAGTTGATATCCTGGGATATCAGAGAAGTATGGTAATTCTGGTTGACCTAGCATCATGTCCTTAAATGAGGTAAACTCCTGTTGCATTTGTCTTAGTGCTGTTTCTAAATCTAACACCGTTCTTTCTAAATTTCCTACGTGGCTCATGTCCTCGTCCTCCTCAATTGCTTGTTCGACTTAAAAAAACCCCTCCACGAAAACTCGTCTCCCTGCTATTCCAAAGAGTCAGGAATTATGTCCTTACGAGCCTTTTTAACTTCTGTTTCTGCTTCTTCAATAGTGTCATAGATACCAATGTGGAAATACATACCTTGAGTCTGTACATAAGCTTCATACCTTCCTCTAGAGTTAAGTTTGACACCCCTAACCCCTGTTTTAGACTTGTTTCTAGCTTTTTTGTTCTGACCATTCTGACCTGCCGTGACTGCCCTTAGATTATCTCTGGTGTCGTTTAGAGTATTCCCATCTTTATGATCAGCTACTAAGGGGTTGCCTTTCCTCAAGTCTAGTATAACCCTTGACAACTTTTCCTTACGGTACTTCCATCTTCCATTAGAATCTCTATGGGTTCTAACATTAATTTGAGCATACCACTTAGGATTATCTTCGTTTTTACCACTATTGCCAGCATGCCACTTACCATCATATTGTTTCACTAGGTCTAAGTCTTCTCTGGATATTATGGTCTTCATCCCTCTGTTCAGGTAAATTTCCACTATACCCCCTTTAATTCTATAATCATTTTTCATTCTACAGCCACCCTTTTATACGACATTTAACCTCAAATAGAGGGGAATATTTCACTGCTTCTTCTATTACCTGTAAGCAACCCCTAGCACCAATCCCATTTGGGTCAGCTTCTTTGTGAGGCATTCTACAAACGTATACGTCATCAAAATGCTTGTATAAACGCTTTGCAATCCTTATAGCATATTCGAAAGCATCACCATCCAGCATGACATAGATAACTTCTATCTTGTCTTTATTTGATACTAACTTCATGAACTGTGTGTCAGACATAACTTTCCCATGAATAGCAGCTCCACTATCACCTATCGTGTATGCATCCATTTTACCCTCACAGATAACTGCAACCCCGTTATCCAGTATTAAGTCAATGTTGGATACAACCTCCGACTTATCTACTGCCATCATCCCCCTGTCTATTTGCTCCTCAGTTAGGGATGGGTTCAGTACCTTCCTGTAATGCTTCTTCAGAAGCTTTAGCTTAGGTGCTGGATCTATTGTTCTTGCTTGCCAGTATATGAGTTCATAGTCCTCAAAGTCTGGCATAATTATACGTCTGTCGTACTTCCCTCCATCACAGTAACCAATTGAGTAACGCTCTGCCATACTAAGAGTCAGTCCCCTGCTCCTAATGTACTTGACCATCTCTTTTCCTAACTTGCCCCTAGCTTCTTCTATTGGGACAAACTCTTCAGGTAGGGGATGTATAGTCTTAGCTATCTCAATCTCTGGTGCCTTATACAATCTCTTGTATATCTCTTCCTCTAGGTCATCTGGTAGCTCCTGCTCATATCCATCGTACTCTCTGAAGATATCCAGTGCTTCTTTATATGAAATCTGGGTATAGTCAGCTATAAGCGAGATTAGAGTACCAGTTGCATCACAGTTGTGACAAAAGTACACCTTTCTATCCACATTGACAAACATCCTGTCTTTATGGTCTTTGCAGAAAGGACATTGATAGCTATACTGGTCACCCTTCTGCGTCTTATGGTAATTACCCTCTCCTAGTGATCCATCCAGGTAGTCTGTTATCATTCCTATCACCTCTCAAAGAAAAGACCTTCCACCTAACTAAAGAGGAAGGTCTGGAAATCGTCTCCTAAGTATTAAAATTGTTACAGTGGTGCAACATCACTCATATCTTTCACTGCAAAGTACCTATGTTTCTTCTTATCAAAGTCATAAGCGTATAGCAGCATTTGGTATTCTGGGTGCCACTCAGTCTTACCCCAGTAAAACCCTGTAACCCTTACATAGCGCCTAGCCTTTTCACCACGCCAGTTGACATACACAAAGCTTACTTCATCATCCAAGTGTAAGTTAATCATGGTCTAGCAACCTCCCCTACCGCTATCCCTCTGCCTGCTAGGTAAGTTCTGACAACTGTTAAACCCATAAACTGAGTTATGTCTGGCATAGGCTCTAGTGGATTTTTACTCATTTTATGATGAATTTCCTTACACTGGTCATATAGCTCCTCATAGGTTTCATTGTCTAGAATGATATATGCAGGCTTAGTATACCTTTTTGTTCTAAATTCGTGTATCTCCTTCATGATTCTTTTTTCAATATCATACTCTCTAGTGACCAATTGTTATTCCCTCCCCTCTTCCGTGCACTACTATTATGTGCAAGTTATCAAACGTCAAACATGTAGGAAAATCAGGGTTGGGTAACTCTGATGGTGGTAGTATAGAAGCCCAGTCAGACAACTGACTAAGCTTTATCTTGGTGTTCTCATCCATTATGATATACCTTGGCTTCTTATTTGTAGCCTTTAGAAAATCAATAATCTTTGTACGTATTTCACGTTCCATCTCCTGTAAATGAAGCCTAGCCTTAGACCTCATATCTAGATTATCAAAGATTTCCTTAGTTATAGGCATATCCATATGAGGTATAGAATGGTCTAAACCAAATCTACCTGGAGCTAATGCTAATTTGTCTTTATCCTTACGCTGCAAATTCATACACCACCGTTTCTCCACCCTCTTTAACTATGTTTAAGAACTTGCTAAACATCTGTTTAAGGTGTTCGTTATGAGTGATAACAATAACTGTACCAAAGATTCTAGCCTTCTCTTGTAACAGTTCAATAACAGTGTTACAGCCAACTTCATCTAGACCATCGAATACTTCATCATATACGATGATGTCCAGCTTCTTATTAGACCTAGAAGATACAAGGTCTTGCAGAGCCATGTTAATAGCTACGTCAACCCTACGCTTCTCACCGTTACTGTTACCTTTGTATTCATCATCTCCATGAATGTTGGTTACGTTTACAGAGAACTTGTCTTTAATCTTACCATTTTTAAGCTTCTCCTGTGTAGTGAACTCAACCTCAATAGTGGATTCTGTTAGTTTAGATAGATAATAATTAGCACGTTCATTAAGGAAAGGAGTTACACTATCTAGTAGAACTGACTTAATGCCTTGGTTACCAAAGCCATTAACCCAGAATGTATACTTCTCAGCCATAGCCATGTGCTCTGACAATTTTTTGTTAAGCTCTAGTATCTCAGCTTCAAGGTTCTTAGCATCCTCTATGTTCTTCTCAATAAGCTCTGTGAAAGTAGTGTTCTTTAAGTCTTCCTGCTCTTTTATCTGTTTCTTAATACTAGACATTGTCTTCTCAATAGAAGCCTTCTTATCACCGATAGACTTAATATCACTATTCGTTTCTGCTAATTCTGTACGTAGGTCATTCAGGTTCTCTTCTAGAGGTTTCTTGTTCTCTAGCTTCTTGTTAACCTTCTTCAAATACCCCTCCATCTCTTTCAAATCTTCAACCGCTTCTTCACGTTCTTCCTTGTTTTTGTCTATATCACTTTGTAGGTGATTTTCGATTGCAGTTGTGTCTTCCAAAGGAAGCGATTGACCGCATGCAGAACAGATTTCTGGTATATTTCTTTTGTTCTTGACGTCATCTAGCTGTTTTTCTGTCTTCTTAATGTGCTTGTCATATTTATCAATCTCCTTCTCTAAGGAGTTAATAGTGCCTAGCAGTTCTGTCTTCTGTTTCTCAGTTGACTCGTAGGACTCTAGACCTTTCTTCACCTCAGCTATTAAGCCTTCTATTTCAGCCTTATCAGATTCTAAGTCCTCTGTACTAGGCTGTAAAGATAACTGGTCTTCTAATTCTTCATACTCTATATTAAGCTGATTAATGCGTACATCCACTGTCTTCTCTAGTGCTGCTTCCTTAGTCTGTAAGTCTTCAATAGTTGTCTTGATAGTAGCCAGACCTGTTTGGCGTGACTGGATATCAGAAGTTAAGTCAGCTATCTTCTTGTCCTCTTTAACTAGGCTCTTCTTAGCTTCCTCCTGCATGTCCTTGAATAGCTCAATCTGTAGCATTCTCTCAAGCACTTGCTTTTGAGTAGCATCAGTTGCTAAGGCAAACATGGTACCTGCACCTTGTCCAAACATGATAGAGTTAGAGAAGGTTACAAAGTCCATACCCACAATGTCCTCAATCATCTTGTCAGTATCAGTGTCACTCTTGCCCGTTATATTCTCACCATTTCTGTATAGTAGAACATGGTTCTTATACTCTCGATGTTTACGATGGCGAATAACTTGGTACTCATCTCCCATATCGTCATATATTTTAAGAGACACTCTAGTGTCTTTCCCAGCAACACGGTTTACTACCTTGTCAGGCTTAAAACCACGGATTGTCTTACCATAGATACACCATGTTGGGGATTCAGACACTAAGGTAGACTTACCTGACCCATTACTATCAAAGGCTGTAGAATCCTTATTATCCCCTTGCACTAACACTAGCCCTTTGTTAGAGAAGTCTATTCCTGCTTTCTGAATAGACAGGAAATTCTGTACTTCCATTTCACCTAATCTCATTCGTCTTCCTCCTCATTCCTACTCTTAGATTCAATTGCTACCCCTACCAACTCTAGAATGGCTACGACCACTTCTGCTATAACCTCACCAATTATCATATTCTCTCACCTCTCGTAGGTCAATCGCCCTTCACAAATAAAAAAGAAAGCGATTGAGAAAATTCTCAACCGCTACTTTAGGACTCCCCATTCTCTAAATCTATTCACTACTAGACCGAACTTACGCTTCAAACCATCAGCTCTATCCTTCCTAGCAGCATGGTATAGCATCTCTTCTGGGTATTTAATTTCAAGAGAATCCCACTTCTTATTAAGCATCTTGCTATGTCGTACCATACTCTTTTGGAGCATTTCTGCTTCCATAGGGTCTAGTTCCATGATGACTTTACCTTTTTCCTGTTTAACTATCTTCAACTTAACCCCTCCGCTTCTTACCACCTCTAGGCTTAGCTGGAGCTGGCATTGTTACCTTTTTAAGGTCTGCTGTAGGTACATCATCAAACCAAAGGTCATTATACTTATTTACATAAAACTCACCAGTGTTACCCCAACCGCACCAACCAGTACAATTATAGTTAGCGTCTGAACGACCCTTCTTATATATCGTGAAGTCAGCACACCAAGGACACCATATATGTTTTTCATTATTCTTTAATTTCCTAGCTAATCTAGGAGGTCTCTCATCCTCTGGAATAGGAAATGCAAACCACTTACCATTTCCTATTCCTCTCTCTGTGAAGTAGGTAATAGCCTTACGCTTAATCTTAACAGGTTGACGTACACATGTAGTACACATCGTTTACACCCCTTTCGCTTGCTGTACCTTCTGAAGTATTTCTAACCCTACCTCCAAGGCATCTGGGTTATATTCCTCAGAGTACTTAGTTATAATATCCTCAAAGCTCATTCCTATTTTAACAGGGACTCTTAGCTCTTCCTTGTACTCTTTCTTTAGGATGACCTTATATAGAAGGTTCGAAGGGGCTATGGACGATAGGTGTCCTGCATCTTCAGCATTAAGTTCAAAGCGTAGGTAGTTACCTGCTTCAGCATGTTTCTGTAGTTCCTCTCCATCATGTATAGCATCGGCATCTAGAGTTAAGAACTTAGGGTTAGGGATAGGAATCAACTGGGTGTGGTAGCGTTTGCTATCGTCTGCTACTACAAACCCTTTATCCTCCCCCTCATCTCCGTGACTATGCTCTAGCGGGGAACCTACGTACATTACATGAGGATACCCTCCTAATAGCTGATACATGTGGAAATGACCTAAGAACACGTATTTAAATAGGTCTGGTCTCAAGTCCTCTACAGTGAATGCATCAGCCATAGGGAAGTTACCGTTACCCACGAATCCCCCACTAACACCTAAATGACCTAGTAGGATAGGATTCTCCAAGTCTGCTGGTACAGATTGTATAAAGTCCTTGACCATCTGTGCATTCTTGCTATAAGGAACACATACTACGTTTGCATCCCCAAACTTCACTATACGGAACTCATCAACAACCGTCACATTATCTAGTTCCTTAAAGGAGTGTAGAGAGTGTTGAGGTAGGTCACTGTTATCTATCTGATCATGGTTACCTGGTATCATCAGCACCTCAATACCTGCTTCACCGATAGACTTAATCTCATCACGCAGACTATTGTAAACCACTGTATGTACTCTTGCCCTCTGATGATATAAGTCTCCAGCAAACATCATATGTTTAATACCATTCGCCAAACAGTACTCTTTCTTGTATCGTAAAGATAAAACTATATTATCAAGCCTTGTAGACCCTGTGAAGTCTGAAGGCTTATTGTGTTCTGGGTAAATGTGTCCATGTATATCTGCTGATACCGCATATAACATAATATCATCTCCTATTTATTGTAATAATCAGATAGGTACTCTATTGGTTTCTTGTGGGTTTCAACCCCGATACCTAGTGCCTTAAAAACTGAAAATATCGCTCTAGAATACCCTCTGTTCCAGAGAGCATCAACGGCATTCTCTTTCCACTCTTTCCTACAGTCCTCTATGATGTTATCAGGAATAAGGATAGCAGTTACTCTGTCATCATATAGATACTCATGCAGGTTCAGTTTGTGCATTACCCATCCTAGACCAGCCTTTATACCCCAGTCCTCTGCATCTCTATCCTCTACATCTTCCCATTTCTTTAGACAGCCCTTGATGTAGCGCTTAGACTCTTCAGTCAACTCTACATGAATACTACCCATTTTGTACCCTCCTATTTATATTGTATTGGTTCTGCCTCTTCTACGGTGAAACCAAAGTCCTCTATTAAACCTCTCAAAATGCTCAAGTGACACACAGGTCGCTTACGATGATCACAGTAACAAGCTATCGCCACTGTCTTACCTTCTGACAGCCAATTGATAACTTCACTGAACTGACTAAAGAAGTCACCACGCTCTTCCCATTCAGCTAGTAGGCTTTCAGTGTAGCGTTCAAACCACCCATCCAGTCTACCTTTTCTATTATGCTCCTTGGTGAACGTGACAAGCTCTCTAGTGGGTGCTAGTCCTGGCTTATGTTCCCACCATTGGAAATAAGTTCTACCCTTAGGTTTCCCTACAGCTAATAATTGTATGTCAGCTTCTGGTATAACCGTTCTTCCATGTATCGTACACAACAGAACCTTGCCCCTTCCCTTTAAAGAAAGGACTTCTTTGAATTCCTTCTCCGTGGTATCTTTTAAGCATCTTAAACAACGATAGAGGTTACCACTGTTGATAACCTCTACGTTGTGTCCACGCTTTTTACAACTTGGACAATTCATTATTTATTCCTCCAGTCTAAATGTGCTGATAGGCATAACACCTTGATAAGTAACAGTCTTTGTATATGTGATACCTTTTCTAACTAGGAAGCTCTCGAATCGTGCTATCTCTGTCACCATACGCATATCGTAGCTATCCACCGTTTTCTCTGCCAACATACCTACTATTGCGCTGAAGTGCTCATTCAATGTAGTGCCATGCTCTAACATTAGTTACTCCCCTTTCCCCCAGTAAACAGTTCCACACTCACTACATCCACCTACATAGTAGATGCCTTCGGTGGTGCTAATAGCCTTCATTTCAACCCTAATAAATACAGGGTCTTCTATCTTACCTGTCATTATAGAACTGACATTTATGCTCTTGGAATAACACTTAGAGCACGGAGTCTCTACCGTCATAGGGTTGTGCAATATATTGCCTAGGAAACTCCAGTAATTTAAGTCTGCTCCCTCTTTACCCAGTAGCTTTAATGGTGGTTCTTTCTCCGTCACTATTCCCATATTAATCCTCCCTTATTCGTATGAACTCAAGGTCATCGTAGCGTAGTCAATCTCGTTATTGATTGTAAGGTTGGCTTCACCATCCCTGTGCTTAGAGACATAGATACGCATTTCTCCATCTTCTTTTTCTTCCGTAGTCTGACACAGAGCCATCATAAAGTCTGCAATGTTAGCTTTATTGAATGCCTCTGCTAAGTCACCAATTGTGATAACCTTCTTGTCTAGTGCTCCACGGTTAGCCTGTGATGCAGTCCACACAGGACAGTTGTACTCTGCTGCTAAGTCACGTAAGTCTAAGTACACAGACTCTAACTCGAAACGCTTGTCAGCGTATGTTCTACGTGGTTGTACAAGGTCACCGTAATCGACGATAATAACGTCAGGCTTAACGCCTTTCTCCATCCATAGTCTAGTAAGGTATGAACGCATCGTGTGTACTGTACAATCACTTGTCTTATACTTCTTAACAAACAGTTGACCTCTCTTAGTCGCCTGCATGTTCATAATAGCTTTAAGAACCTTGTCTGGGTTATCTTTCATATATTCGAACGATTTACCCATTAAGCGTTGGTCATAACGCTTAGTTACCTGTTTCTCTGGCATCTCTAGTGTGAAGTGTACTACGTTGTAACCTTCCATTACTGCTCCTGCACCAATGTTGGTCAACGCAATAGATTTACCACGGTTAGGAGGTGCGATAACTACTCCTAGCTCTCCACCACCAAGACCTCCATGTAGAACCTTGTCTACTCCATGTATTCCTGTCGGAATTCTACGAACCCCATCATTACCCTCACGATAGTTTTCCACACGTTCTTGGGCATTTGCATAGTAATCTGTACCAAGGTCACCAATGTCTTCTCCTATTCTAAGGGCTTTACCCACAAGGTCTTCTATCTTGTTAAAGTCATCTTGTGAGCCTTTCTCTAGTAGCCCTACAGAATCCCAGATAGCCTGTTCTATAGCAGCACGCCTACCAAAGGCAATAACGTTATCCTTGATATATTCCGCATCTGACAGGTCAGCTTCGAATATGTCCAGTACACAATCCTCGTACTGGTCTTTAATCTGGGCTTTGAGTTTGTTATTCTTGGTAAGCTTCCTAATCTCTTCCCAAAGTACCTCTGTAGTTGGAGGGTTTACTTCAGTGCCTTTCTTAGTAGCACGGTCTGACTCACGCTCATAGTGTTCTTGAATGATACGAGCCATGTCAATATGAATGTCTTTTCTAAGGAACTTAGGTTTAAGTACCTCTCTGAATGTAATATAGAAAACTTTGTCACGTGCCATTAGTGCCAGTATCTTCGACTGGAACGATTCTGAAAATTCATATGTTTCAGGCATGCAATATGCTACCCCCTTCAAACTGTCCTCCGACTTAATAAAAGAGAAGACCTCAAAAGTCCTCTCTTGCCTATCCCAGTGCGATGTTAGGAGGAATATTAAAGTGGGACTCTACTTCATCAACAGTCTTTTTTATGAGTTCCTGTAGGCTTTTGGTCTCATGTATCAGCTTAAACTCTTTCATAACCAGTTTCTCCCTATTAGATTCACCTGTCATGGTAGATACAACGTCATGGAACCAAGGCACTGACCATAGATAGTATGGTGATAGTTCCCTCCAAGACTGGTATATCTTAATAGCCTTGTACTGAGCCTTGTCGTCCATAATAGACTTACTGATGTATTCATTAAGGACTTCCGCAGAGGTGATTACACCCTCTATTACTTCTTCCCTACTGCTGAGAGTTCGCTTTCCTTTTTCTTTTTTCTTGCCACCCACGTCCTTCTCTGACATACGCTTTATGTTCGCCAGATAGTTCGTGAAGTATCTCATAGCTGCAACAGAGTACATCATATGAGCCATTGGCACTCCGCCTAATCGCTTAAACTGGGATTCAATATATAACTTTCCATCCCAGTGTTGCATTCTACATACCTCGTACACTCTTTCAAAGTGTATCCATCTCTTGCTCTTGGTAGGCTCTTTAGGAGACACTACACAGTAGCCTGCCTTTCCTATTACCTTTCGTGCCAACATCTCATAATGTCTGACAATCTCTAAGATATCATCCTCCCTAGTTTCCTCCTGCAATTGTAATAGCTTTAGGTATGCTTTTACTTCCTGCGGTAAGATTATAGCTTTCCGTATGATAGGTACCCTCTTTATAACTTTTGGTTTCCTCTTTGCCATACTAAACACTGTCCTCTCATATAAAAGCTGTCCATTGGATGCCCGCTCGGACTACGGAGCATAGGGCTTTTGCCTCCCTTTTTTCTTTAAATTTTTTAATTATTTAAACGTAACTCTTTAAACTTTTCTTTACTTTTAAGACTTCTTTATAAATAAATATACTTTTTATAATTTTTAGTTACGTTAGTAACTAAAAATTAAACTCCACCACATAGGAGAACCAGTATCAGCAGTGTCCTTTTCATACAGAAAACTGGACTTCTCAGCCCAGTTTCACTATATGGAACGCTTCATTTTTGTATGTTTCATAGCGGTCTAAAGTGTGTTCAGCTAAGTATTCATTATGGTAATCCAAGAAGTCATAGACTTCAATACCTGAACCATCAGCTTTCTTTCTTAGACCTCTACCAATCCTTTGTAACAGTTGTCTCATGGACTTCCCACCAGCAGCTAGGAATAGACAGTTGATACCAGATACATCAACACCTTCATCCAGTATGGATGTAGCTACCATTACTGGGAATCTACCTTCAGAGAAGTCTTCTAATGCTTCTTCTCTAAACTTATCAGTTCTATCTCCATGTACAAATCTGTGGTCTACTTCATACTCCTCCAATAGTGCAGATACATTTTCTCCATGTTCGGTTTCGTTCACTATAATTAAACACTGTTTCCCGAAATCCACCCTCTCACTGACCTTATCAGCTAACACCGTGTTTCTGTCTACATTATTGATTATACCCATCTTACGAGAGTCAGAGTATGTTTCATCCTCAATCACATCAGTATCTACTTCCAACATATAAATCGTTGGTTTAGCAGAGAACCCTTGTTGAATTAAGAAATCATTAGATATTTTGATAACTATCCTTCCAGTACATCCTAACAATCTCTTCACATTAATCTGGTTAGACTCATCTACAGTACCAGTTAAACCAAATCTGAAGTATGCATTAGTCAGTTTCATGAACAGTTTATACCAAGTATCAGATGACGAGTGATGTGCCTCATCTCCTAGGAAACAGTAACAAGATTTAAGTAACTCAGCAGTTGCTTTACAAGTATCTAAATACTTCTCCTTGTTCATATTCTTAGGTATCTTTTTAGGGTTCAGATACTTGGATACAGTTGGTATCATTACAACATTGACCTGCTGAACATCCCATATACCAGTACCAATTCTACCAACCTTTATTCCTAGTCTTTCTTCTAGCCTTTTATGAGATTGTGTGAATATCTCTTTTGCATGTGTGAAGAACAGTATACGTTGGTCTGACTTTAGACTAGGTAGGACATGCTTGATGATACCTGCTGCTATCTCAGTTTTACCACCATTAGTTGCAACGTTTACTATACCTCTAGTAGCCTTGATTGCAGATTTTACTGCATCATACTGGTAATCACGTAAAGTGATGTGACCAATCTTAGTATCTTTAAGTTGAATCGCATCTGGTAGGGGAACGTCTATCGCTTTTCGTTTGTCAACTATCTCTACCGTTTCACCTGTCTTTTCCAGTGCCCACACAACCTTGGATAATAAACCGCTAGGAAATTTCTTAGTCTTCATGCTGAAGAACCTCGTCATTCCATCCCATGTTCCATTTCTATACAATGGAGTAAACTGACATCCTGGTGTTTCCACCGAGAGCGTAGTATCAACCAACTTTAACCCTTTTGCACTAGCATCAATGACCGTTGAGTGTAAATTACCTATTTCGATAACCGCCATATGTAACACCTCCAAATTTATTTCCTATTTAAAATAACCACCCCGAATAGAGTTTTCACCTTCTTTCCTCATTTCTTTTTTCTTCAGAGGTTTTTCATATAGAGCCATAGCGGTGACTTTGACAAAATAGACTACTAGTAATGTTATAGGCGAATTTCCTCCAAATTTCGGACATAGAAAAACCCTTGAATCGTCTAATTCAAGGGTTTTTTGCTAGATTATCGCTGGCTCAAACCGTCAATTGAAGTGGTATCCTGACCATTCAACTTCCGTACACCATTCTCAATTCCTGCAATAACTTCTTCCTGACTCAAATGTATACCTTTAGTTGCTAAGATATGCAAGGCTTGGTCAACCGCCCAATCACGTTTCTCAATACCTTTCTTACCTTGAAGCTCTGCTTCAGCATACTGTACCACTTGGTCAGTAATAGTATCAATGATACCAAGTTCATCTTTCTGCTTAAGACGTTTCAAAGCACGTCTACCTTGATCCAACACTAGTAATAAGAGAGTACCCACCAGAATAGTGAGTATCTCTGCACCTAATTGTGTAGCTACTTCTATTAAATTCATTTAAAAGTCCTCCTATCTAACTTCTACATAAGTAGAGCTAGCAGTGATATAGTAAGTCGCACCTTTGGAGTTCTGCACTTTGTACTGGTAAGCATCATCTACTGGCACCTTAGTAACAATAGTGAAGCCTTCACCTGCATTACATTGACCAACAACATAAGACTTATCCCATGTAGGTCGACTGTAGAAGTTTAAGCCATTCACTTTTGATACTACTCGTTTACCAGCATTAGTATCACCGATACCTCCACCAGTAGAACCACCTGTAGAACCCCCACTAGTACGCTCGAAACGTAAGAATGAAGAGTCATTCTTAACCCATTGGTCTCCACCTAAGCATAACCATCCGTCTTTTTCAGCCCAAACGATATAGCTTTCACCAGCGTTTAACTGACGTAATACGGAGTAGCCAGTACCTGGACCACTACGTAAGTTTACGTTAGTGCCAGTGATGTAAGCTACACCAATTCGTCCATCTCCACCAGTAGTAGGAGGGGTAGTCGTTTCACCACCAGAACCACCAGTACCTCCACCAGAGCCACCGCCCAATACATCGTTTACACGATTCTTGAAAGCTGTAAATAATGCAGGATTATCTACATATGGACCAGGACAGTACTTATGAGTTACATCATAGTGTCGTACAATGTCAGAAGCAGATAAACCGAACTTACGACATAAGTCTGCACAAACATTTACTGAACGTGTGATTGTGTCTGGATGGAAGCTACCATCAGGCTCTTGACACATTTCCACACCGACAGATAGGAAGTTAGCATTAGGTTTCAATGCTTCTACTCCTCTGTATGATCCATCATTAGCTTGGTAAGTTACCTCGTTTAATGGGATAATACAGATTGCCTCTTTCTTATCTACGAATAAATGTGCTGATGCATAACGGTCAGTAAGGTTATTGAAATAACGTTGATGGTTAGCAGCACTAGCACCTGGGTTAGCAGTGTAGTGTAAGATAATCTTACGTACTGCTGTCAAACTAGAGCCTGGTCTAGAATACTGATTGATACGAATAAAGTCGTCTCTCCATGCTACCATTACTTATCTCCCCTTTCTTTTTCTTCCTCTGTAGAGTCAGCTGGTATCTGCTCATCTACCTTGGACTTTAAAAAGCCAGGTACTTTAAGACCCATTTCTTCTACATTTTCAATAATAGACTTAAACTCTGTAAAAATAAAATAGTAATAAGCTAGTGTCACTACTGGAACGAACTGCTTTTCCATCTTACTAGCTATAATTAGGGCTGTAATGAGAATAATGTAAGCTCCTAGCTTACTAACCGAGTCTCTTAGCCTTTTACTACTAATAGGGATACCATTTCGTTTGGATTTCATTATTCCAGTAATAAGGTCTAGTGTAAAAAGTGCTAAGAAAGACCAAATTAGTTCAGTGTAGAATCCCTCTATATATGCAACAATCGTTCCAAAAACGCTCGCTAGGATTTTCCATTCAAAACCTTCGAATGCTTTCATTACATAGTGTCCCATTGTGCCCTCCTCTCTCCTAACTTGATAGTCAAGATACATAGTTACCCCTCCATAGAAAGTGTACACTAATAAAATCGTAAAAAACAAAAGACACCCCTATGTAGAGGTGTCTATCTGTTTTGTATGAGTTATCTAGGGTTGAGTGGGTCGATACCGTGCTCAGCTAGGAACTCTTTATAGCGTTGGTACTCGACTTCAAAAGTGTTACATTTGCCTTGTTCAATCAAGTAACGATATAATGGAGTTATAACTGAGATAGGTACTTTATAGCGGTTTACTAGGTTACAACACCAAGCTTGGTCTTTAGCAGTCCAGCCTGGCTCATAGTAAGGGTACCATTCGTCTCCTACTAGCTTTCCTCCGATACTGTTAGTGCCAGTTGTTCCATTTGTTAGTTCAGCCATTGCTTACACCCCTTTTACTGTTGTGGTAAGTTGCTTGCTTTCTAGCTCTGTAATACGTTTAGCTTGCTCATCAATGAGCAACTGCATTTCCTCTACAGCAGAGATAACATAGTCACAGACACCTTGCAGAACTTCTGTCTTAGCGTCTATTTCCATAGTCTGTTGTGACTGGAAACCACTCATCATCTGAATCATATCTACCATTTGCTTGAAGCTATCCATAGGATTGTCTCCTTTAAACAGTGAGATAGAATACGCTCTGCGTTTTAAATCTAGGAAAGAGGACTCAAAGTCTATATCATCTGGCAAGATAAGTAGATTTCCATTAATACTTTCACAAGAACCTCCAGTATAATAGATGCTCTTCTCATCATCAGATACTCTGATATTTTGAAGACCCTCTAGCCGCATACCTTTAACTGGTTGACCATCAACTACAGTGTACACTAGTACTTTCATTTCCACCACTCCTTCCTATATGTAGATGGAGGGTTGTGGTAACCCCTCCATTATAAAAATCCCATTATTGATACTTAACCCAAACTTGACACCAAGGGTCGAATATCATATAAGGAGAGCCTGCATCAGCGAAGATACCGAAGCCTTTAGCGTTTCCTGTGGAGAAGCTGTTAGCCAGAGCCTTGACGTTAATCCACTTACCTTCACCCCACGCAAAGTAGTTACCTGTAACAGGAGACGATAGGTACGGCATGCCTGCTGGTTGACTAGCTTCATTATGGGTACGGATACTAACTTGTTGAGAAGCACTAGCTCCCCCACTGTTAAGACGCTTAATGTAGATGGTCATGTCTAGGATAGTCTTGCCTTTAAGGAAGTCAAATTTACTACCAAAGAACCAACATCCTCTGTAGTTGCCCCATCCATCCCATGTACCTTGTAGGACTTCATCACGGTACCATTGTCCACCATAGTTTTCACGCCATGATTTAGCACCGTTAGGCTCAATGAAGGCTTCCTGTATAGTAACTGGTGGGGTAGGTTTAACCCAAGAACCCGTATTTTCTGTCCATGCCCCACTTATAAAGCCACCTTGGTCTGTATAACGCTCTGTACCTCCTGCATAGAATCCAGGTCTAGTCCCTCCACCCTGAATAGTACCAGCAGTAGACGAAAATACACAGTAACAGTTACCTCCACGACAATCTAGGATACATACATAACCCCTTACACATCTAACCATGTCCCAAGCGTCATACATCTCACATCCGTTTACAATCACGTTACTGTTATCACTGTAAATACAAGCTCTAGCCTTATTGTTGCCAGTGAAGTTGCAGTTCCATGCAGATACTTTAGCACAACTATAAGCCTCTATAACCCCATTAGACTGATCTCTACTGTTACTAACGTTAGTCTCTTGTATATAGATGTGACAGCTATTGAACCAGCACCTTAGACCACCCCAGATAGTTTTTCTTCCATTAGTACCTGCTCTAATGAAGATACCGTTGGCACCACCTACTCCGCCACCTCCTACAAAGCCCTTGATGTCTACCCACGCTTCATATACATCACTTTGTAGCTTGATTTCTACATCCCCTTCAAGATATTTAGGTATACTGTTTATAGCATCCCTCATAGTCTTGTATGGTCTAGCTTGAGTCCCATCAGGAGTATAGTTACCATTGTTGGCTGGGTCTACGAATATCTCCATCCACCCCTTATTACTAGAGACGATGTTAGGTGCAGTGATACTACCGGAGACCTCTAGTATATTAGTCCTAACCTTAGTAAAGCTAGCTCCGTTTTCATCAATCTGACCTACTGTATCTTGGTTACCGTTGACAGTTGCATATACTCGAAGTACACCACGTCCACCCTCACCTAGCTCAAGAGTACCCCCTTTTGCTTGGTCGAATGTTAGTAAACCAGTACGCCTTACAGTAGGAAGAGTTAACTGCCACTTAGTTGCATATGGAGTGTTCTGCTCTATTTGTATCCACACTCTAGCATGAGTTGCCCAACTAGGAGCAGTCACTAGACCCTGCTGGGTCTTCCAAGGAGTGTTAGGGATATCAGTATCATTAGGGAATGTAGTGGCTTTACCCCAGTTAGTCTGGGTAGTAGTACCAGCAGAGTTAATTGCGTACCATGCAAGACCTATAGAAAGTAGAGAGTTACCTACTGTCTGTTTAGCAGTCACAGAGCAAGAGAATACTTCCTCTTTATTGATAGGGAACATATCACCGTAGTAAACATCCCTACCACTGTGCTCTAGAACATAGTTCGTAGGCACTTCATTTGCTCTATTTGCATTGGCTTTAGCAATTAGTGTACCACCTGAATATCCATTCAGACCGTCTCTGAAGTCACTGTTCCCAACGATGTTAGCTAAGTCCGTCACTGCAAGATGTCTAGCCTTAACCTTACCATCAAGCATGATGTTCTCCCCTTGAATTAATACTCCTTTTCCAATCTCTGGAGAGAGGTTAATAGCAGCTATAACACCATTAAGGTTTACCTTTAGGTCTATTGATGCAGCCTGTTGTCTGATTGTAGACTCCGCAGTATCAACCCTAGTAGTGATGTTGGTTACTGTTTCATTCAGTACCCTGGAGCTAGTATTAAAGCCTTGAGGCACACCAGATGATACCTTAGTATAGATCTCAGCCACAGGGTCTTTATCCTTATTCTCCCCTGTCTTAACCTCGATACCAGAGCCTGTACCTAAACCATTCATACCAAGGAAGGCGAATGGAGTACGATAAGTGACCTCAGAACCAGAGCCACCACAGTTAGCTATAGCATCAACTAAGCCTGTAGACTTCTTAACGTTAGTTGCATCATAAGATGTCAACACTACTAATACGTTGTTGCCTAAAGACTTCAGTTTGTCAGCTAGGGCTATCTGTTGAGCATCGCTACCATAAACATCATAGTTTATATCCTCAACTATTGCAAGGTTAGCTCTGCTAAGAGTTGTCAGACGTAAGCCACGAGTACCAGTAGTATCATACTTAGTGGCACCATTTACCTTTAATACTCGGTTTCCACCGTGGTTTAAACCAGTACCTCGGATATAGATGTCACCTTCAGCAAGTTTACCCAGCACCTCTTGCTTAGTATACACATCAGTACTATTGACTTTGTTTAGTAATTCACTACCTAAGTTCTGAGTAGTGGCTTCTACAGTACCAACACGAGTTGTGATAGTAGAGATAACGTTGTTTACTTCCTCTGGCATTGGTGTCCAGTCAGTAACCTTGTTACCAATCTCTACCTTTTGACCAGTAATCCAAAACTCCCCTATACACCCTTCAAGCATAGACTTATAAGTAATCTTAACTATGCTCTTAGCGTCTGGATGGTTAAGCTTTATAGTTCTGAATACCTTCTTCCAAGTCATGTCAGTGCCTACCGCACTTATTACACTTGGGTAGTCATAGAAGGATGTTCCATCAGCTTTCTTATATTCTACTACTAACTCTAGCGCACGGAGTTTAGTGTAGCTATAAGCCCCTAGTACTACATTTTGGTACTTTATCCAAGCACTAACTGTAATTTCCTTACCAAGAAGGTCATTGGCAGAGCCACCTACGAATAGAGGTATACCATTTTGACCATTGTTCTTAGCAGCAGTATTCTTACAGTGAAGAGCTTTCTTGTGTGGTGGAGTTTCACTAGAGATATCTACTATCTCAGTGACATCTCCTTTAAGGTAGTATGCCTTGTTAGGGTCATCATCCATAGAGGTACTAAAGTCACCATTTCCAAGATAGTTACGGCTACCAACAGAGATATTATCAATGTTACCTTGCACCTCTTCTGGTGCTGGTGTCCAGTCCATAGGCTTATTACCTCTGTACAGAGCAACCCACTCTACTGTAGCGGATGTAGTGTTGCTTGGGTAGTTATATAGACTTATAAGCTTTTCATTACCTGCTGTCGTTGCTATAGCCTTGAATGTAACGTAGTATACACCATTAATATAGGTAGTTGTAGCATAACCCACATTATTAGAGCCACCATTCATCCATATGCCAAATTTCTGACCTGCGGGGACAGTACCCTTAATCACAAAAGTATACTCCTGACCAGTTACCCAATTTTCAGATAGAACATACTGATTGATAAGATAGCCGGTAGTATTAAACTTCTGGCTAGAGCCTAGAACCAAGTTTCTGCCACCAACAGATACATTGTCTATAGCATCTTTAGAACCATCTGTTACTGCTCTTATTAGCTTAGACTTGGCATCAGAGTAGTTTTTCCACAACCCTCTATAGTTAGCACCATCTATATCTGAAGTCTCATTCAGCTTAACTAAAATTGGTTCGATATAGTTTTTCAAGTTGTTATAAGCAGTTGTGTAAGCAGTCTTCTCTGTAGTCTTACCAAAGGCATCTGCCTGTGCCGCTACTATAGGGTACTCCGCTTTAACGCCTTCCCAGTCCTTACTTGCTTGGTGCTTCTCTAGTGCAGTCATCTTGTTATCCGCAGACATATCATTCACGGAGTTCTGTACAGCTTGTGCCTTGTCATCTGCTGTCTTGATATCACCAAAGATATCCTCAAAGGATGGTGTCCAAGCAGTAGGTCTATTACCTTCTTCCACCTTGATGTAAGTTACTCTAATCCATGCATACCCAACATTATTAGCTCCAGGCAGGTCTCTAGCTGTCTTACCTGCTAGTAGGAGATGTGCCGCTTTATCATCCTTATTAGCATTAAAGGTAAAGGAAACTTTATAGAAGTTTGTACCTGAATCCTTTGCTATAGGATTGTACACAGGGAAGCTTTTAACATTTATATCAGGTATTCTTTGGTTGACACCAGTGCCGTCACTATACATGATATAAACATAATCCAGCACGTCCCCAAGTTCACTAGTTGCCACTACCATAGAAACAGTGTAGTCATTACCCTTTTTAAGAGGGAATGTTCTTCCACTACCTCTTAGACCTACAGTAGAATTTACCGGAACTACTATAGGCTTACCGCTAGTATCCTTAGTCTCAAATAGCAGCATGTTGAAGTTATTGAATGCATCATTGCGAATAGACACGTTCTCATACTTGGAAGCACTCCAACCTACCCAGCCATCTACTACTTTAAAGTCAGAACCAGATAGTAAGTTACGTCCACCAACGTTGATTCCATCTATTTGAGACTTAGCTGAATCGGACAGAACTCTCAGCAACTTAGACTTTCTATCTACATAGTCCTTAAACTTGTTTCTCATATCCGCTCCATTAACAGGAGATGTCGTAGTAACATCTGCAAGAGGGGCTTCTATAAGATTTTTAAGGTTAGTGTAGGCTGTAGCGTATGCAGATTTCTCTGCCGTAGCCCCAAATGCATCTGCTTGTGCAGAGATTGTAGGGTACTCACCAACGATAGAATCCCAATCCTTTTTCAATAAAGACTTCTCACTAGGAGTAAGTTTATTGTCATCAGACATATCGTTTACACTAGTTTGTAGAGTAGATGCTCTGTTGTCTAAGTCACTGATTAATAGGTCTATATCCTCTGGTGCTGGAGTCCAGTCTGTGATTCTGTTACCTAGCTCAATCTTGAAGTTAGATACAGTCACCTTAGCACCTACAGGAACACCATCCAAGCGCATATTGACAGATGCAAATGCATTGCCTGATATAGTTCTGGTTACAGTATATGTTCCACTAGTGTTAGTAGAAGAGAATGTAATCTTATCTGCAATAAGAGGGTAAGGGTTGCTACCTTGCATGTACATTGTACCACCAGGAGTACCTTCTATTACCCAGTCAAAGGAGATAGAGATTTCCTTATCCATAATCTTCTGAGAGTTGCCTCCTGCAAAGTTATAGATGTTAGTAGTCTGGTTGGCAGTATTAGTACCAACTATAGACTTTGGTACTGCTGTCCCTAATAACAAGTTACGTCCACCTATAGAGATATTGTCAATCTGGGATTTAGATGCATCAGAGATAGCCTTTGCTAGTGCAGACTTAGCTTCAAAGTAGTTCTTGAACTTCAGTCTGTAGTCAGCTCTTACAATATCAGATGTCTCATTCATCTTAGCAAACAAAGGAGTAAGATAAGTGTTTAACTCATCATATCTAGTCTTGTAAGTAGCTTTCTGGGTAGTAATCTTGAAAGCATCAGCTTGAGTATATAAGTTGGTATATTCTCCAGCAATGATATCCCAATCCTTCTTAGCATCTTGCTTCTCTAGAGAAGTCAATTTGTTATCGGCTGACATATCATCCACTCTACCAGTAACATCTGTTGCTTTCTTGTCCACATCAGAGATAAGTTTGTTAACATCTGTTACAGACGGTGTCCAGTCTGTCATCTTGTTACCCTCTTCTAGCTTAAAGTTCTTAACTACAAGAGCATCTCCTATAGCCCATGCCTTAGGTATGTCAAAGACTAATAGCATTCTAGAGAAAGCAGCACTGTATTTAAAAGTGAATGAAGTCCTAACAAAACCTGTAGACACTGGTGCTTCCACTTGGAAGTACTTAGTAGTTGGTTCATCCCGTACCTTAAACATAGCACCTGATTTAGGAGCTTTGATGTCAGCGCTTAAAGTATACTCCTTATTAGGGTCTGGGGCTTTCTCCCAGTTTGGCTCTAACCAAACGTAAGCATTGCACACCCCACCTGCGATAGAGGTAGCAACTTTAAGCTCAACTGCTTTCTCTGTGCCTACTGTTATGATAGACCTAGTTGTGTTAGTTGGTTGGTCAGAAAGCCACGTGGAATTAAGGATATTAGAGTTATTAAGGAGGTTACGTCCCCCTACCTTAACGTTAGCAACTGCATCTAGCAGGTCTTCAGGAGCAAGCCCCCATGCAGTAGCTTTAGTACCTTTTTCTAACTGAGGTTTAGCCATCCATAGCTTACCATTACGAGTAATATAAGCATATAGGCGAACCTTAACAGCATTTGCTGGAGCAATACCCTGAACTGTAAAGCGTTGCCATTCCCCTTGCTTGGAAGGTACTATAGAAGTTTGTAGCCATCCTGGTATTCTAGTATTATTAATATCATAGAAGTCTACGATTAGGTTACCACCTCTACCCTCAAATCCTGCTATATTTTCTGTATAAGCGTAGATACTACCTACAAACTTGTCTCCTTGCTTACATGAGTACCACTGTGGAGATGAGTTTATGCCTTGCCAAGCGTCATCTGTTCTACCACTCTGGTTACTTACTATAGTAGGATACCCTTCAAATTCTTTGGCAGGGTCTACAGTAACGTTAGCACCTATTGACCAGTAGTTTAAACCATCCTTAAACCCAGAGTTTTTAAGTAGGTTAGTACCACCTATCTCAATGCCATCCACATAGCCTTGTGCTGCATCTTGTGCCTCTTTTGCCTTCTGCTCTGCGTGTGCCTTAGCTTGGGCTAGCTTTGTATTGGCATCATCTATTGCACGTTGCTCTTCAGCAGATACAATGCCATCCGCATATGCATTAGCTACTGTCTTAGCTGCTTCTGCCTGTGCTCTAGCATATTGCTCTTGTGCAACCCTAGCTTCTTCTATCTTAGTAGAAGAGTAGTCCTGTGCTTTAATCTGTGCAGTAACATCTTCAAAGTCAACTAAATCAATGATATTGATACCGCCTACACCAGCTTGGTAATCCACAACGAACATAGGTTTTACATAAGCTGTACCTGGTCTAAACTGATTATGGGATACGTTTCCTTCACCTGTAATATAACCTTCAAATAACTGCCATCCATCTGCTACTTTCAGAGGCTTACCTGCTACAGCACAATATCTATGTGCACCAGGGGCAGTAGTCTGTAGATTACCATTCTTATCATAGGTTGCAACACCTGCATATACGTTAGTTCCACCCTTGTCTACGTCACGAGTCTTTTTAACACGGAAGCGTACTCTATACACTCGGCTTGTATCAACAGGTATAGCATTAGAAGAGAATATCCAGCCTTCTGCATCTGATATCTGTAGTGCAGTTCTACCTGTGATACTATCAGAAGAAGTCTTGTAAGTCACTCCACTTTGCAGTGGTGCCCCTACATCAATAGTGTCTTTGTAAGCACTCCAGAATCTTAAACCTCTTTCAAATGAAGAGTCTAATATCTGGCTTACAGATATGTCGGCATAGTCTGTTAAGTCTTCTGGTGCAGGAGACCAAGCAGTAGGCTTGTTACCTCCTTCAATCTTAACCCAGTCAACCCACAGGAATGAACCATTAGGCATTGCAGTAGTCCCGATACGGAAGTCCACAGGAGCATTAGCCTTAGGTTTAAAGACATATGAGAACTCTTTGTACGCAGTAGTCACCGTACCTACAGTTGTCATAGGTAGAACAGTAGCAGTTGCTCCACTGTTATGAAGACCTACAGACAGGTCAAACCCTGTAGAACCCTTGACCCTCACAGTGATTACATATTCTTTCTCTATGTCCCATTCAATCCTCTGCATGCTAGGGTTGATTACATGAACATTAGTAGTAGTGCCTACCTTACTAATTTTAAGGTCATCTTTGTCCAGCATTACAGTTGCAGTAGTAGTGTTCATAGAAGTCCAATTCTCAATAGTGACAAAGTTACCGCTATTCTTCAGTAAGTTACGTCCACCTATAGACAATTTGTCCAGTTTGTCAGCAGTACCCTTTTGTGCAGAGTCAATATTACCAATGTTAGTATTGATGTTGATAATTTCTTGGTTGTAAGTCTCTATTTTAACACGCTCAAGGATTTCTTTAGCTGATTGTTTAACCTCTGACTCAGCAGTCTCTAGTCTAGTAACAAACGGATTTAAAGTATCGTTTACTGCTTGTTGGTCAACATACTTAGAAGCCTTACCCCAGTCTCCAGCATTGAACAATGCACCCTCAGCCTTAGCAACGTTACATCGCAGTAAGTCTCCACCAGAACCTTGTGCCCATAGGTCACCAACATCATACGGAGGTTTAGGCTGAACAACGAACACTCGTCTCTTACCATCCGCAGTATCTTGTGCCTTAGCTGCTTTTTGGATAGCTTCTGTCACATCAGAGTCAGTTATCTTAGCCCATGCATAGATTAGACCAGTCTTTAAGAATCGGTAGCAATATCCTGTAGCAGAGTCATAGTAAAGGTCACCTAAGTGAGTGTCTTTTAATGCATCTGTATTCCAGTCTACTGCTGGCTTGTTAGTTAGAGTAGGTGCTCCAGATAAGAACCACGTAGTGATATTGCCATCTACTTGGTCTTCAATACCATCAATACGAGTAGTGATCATATTGGAGAAGCTAGATAACTCAGTACGTACAGCTTCTGCAACTGCATCCGCATGTTCCTTAGACTCTTTAATACCTTGTTCAAAATCTGTAGTCTTTACTACTGATTTCAGTACACCATTGATGTTACTGATTTCAGTCTCAGTAGTAGTGATACGTTGCATAGTGTGGTTATAGATACGTCCTGCGTTGATTGGTACAATGAAGCCATCAGCAGACTCCTTATAAGTACCAGATTTAGTACTGCTGAACATAGTATACCATTTCTGCCCATCAGCAGATACCTCTAATTTGTTACCATTATATTGTCTTGCATCTTGGTAGTAGTGCCATAATTGGATATAGTCAATGTCCTCTCTAACAGTACCTAAGTCAATCTGTACAAAAGAGTCACCTGCTGTACGGTCTTCTGCAAACTGGTCATCTACTTTATCATTGTTAACTACCCCAAGGTTTGTAACACCAGTACTACCTGTAACTGTACCAGTTGTGGCAACGTTTACACCCTTGCTGATAGCTTTGATTTCAGTCCAGTGCTTATAAGCATTTACCGAGTTGCTAGTAAGGGTGTTTTTAATGTAACGTACTTTAATTACGTCTAGACGGTTACTAGCCTCATCTGCATACTCCCCAGCATTAAACTCTGCTGCATTTGCTTTACCTTGTGCTATACTATCTGCTGCTTTTTCCATAGCATTAGTAAAGTCTTTAACAGTGTCGTTGTATGCACTGAAAGCACTATCTACAGCTTGAGACTCAGCTACAGTAGTAACCCCATCAGCAATAGCATTATTAATCTCACTGATAAGTAGACTGTATTTAGAGTCAAATAGAGCCTTCTTGCTAGCAAGGTTTGTTTTAGCTACAGGAGAGATGAACCCATTGTTATATAGCTCTGTGTATCTCTCTAATAAGGCTTTCTTATTGTTATCCAATAAGTTTATATAAGACTTAATCTTTTGTGCCTCACTTGCATCTATAATTCCATCTTTAAAGGTAGTATGAACTTCTGTTTTCAGTGCGTCAGTAGCATCTTGTACACCTTTAATCTCATCTGCCATGTCGCTCTTGATTTGGTCGGAATAGTCTTTTGCATTCTTTTCTGCTCTAGAAGATTTAGCCTTAGAAATTGCTTCAATTGCAAGTTCCAATTGAGTTGTCAATAGCGCAAGTTTTTGGTTGTAGTCTTTAAACTTTGTATTGATAAGCTCCTGTTCTTCTGGAGTACCTAATTGGTCAGCGATAGCATCATTGATGGTGTTGATTAATGCATTGTATGAACGATCATAGTCTATCTTAACTGTATTAAGGTTAGTCTTGTTCTGTGCTGGCAGGTCAGCATTGTTGTACGTAGACTCATATCTTTTATCCAAACCTTGTTTAGAAGTGTCAAGAGTATTTAGATAAGCCTTAATAGTAGATAGCTCATTCTCTTGTATGATACCGTCACGGAATGCACCCTTGATTTCAGTATCTAGGTCAGTTACAGACTTCTTAACACCATCTACTTCAGCGTTTAGTATAGTCTTAACTCCCTCTGCTGCTTGGCTAGCAAATGTTTTAGCTTCTTCTAGAGCTACTCCTGTTTTATTAGTAGCAATGTCATCAATTGCTTCATAGATAGCAGAAGTAAGTACAGCAGCTGCATTGTTGTAGTTAGCGAAGCTTTCATTAACATGGTTAGCTTCTTCTACAGTGGCTTTTCCGTCCTCAATAGCATCGTTTATAGCCTTGATAAGTAATGTGAACTTTTCATCATGGCTAGCCTTAGCGGTGATTAAACCCTGCTTATCATTCTCGTTCATGAACTCATTAGCCATAAGGCTAGCATACTCTTTGTCAAAGCGTGCTTTATTTGTCTCTAATGTATTAATGTAAGATTGAATACGTCTAGCTTCAGTCTTAGTGATAATACCATCAGAGAATGCACCCTCGATATTGTTCTCTAAACCAGTGATGCTATCTTCCATAGCTTTAATATCATCATCTATTTGTTCCTTTAATTGGTTAGCATAATCATTGGCTTCATTTACTACTTGTTGCAGGTCTTCTTGAGATACTCCGCCACCTGCTACTGTAACCCACTTACCACCTAATCTGACCTTCATACTAGCCATTTCGTCTCATCTCCTTCAAGTCTTGTAATACCTTCTCCGCTCGTCTGTGTATCACCTCTATTTCTTCCTTCATTTGCCTGACCTCGAATAGCTCTTGTTGTGCTTGGGTCTTTAATAGTTGAGTTTCTTCTAGGTCTTTCTGGGCTTGTATCTTCATGTCAGCTATTTTTTGTTCCTCTGCCGTAGGGACGAATATTATACCCCCACTATCCAGTACCTTCATTTCTGGCATACCAACATCCCCTTCCTGTAAATTTAAAAGTGCATAAAGAATGGACAGGTATAATATACCTGCCCAAACTCATTACTTCATAATATTAATGAACCTTCTAGCAGTAGGTCTAATTACTGCATTAGGAGTGGATAGATTTAAGCGTGCTTTGAACTTCTTAGCATTCTTACTTGCTGGTACAGCTACCTCATGATTATAGCGCATATAATCAGAAGACACTTGTTGGCTACTCACTAGTGGAGGTGTAATCCATGTAGCACCGTCATCATAACTGAATTGAGGTGTTACGGTACACCCAGCAGGTAAGTGAGCATCATAAGTTTGCTTAACAGTGGTGTAAACCTGTTCCATTTCTACCGTACGTCCTAGATAAGAACCTGTCTTACCTGACATGAATCCTACTAAAGTGAAGCTGTCCTTAGACATTAGAGGAGACATATTCTTTTCAGACTTAAAGGTAGCTCTTAGCTTAACCTTACTAACAATTGCTGATAAATCATGTGGCTCATAGTTGGCTAATGGAGTGTACATCCCATCATCCAAGCTAACTTCCCAGATACAGCCTGTATTAGCAGGTACTAAGTAGTCTGCAAGAAGTACTAAACGGTCTGCTCCTAGGTTCGAGATAGGGTCAAACTCAATTACTCCTGTAGGTTGGAATTCAGCTTTGTATACCTTGAACTTCAAGTTCATAGACTGGTGAGCAGTCCATGTCTTAGCATTCTTAGAGCTGAATAACATACCAATCAGATATGGCTGTTGAGTAACCTGCACTCCTGTAGTAACATCCTTCTGACCTAAATCACACACCCACATAGAGTGCTTGTCATTGTCAGATAGGATTACCATACAGTACTGAATGTTGGCTTGACACATGATAGGGTCATCGAACGTAATCTTAGTTTCACTGGTAGCATTAGAGCTAACTTTGATATCAGAAGGTTGTAGAACCTTCTCACCATAGATAACGTTACTTGGGTAACCGTTGACCACATTACGAATCTGTACTGTACAAGGTTTGCTATCATGCTTAGCAGAGAAGTAAACCCCGACAGAAGTTAGTAATGTGTCTCTATCAAACTCAAATGTCTGTGCCAGTGGATCGACAGGCACTAGGGTAATACGCTTAGTTAAGATAGTATCTGTAACTGTTCGCTTAGTACCAATAGATGTGAATGACGCCACCGCAGAGTTAGTAGAGTTTCGTAATAGAACTTCTCGTGTACCAGTTTTAATACCAGCAGGTATTCTAAACTTAGCCCACACCTGACCAGAGCTATTAGCTCTAACAGTACCAGCAACTGAACCAGATACAGAACCTTTAACAGGTGTCAGTGGTACACGAACACCATCAAACGTTAGTTCTAAGTTATCTGCTGAAGGTTGTAAGTTCTCACAGAAGATTTCTATATCAATCTGTCTCATGACAGTGATAGCATCCTCCAAGATACTACGAGACTTCTCAACCTTTGATACCGTTGTTCTAGGTGAAGTATCTACTGTTTCACCTGGACTCCAAGGCGGTCTCCATTCCCCTACTGTTCTTCCATCGTCCATCTTGAGGTCTAACAGGTCTTGTACCCAAGGTACTGCTTCTGGGTGACCCCACCAACGATAGAAGTTACGAACACTATATTCAGTATTCTCAATCTTGATATAGCTCTCATCCACCCAGTTATCTGAAGCAGGGGTAAGCTTCAAGCTAGAGAACACGTTAAAGGATAGGTAAGGGTTGACTAACATAGATTGTGTCGCATAAGGCTGCTCAATTCCCACTACTTCATTCATAGGAGCACCTATTAAACGACCAAATGACTTAATGTTAGACAAGTCCATATTGATATTTGGCTTGATGTCCTTAGTCGTATCCGTAGGTAGCATGATTACCCCATCCTCCAATGAGTACATAATATTGAAGTTTGGATGTGATAAGTCACCACGTGTGACAGACCTAAAGCTATCAGAGAATATACCTTTCAAGTCTGAAGGTAGTTCTCCAGCCATTGCATCACGGTCAAGTGCTGTTATTGCTTGGTTATACTCCAAGTCATCAACACGTCTAGCTAGACGTTGAATCTCTCCCATTTCCATCCTTGTTATTGCGTTGAACTTAGTCCTAGCAGTCTTATTATTTGGTCCAGGGTTAATATAAACCGCACCAAGAACTAGCTGTTCAGCAGTAGATGGTTGTGGAGCTACTACGTTAGACTCTATATCACTTTGACCTTGAGTTATTATTACGTTACCATAACGGTCAAGGGACACTAGGTCAGCACGTGGTAGGTAGAATTGGTAGTCAATGTTGACTTGGGTATTATTAACAGGCTTATCCCCTGCAAGCCACTGGATATAATCCTTAGTTACTCCCCAACCATCAGTTATAGTAGTTAGCTTGTAATCAGTAGCATTGACAAAGTTCTTTCTATACTTGTATGTTACAGAGTAAGTAGAGCCTGTAGCAGGTTCCTTACCTCCAACTCCACCAGCACTCCAGTCTACTCCATTAGTAGTAAGCTGATAGTCTGAACCTTTAGCATATCCAGTGATTGACACAATATCAGATACAGGAGTCTTACTTAATGGGTCAATACCATTGATAGTTGCACCCCTTGTAACAGTCTCAGTTACCTGAACTTCACCCGATACACGGTCTATACGTTTAGCAGGAGAGTTATTAAGTGGGTACTTATCCTGATTACCTAGATATATCTGTGGTTCATTCTGAACAATACGAGTGTCTAAAGCTTTAGATACAACCTTCTTAACAGGAGTTACCTTAATAACTTCATAGCCCATTACATAAGCCGTACCTGCTTCTACAATAATTCTCATATTGTTAGCATCATGCTCTTCAGCACTTAAATCTAGACCACGTACACGGTAGTTACCATGAGCATCCACGTCACGTCTTGCTAATAAGTCCATTAAACCGCTATCAAATTGAGGTCTAGCCATTTCTAGCTGTAATTCCCCATCATTGAATTCGTAGATAGGTGAAGCATCTGGGTCATTGATTTTAAGCTCTACTGTAGACTTAACCCTATGAGCACCTGGTTGTCCATAGTTACCCATATTTAAAGCTGGGTCTGTTAAAGAAACATCACCATCTTCAGTAATGATTTCCTCCTTCAGCTTAACCCCTACAATCTCTTTACCCTTTTTAGTAATAGGTAGTTCTTGGGCTTCAAATAGGTGAACTAGACCATTAAGGTACACCTTACCTGCCTCAATCTTTACAGTATTACTAGTCAGAGTCCAACCCATACCCGATACCACAGAACCGTCTCTGTATAGGGTATCAGACATACGTTTCATAAACTCATGCCACATCGTCTGCATTTGGGTAAACTCACGTGCTTGGGCTACCCTACCTGGTACAAAGTTTATCTTACTATATCTTTTGGCTGGGTCAAAGTCGTCATAGTAAGGAGCGTCTTTGTTAATCATAAGGTTTTCATCTCCTTTTCGTTGAGTTCTACTATTCTAATTTCTAATAGAATAACCCTGCCCGCATATTGCGGTACAGGGTATGATTAAGGTTGTGGTTGTAAGTTAGGCACATACTCCACTATAAGTCTTATACCTGCCCCCTTGACGCTACGTAAAAGTAGGTCAGCTTCTGGTGTCAGTTGCTTATTTATCTTGAGCACTACTACTGCAAGCCTAGTATACTGGGCATCCTGTAATCTGTGTGTTCCACTCAGAGGAGACATATTGTGTATGAATAAGTCCTTATAGGTCTCATAAGGTACAACAATAGTATCTTCTCCCATAGACTCTTTAACAGCTGCTACTAGTGCTGGGATAGTGCTCTTAGCTCTAAGCATTTTCAACTTAATTCGTTTTCTATAATCCACATCTGTTTCATTGAGCTTCCTACTAACCTCAAACCAAGAACCCCATTCCTCTAGCCACTCACCAGTAGCAGTGTCTATAATATACTGGAGTTCTAGTTCTGTTAGGTCTGCTTCAGCCTTATCAAGAGTCTTCTGCCAAGCACCTGCTAGGTTACCTAGCTCTCCCTTAGACTTTCTGTTAAAGAAGGAAGCCAGTTTACTAATGAATGCCATGTAAACCACTCCTACTCTATATTTATGGTAAGCTTACCAGGTCTTACCAATTCATTATCTTGAGCGATAACGTCCTTGTCAATACTAAGGTTAACGTTCATAATAGCGTTATAGTCTAAGTTCATTATGAATCGCACCAGTTCAGCTCTTAGTAAGGGTTTGCCCACCGTGTATTTCTCTAAGAAAGTGCTAACTGAATTGTAGATGATTAGGGCATATGTGCCTTTGTCGAATCCGTTTTCTATAGACACTTTAATGTCAATATCAACCTTTTTCATATTGACTTGAGACACAATAGGTTTGATTCCACCGCACTTGTAGTTAGGTAAGAGATTCTCTACCTGTGCCTTTAATGTGTCCGGTAACTGACCTTGTGCATCATGAACGTAGATATAAATCAAACCTACATCCTCTTTCACATTAACCCCAGCAACATCAGGTAGTTGAGACACTCCATACTTTATAGAGTCAACCGTACCTCTCTGTAAGGTACCAATGAAGTTACTGAAACGCTTCTTACGTTGTTCAGTGGTCTCTTCAGGTAAGCCCGTATGGAAAGGAGATAGGTTGTACATACGTTCAACCATTGGTAAAGGGGACATCACATTACGGATAGATAAAGGAGGCACATTACCAATTTCCCCTGCTTCTGTACATTGAACCTTTACATCCACAGAAGTCTGACCGATAGGTACAGTTTTATCCTCTAGGCACTCAAAATAGATAACCTTTCCCTTTACTGGAACTGTATAGAACGTGTGTCCTTTACTAATTGTAAATACCAAGCTTAAAGGGGCTTTGAACTCTAGAGTCAGTAAGCCAGTAGCCTTGGTAGCAGGGGTCTTACTGAATCCAAAGCTAGTGTATAGAGAGCCTTCTATAGCTTCAGCATGACCTTTCTTCATTTTGAAGTACAGTTGCTCTATTTCTGTGGCTACTGCTTCAAATAGAGTCCTTACTATAGAACCTGGATTAAAGTTGGTAATCTTGCTACCAACAGTCACCATGTAGCCTGCCATATCAGATACTATTTCTTTCATAGTCTTAATCTTCATTTGTCACACCTCCTATATAGTCTCTCTTATTCTAGTTTCCCCTACATCCGTGATAATGTCACATTCGATGATAACACCGTTGTCAATAGGCTCTACTTTGACATTAGCAACGTCCAACACCCTAGCATCACTCTTGAACGTTCTTGCTACCTCTATGCTCATTTTAACTCTCCACTCATCAGTTCTCACTGTACCAATAAGTAAAGGAAAGTTACTGCCATAATCAGGATGATAAGGTAGAGTACCTAGAGGAGTGAGAAGTCTATGGAATAAGTCCTGTTTAAGGGTCTGCACTCCATCTATGATAGCAAAGTCTCCATCTACAGCTATTAGGTCACCATTAGTACCATTTGTTAGACTGAACTTATCAGTGGTCAGCAAAAGGTCTTGACCATATACTAAGTTAGGGTCAGACTCTATCCCTTCACCCATAGGGATTAATAAGTAATCCCCAGGTGCCACTACACCCTTACTTGATAGAGCATCAATGAAGGGATAAGATAAGTCATTCAAAAGAGCTAGGTCAGTCCATTTAGAAGCATCTCCTAGCTCATTCTGTGCTATCATCTGCATTGTATCATTGTGCTTGACTAGATACTTGCGGTATTTCATTAGTATCCCTCCTGTTCAGGTAGCAAGCGAGCATAGTGTTTAAGGAACATTAGGGACAATTTCAGTGTCTTCAGTACCTCCAATAAGTCATAGTTTATTTTATCCTTATTAGCTAAGTAGGAAGAGAGCACCTTACAGTTTGTTATAATCTTCTCTGCTTGGGATAAGTCTACAGTCTTTAATTCTATAGCACCCTTGTATATGCTAAAGGCTTCTAAATAAAGACTTCTGATGGTAAGGTATGCTGGAGTGTGTTGCTCTCTAGTAAACTTCAATAGAGGGCTTGTTACCTCCATGCTATCTGTTATACTAAGCACGTAGTTTGGGTCTCCTGACCTCATGTATAGATACGTTAGGTAGGAGTCATAAGCTACAGTTGGAGTATAGTACTCTTCAATTAAGTATGAAGAAGGAGCGTCCATTATAACCTCATTATTAGATAAGACAATCCCATTAGCAGATATATCCAAGGACTTAGTAAGCTCAGCGGCAGTTGTTATTGTTACCTTACCATCTGTATCTCCCAATACAGAGCTAATGTTACACATAGTGTCAAGCAGGTAATTAAGAGCCTTAGAGTTCAGATTAGCAGAGATATAGTCTTCTGATGGAGTTGCATACATATTATCACTGCACCCTTCCCTGTTTTATTTCAACTGACCTACCCTGACTAGCAGGTGCACTAGCATCACGTTGGCATATTAGCTCAATTTGGTACTGATAAAGCAATGGTCTAGCTACAGACCTAAAGAGTCTGAAAACCTTAGGTATAACTATATAGTGCTGTTCATCAGTGTAGTTGTGGAATACCATTTCCTTATCTGGTGGTATGGTAGATCCAGGAGGTAGCTTAGTGTAGTATGCTTCTACCATAGCTTGTAACTCTCTAAACTTCTTGAAACCACTAGTAGGGTCTCCTGTACCGTTCTTCCAACCAGTAGTTCCCTTCATGCTGATATTAGCAATACCAGCACCCCAGTCATCTACCCAAGCCCCACCTTTAGTTTGGGTAATTGCTACCCTACTAGGTTGAGTCTGGTCGTATTCCTCTGGGTTTAATGCTAGTTTAAAGGATTGACCATTGAAGACGAACTCCATACGTCTTAATCTGTTCTTCCCATCGTTTTGTGCATTCATGGCTTAGGCACCTCCGTTGGAATGCTTGTGTCTAACCAAATTAATCCGTCCTTTGGGTTTGGCGGTTCTTCACTAGAAACCAATACTGGAAAAGCTCTACCGTTTTCCGTTGTGATGTTTAGTTCCCCATCCGCTCGTAAATTAATATCCCCATCAACAGTTACTCTAACATAGGTATCTGTAGAATTCTCTAGTGCTATGTCCCCTAGCTCGCTTATCTCTATCCTAGACTCATTGCCATCTACAGACCTTTTAATAGTGGTTCTACCTGTTTCCTCGACAACCAGTTCTACAAAGTCCTTGCCCTCACCGTGCTTAGAGCTATCTAGCTGTCTACGAATTTTGTACTCCCCACGTGCACCTAGTTCTTGATAAGTAATGGCTTCATCATCTGTATCCCTAGTTACCCTGAACATTCCGTCACTATTAAGGAAGAACTTAGTCCAAGTAGTGTCAGTATCTTCAAAGCTAGTTCTGTAGTTGAAGAGCATCTTAACAGGGTATGCAGTATTTTCTGTCTTAGCAGAACGAGGTCTATATGTCATAGGGTCACGCTCTGTTAAGTGTTGATGGTCAAACCCTCCATGCTCATCCGATATCTCGCTGTATAGGTCAGGGTCAATCTTTAGGAAAGTCTTAGAAGGGTGGGACATCTCCACTGAACCTATACCATCTATCATTGTGTAGAACTGCGATGGGTGTACATTAAGATACTTTAATGCTTCCCTCATATCCTCCAGAGAGGTATCAGGTCTTAATGGATATCTATTAGGAAGAATGTTAAACTCATCCATTTTGTTATTGTGTGTACTACCAATGATAATTGGTTGTGTATATACTCCATCTAAGAAGGCAACTACTACTAGCTGACCTTCTTGGATAGGGTACATGACACCAGATGTTCCTATTGTTGCATCATCAAAGTGAGCACCTTGTGTAAGTATCTTAGCACTATACTTACCTTCGGATTCCTCACTGGAACGTATGGTGTCATTAGTTCTAATCAACTGCACATCTGCTGTATGGTGCTTATGGTGGACTTTGATAACCTTAGCCAAGGACATGAAGTTAAGTCTGTCCTGTGGCTTATAGTTATCTTTAAATTCCCTACCAAGATGTGGTTGAAATTGCATAGCAATCACCCTTTCCCGTATCTTAGTACTTTAACAAAGACTTCCTTCTTACCGAAGTTATTCATAGCCTTTTTAACTGCTTCTGCATTCCTAGGTGGTCTACCTTCCCAATAGATATCAATACGGTTACCTTTGATTGCACTACCTGTATCCTGTGCAGTATAGGTACCATTGATTGCTGGATATGAAGGACAAGTAATCTGTACTTGACTGTGCAATGGGATTACCTTAGGGTCAACCGCTATAGTAACACCCTCTACAGTAGGAGCACCTACAGCAGTAGTAGTGTTTGGTGAGTAGTTATCAATGTTCGGTGAACTGTACACAGTTGCTATGAACTTAGTACCACCAGCACCAGCAGATATTTGACCATTACCTGCACCTCCAGCACCACCGCCTGTACCACCCCCGCCAGTAGATGCTGCTAACACACGTCTACCCATCAACCAGTGAGCACTAGCATAGGAGTTACTTAGGGCAGTTAGGGTTACTGACTTAGAACTAGAGTTCTCAATGAAATTACCATTACCTACGTAAATTCCTACGTGAGAAACCCCATAGATGTAACCACTATTGTAAGTATTCTTGAAGAATACTAAGTCACCTGGTTGTAGGTTTTGCTTAGATACCTCAGTACCTTTCTTAACCTGCTCCCCTGTAACCCTACCAATATCTATGCCTGCATAAGTCTTGTAAACATATTGAGTAAAGGATGAACAGTCTAGGGCACCCGATGCAGGGTTTCCACCACCAAAGGTATATCGAACTCTTACACCATTGATACCGTTCTGTAAGATACTTTGTGCACCTGCTACTACCTTCTGTGCAGCACTACCATCTATACCTACACCTAATCCTCCACCTAGTCCAGGTATTAAGCCCCCTAGTAGACCTCCGCCACCAAACAGACCGCCAAATATCTGACTCCATAGGTCATTAAGATTAGGTAAACCGCCACTAGCCTTTTGCTCTGCAATAGTACTGTTATCTCCCAAGAAGCCATGACCTTCATACTGCTCAAACTTACCTACTGGAGGGCTAAAGCGTTTAGCTGGCTCACATCCTCTAATTACTCCTAGAGTTGTAACCCATGCACCAAAGGTATTGAAATTCTGGGTCACTGACTTAATGTAGTATTCGATAGTGGAATTATCTTCTATGGAAGTATATACAAGTCTTGTTCCCACCTTGTATTTGTTACTGCCTTTTACAACGATGTTTCCGCTATAGAAGTGGTTATTAAGAATATTCCAATTATATAGGTCTTCCATAAGACCTTTCATCAAGTCAACAGAACCAGTACCATTACCGTTGGAAGGCGTTATACCAGTAGAACCATCTTGGTTTGTAGTAGTCTGATTACCGTTACCAGAGTTTGGTTGGCTAGGGTCAGTAGGTGTAGTCGGGTTGGTTGGGTTAGTACCTGTACCACCATTGTTACCTCCTGTGTTGCCTCCTACCCCTGGTGGGTCTGGGTTAAGCGGTGCACCGTTAGCACCACCTACACCACCAGTACCAGTTGTTCCCCCCATTCCTCCACCAGAAGGAGTACCATTTACAGCAAGATAGGAAGTCTCTACTGTCAGACGTCTGATACCGTATTTATCTTTATAAGGTGGGTACCAGTAGGGACGAACACCAAAGGTCTTGAACATATCATCAGGAGCCATTAACGTCTTGGCACTTACAGAGAACATTGTGTATGTCTCTAAGTCCCCTCTGCCTGTATCATCCGTCACTACGTCTTGGTCTCCAATTGATACGGAAGGCAACTTATCCCACTTGTCTTTATTGAAAGGAGTCTCCCTAATGACCATAGTGGGTGAACCATTCTCTACCTCATAGAAGATTTCATGAAAAGGCTTCTCTGCTATAGCATTGTACATACCTAGCAAACTACCTTGCCATGCCATCAAACCAGACGTGTCCAGTAACTTCATATCTTTTCTTGCACTAAACTTAGTTTTCAATATATCGAATAAAGCCTTAGAGCCTTTCCACTTGTAGTTTATGAAAGGCTTGGCTATCTTATCGTATGCTGCTTTTGCTAGCTGGTCTGGGGTTGCTTGGTCTAGTGTAATACCTAGAGTCTGAACCCAACCTAGCTTTTCAATATTAAACTGTGCCTCTGGCACGATACCAATATCAAATTGTATAAATGCTTTAGCAAACCCTCTGCCCTTTACGGAGATAGTACGAGATGGTGCATCATTGTTAGCGTCTACTGTTTTGCCAGCATAGTCCACTAGCCCAAACATAACTTCAGCCAAGGCTTCAGGTGGTCTGCACATTTTGATAATTAACATATCATTAGCAGTTATCCACCTATGCCAAGGCTTACGGTTAGTGAGCGTTATATTGAATACAGGAGCGTCTTCCCCTATATCTCTATTAGTGTAGACTGCTACAATGTCGTTATCTATCTTACTGTTGGGGTCAGCTACACCCCTTGCTACTAGCTGACCCTCTTCAGTAAAGAAAGTGATTTCGGCATTAGGCTTATATCGTTGAATTGCCATGATATAACCTCCCTATTCTCTGCTCTGGTCTCTGGATAGGCTCATGCCACCCATATTCATTCCTCCACCCATTCCGCCACCTTTACCCGTAAGTATATCAGTAGCAGTAGAGAAGTAGTTAGAAATACTATTAGAGACCTTAAATTCATTGTCTGGAGCTAGCTTGTTGCCTGTCCACTCAACCCTAACAGTGTGCTCTATCTTAACAAGTCTAACATCAGTATTGATGTCCTTGTCCTTAGAAGAGCTACTTGAAGTAGCTTGACCTACTTTGTCTTTGTTTTGGTTTAGGTAATCCTGTACTGACTTATCCTTAACCTTCAGACTGTCAACTTCTAGCTCCTTCTTAGTACTGTCAGTCCCTTCACCCTTCTTGGCTTCTGGTATTGGTTTGGCATCTTCTTTTTCAGTTTTAGGTAGAGGTTCGGCTTCTTTCTTTTTAACCTCTTTTTTCGTATCCTCTTCCTTCTTCTTATCCTCATCCTCACCGCTACCAGTCATCCACTCCCAACCACGTCTGAATGCACTCTTTCTATCATCCGTATGTCGTAGTGGTTCTTTACCTATATTGGATAAAGGTTGGTCTGACTTTATGTCACCTTTACTATGACCAAATAACCAGTCACCCACGCTATCCCCTGCATCACCAGCCCAGTTTAGTGCTTGGAACTCTGCTAGTGGACCGACTAGCTTTCCTGCTTTACTGAGTAGGCTTCCTCCACTTGGTGCACCACCGCTAGGAGGAGTACCTCCACCGCCTCCACCTTTAAAGAGACCTTTACCCCAGTTCCAAGCCTTAGAAGTACCGCTCTTAGTGGCGTTCCAAAGAGACCCTGCACCAGCCTTAGTAGAATTCCAAAGACTACCAGTAGTGTTTCTGACATTGCCTAAGAAATTACCACCTGTCCTAGGTAGTGCCCCACGTTGTTGACCTATATTAGGTCTTAGTGAGGTTAGACCTCTAGATAGACCCATTCTACCGTATTTACCCATCATGTATGAGCCACCTAGAGCCATAGCAGACATACCACCGAATGCTACCCAAGGGTTAAGAGAATTAAATGCCTGACCAACGTAGCTAGAAGTACCTGCCCAGATATTACCAGCAGTTTCTGTACCAGTTCGTTCATATCCAGCTTCATTCCCTGTCCAGTTCTTAGATTCAGCGTTATCCCATGCTTTTGCCTTTTTCGCTAGGTCTTTCATACCTGCTTCTTCTAATTCCTTAGAAGTAGGCATCTTACCTTGCTCCATTTTATCTAGGAAGCCAGACTCAATAAGCTTCTTACTCTCCTGTTTAGATACACCAAGACCTTGTGACATTGTCATACCTGCCAATGCTTTACCCTGCTCGGTCTTCAGTACATCCTTACCATAAGTAGCTTTTAAGCCTTTTACTAGGTCAGTGATGTTTTTAGGGTTAGATATACCCTCTTCTTGTTGCAGTTTCATCTTCCAAGTACCTTCTACCCCTAGGAAGTCAGAATTACCATTACGCATTAATACATCTAGTGTATGGTTACCTTCTTTGAAACCTGCATCCATAGTGCCTAGTAATTTAGAGCCACGTTCACCTTTAAGCTCTGGAGACAGTTGACCTAACATAACTTGGGCAGATAACATGTTCTTGAACTGGTCATCCTTAAATTCTGGTATACCTCTACTCACTGATTGTGCTAGTGAAGTAGTTGCTCTCATCATTTCCTCTTCTCGCCCACTCATCTTGGTTTTAGCTACAGCACCACCTATCAAATCCGATAAGCGTTTCATTTGTCCCTCATCCATAGCCCCCATACGTTGGAGCATACTACCCATATCAGCAATTCTGTCAGGGTTAGTACCTGTATTACGTCCAAATGATTGTGCTGCTTCAGTATCAGCATCTAGCTTATCTAGATTAGTTCTACCACCGCTAGCAAGAATAGACTGGGTTTGTAGAGTTTCCCCTGCCTTGTATTGATTTCTAAGACCTACTTCTACTGCCCTCTCACGAAGGGTTTCATCGTTGCCACCTTCACCATAGCCAATCTTCTGTCCCATCTGTGAAGCCTGTAATTCCTGTGGTCTAAGTATGTCAGCATAACGATTACCATAGTTAAACATCTGACCTATACTAGCAATAAGACCTGCCGATTGAACCGCAGAAGTAACCCCATAGAGCATACGCTCTGTTACGGGGTCACGTTCATGCATTCGGTCTATACGGTCACGGTTATCATTACGTTGTTGTATAGATGGATTCATTTGGTTAACTATAGTACGTAGGCGTTGCATTTCAGCTTCATTAGTCCCAGACTTGATGTTATCTCTCTCAGCAGTAGCTTGGTCTAACCTAGACTGATAGAACTGTTGTACCCTAGGGCTTGCTACATCTCCCCATTTATTGCCCCCTTGGGCATTCCTAAGTTGTTCCTGATACTTCTTAATCTTCTTTTGGTTTTCCTCTACCTTACGTCCATAATCTGCTTCCATACGTTCTAAGCGTTTATAGTGCTTATCGTAGAGTGCTTCAGTTTCACCTAGGATTTTTCTGTACATAGAGACTTGTCTGTAGGAGAGTAATCCTCCCTGTGAGTGCTCACCCTGGTTAGCTAAGTCCTTTAATTTAGCTACTTTGCTTTCCAGTTGCTTTATGTCAGAGAGGGCATCGGTAGTATCAGCTCTGAATTTAATATCTGCATCCGTCCGATTCCTAGCCATTTATTACACCTCCTCAAATTCGTCTTTTTCTTCTACCTCTCCCTTAACAGCCTCATCATTTTCCATATCGTCCCATGCTTTCATAAATTCAGGGTCTTCGTAGTGTTCTGGCTCATCTTCCTTATAGTCAGGGTCACTAGCAGCCTTAACTACGTCCTCTTCCTCTGGGTTATCTATAAGAAAATGATGATACATAAGGTCAAACTGTTCGGTAGTCAAAGACCTGTATCTAGGGTCTGTAGGCAGTACATTAAACTTCGTCTGTACCCACCACTCGAACCTCGCTTGGCTTGTCTTTGCTATCTCCTTCATTGTTATCTGCTTTATTCGGCTTACGAAAGGATTCCACCCACTTTTGGTACTCTAAGTACACAGCTTCCCAGATAGGGTAGTCTACTTTATCGTTACCTACGTTAAACCATTCTGGCTTCTCATCTAATACTATATCTAGTGTAGAAATAATAGTAGCAATATTGTCAGTATGCTGGTCTACTACCATTCCACCTTTTAGACCTGCATATAAACGCCCGATAGCCAATTCATCCATCATGCTAGGGTGGTGTACTGTGAATCTACCTTTAAATTTTGGGTCTACATCTGTGAAGTCTGCTTTAAAGGAATACGTACGTGCGTCACCCTCATTAACCTCTTGTAAAGTGTTAAGTGTAATTGTCTTAATATTCTCTGACATAGTAATACCTCCTTGAGTTTTAATTCATAATAAAAATAGGAGCATGAGTACGTAAATTATACTCATGCTCCCACTATTGTTGGTACTATTAGCTTGCATATAGGTATTGGAAGCTAGCATTTTCACCTGCGATAGCGTTAACTCGGAAGTTCTCACGATAGTTACCAATAGAGCATCCGTGGTAAGAACGGACAATCTCTTTAGTATACTTATCTACTACCTCGATAGTGATAATGTCTTTCTTCAATACCTCTTCACCAACAGAAGCCATACCCAGTTTAGCTAAGTCTTTCTTACGTACGAAGAATCGTTCGCAAGTTACAGACCCAGTATACTTATTGTGTACGTGCTCTTGTGGCATCATTGAACCGATTTCGTATACACCTTCAGTACCGAAATCACGCTCACCATCTAAGCCCTGAATCCTACCAACGATTTCACCACGAATACGGATGTTTATGGTATGACCAGCATGTACCGTCTGTTTATCTACCATTCCCATAGGTAGTCACCTCCTTAGATTTGTTGTCCCTCTACTAGGTTGTTAAACGTACTAGATGGAACAAAGTGAGATGTTACTAGGATGAAGTTGATTGGCTCTGTAATAGCAGCTTCATAATCAACATATACAGCAGTACCTTCGAATCTAACTCGAATGTTACGGTATCCAAGAATTAACTTCTCACGTACACATTCGTCTAGAACGTTAATAGTCTCTGTAGTTACAGAAGAGTTAGAAGCAATAGCAGAATTAGATCCTACATATGTGTCTTCTAATCTGTTTGTAACACGGTCAGAAACTTCATCTGCTGTACGTCCTGTACTGATCTCTACGTTAGGTGTACGCACTGGTCCGAGATATGTTGTTACACCTTGTGCTAGGCGAATTCCACCGTTTTGAACTCGTTCCATTACACATACACCTGAAGCGATTAACTCATCAATGTCTGGGTCACCTGCTACCAAGTCTACTCCTAAACCAGCGATATTGAAGAAGTCGAACGTGATAGGCTCTGAAGTTGGTACCCCTGCCACACGTCCACACACCATAGCAGCAGTCATATATGCTGGTAGCAATTTCTTACCGCTCTCTACGATTGGGTGGTAGATTGCTGGGTAGCAAAGTACCGCTCTACGGTAGTTCATTGCAGATGCACGTTGTTTAGCGTTAGTCTTATCCTCTGGTTTAGATAGGTCTGAACCATCTCCACCGAAGAATAAGTACTGCTTCTGTCTACGTGTTTCCATTACCTGTACGTGTGCTGCTGCTTCTGCATGGATAGCGCTCTCTGGAGATAGAACACAAAGTAAGTCGAAGAACTCCTTACGTAGTGTACCAAAGTGTGCTGACCAAGAAGTAGGTGTAGTTCCTTTTTGTCCTCCTGCTAAGTACGTCCATGGGAAGTTTGCTGGAGTCCCTGTCATTGCTACGCTAACTAGTAAAGATGATACGTTTACACGTGTCTCAATACCTGCTTTAGCAGACATTAGGATTTTAGGAGCATTCTTGATAGCTACTGATGTCACTGTATCTAAAGAAGTTACAGGCATCTTCGCATCAGCAATATTGATGATGCGAGCAGAGTATCCAGACATGCTATTGATGTATGAAACTAAAGCATCAATAGTGCTGTATTGTGGTAGCTTACCATCTACAGTTAAGTCCACAGAAGCAGTAGCGGAATCAGCACCCGTTTTAGTAGTGACAACGCCAGCGTTTACAGCAATCTCAGCATAAGCCTTAGAACCTGTATAGTTTACTTCTAAGATAGCACCGATGTTATCCCAAGATTCAACATCATTAGTACTGAAGCGGTACACAGAAACTTTCTTAGTACCTGCAATAGTACCGTCTTCCATCTTAACTTGGATTTCGTTACCGATAGCACCGAACTCCTTAGCAGTCCATTTACCTCCACCTACGTCTTTAGTAGCTGCAACTGTTGGGTTAACTAGTAACGTACCAACGATAGATGCACCGCCACCACCTTCTGGTAAAGGAGAGAATGCTAACTCAACCGCAGTAGGTAGGTCACCACTTTTAAAGTAGGCTCTAGCCTTACTTGGGTCTGTCCACCACATTACCTTACCTGCTTCACCAGCATCAGCAGTACCTACCAAGATAGGTCTGTTTAAGCTACCAGGAGTAGAGGCTGTCATAGCACTAGTATCTATGCGATCATATGCACCTGGATGGATAATTCTACGTCCGTTAAACGTAATACCAGAGTTTTCGTAAGCCATTTAAAACACCTCTCTTATATTGATTTATACTTGTCCAAGCATTCCTGCCACTCTTCTAAATACATCCATTCCGTAGCACCACAAGTAGACTTAAATCCTGCGCTTGTTACAGCGTCTAGGTTTGTGTGTAATTGGATGAACTCACGGAAGTGAATACGAGAGCTAGGAGTTTCTTCGACAGGTACTACTTTTGTATCTTCCTTTTTAGTAGCCATTAGGAATCCTCCCTATTGTAATACTCTTGATTCACGTGGACTTCTGTGATTACATGGAGGTCATCATTGAGTATATCCTTAATAGGGTCTACACTAAATTGACACCAGAAGGTTAATGCTCTTCTATATACAAACGCTGGGTCAAAGCTCTTTACTGGCTCAAAGTCGCCACCCGATAGCTTCTGTCTGTAGATGTCTTTCTCATCTATTAGGAAGTCCCTGCCTGATAACATTGCCCACTTAACTAAGTGGTATAAGTCTACGGTCAAGTCTCCATTTTCAGTCCAGATTTCTATACGGTATTCAGCTTCGAACATCGTTCGTACAGTCTCTTGTGCGCCACTAGTATAGCTAAACTCAATGGTGAACATATCATCTTCCTCTACAAAGCCCTCATCATGAATAATAATTTTAGACTTTGCATAGTCTACATCATACTGCTCAATAGCCATGCCTGTATCATTATGACGTATACTGTGAACCTTCTGTACATTCGGCTTAGTTAGTTGAATCTCCCAACCTAGTGTTCCATACTTAGCAGGTAACCCCACTGTAAGGAAGGACTGGTCATCTCCACTGTAACCCATATCCCCTAAGCCCTCTTCTGTCTCATCCTCTGTGGACAGCATTATAGCTATACAGGGTAATTCAGCAGGGTTCCTAGGGTAGCCTTTCTTTAGAAGAATTTCTTTCTTGTTTAGGTATTTGCTTATCATGTCCAGCCTTGTCTTATCAAGCTTCACAATTCGACTTATAGCTGAAGGGTTCTTTTTAAGCAATTCTAGTTTGTTTTCTATGTTTTCAATGATATAATCCTCTATTAATGGAATCAAGACTATAACCTCCCCCATTTAAGTTTAACTTTCTTAGGAGTAGGGACATCTTCAACCTTAACTTCAGCTATAGGTCTAGATACGTCCTTCTCACCCTGCTTAAACTGTGGGTTCTGTATATAGAATTGGTCTTCTCCATTACCGTATTCTATCCCACGCTTGGTATCCTTCAGGAGGTCTGTTAGACTATCCATATTAACCTGCATTGAAAGTTTCATCTAACAAGTCCTCCCTCTTGATATGGAATTGTGAAGGAAGCCTAACAAAGCTCTCTACCCCTCCACCTTTAGCCATCGTGTATGTGCCCCTAAGCTCATGCACTGGACCAATAGCGATATACACTGGTTTGGTAGTATAAAGGATTGAGTAGGACTGGTCACGAGGAATAGCTGTAGGGTTTATCCATTCAATAGCTTTACCTTCATTAGCCATGATGTAGTCAAAGCCCTCTACGTATTCTTTACCTATAGACTTGACTGCTATTATTCTCAAGGCTTGGTAGTCTAGTCTATCATACTGGGTTTCCCCTCTGGCTATCACTTCAGAGAATTTTATATCAAAATCTACGAAAGTGAACTTATCCCTAAACCCTACCATGTCTGTGCTCAAAGGAGTAAGATAAGCTGAACCCTGTTCATTGAGACCTATGCGGTCTTGGTCTTTGTTACCACTGATACTAGTTACTAGTGCTTTTGTCTGCTTTGCACCAAAGTAGGCATAACCCTTACCCCCACATTCAGGGCAAGCGTAGTCAGGTTGACCAGACCGTAGATTTAGGCAGGGACAGAACATACCTTGTTCCCATATAACAGTGTAACCCTTCTGTAGTATGGCAGAATCAAATAGTTCGGGCTTTAGGTCAGCCCGAACTTGGTTACCAGTAGGGAGATTATACGGATATTCTTGTGTCATCCTAATCCCTCCTATAGAAGACCCATGCTTATCCCTAAGTAGGTATCCTTCAAGCGTCTTTCTAGGTCTTTCATATCATCTGAATAGTTTTTAATACGTGCACCAGCACCAGAGAACTCTGGAGACTGTGTAGTACCAATAGACTGAGACAAACCGTCAATACTGATTGTTTGGTTGGCAATACCAGCACCGATGATTAAGTCACCCCATACCTGTAGAATACCGATTGAAGCACGCTTCATAATGTACTCTACTAAGTCATGAGGAATCTTTTCCATACCAGCTTTATAGCTAACTCTCCATATACCAGGAGCACTAGAATATTGACCCAGAGCCAATGGTAAGAATGAACCATTCTGCGCTATAATCATACTTCCTGCACTACCCTGTGTAGGGAATAGCTGTATCTGTCCAGGGATGTCATACTGACGTATCCAATCGTTTGGTATAGTAGCTGCATTATAGCTACCAAAGTTCATTTGCAACTTGCGTACTTCTATGATAGGTCTCTTGTGTAACTGCAAGAATGACCAACTCATAAAGTCATTTTGGTAATAATCGTGCACCTCATCCTCTATTTCCTGTGGCTCTATGATGACCTGCAACATACGTTGTGTATAGAGTATAGCTGACTTGATGTAATGCTCTAGCAAGCCCTCACCCATCTTATTGCCATATAGGTCTTCTAATGGAACCCCAAATAGGTAGTTCTCTACTAGGAACTGGGCATTTATGTCTTCATAATTGACATATAAATCCATGATTACCCCTCCTATTATTTCTTAGCAGTCGTCTTAGCAGATGCTTTTGCCTTAGGCTTTTCCTCTTCTTTTGCTTCTTCCTTAGGCTCTTCCTTAACTTCCTCTTTAGCTTCTTCTTCTACTGCAAAGAAGTTCTTTAACTCAAGAACACCCTTAGCTACTTCCTCTGATTCAATCTCTGCAATACCGTGTTCATCAAACTGCACTACTCCTGTAGCTAATACTACCTCTTGTCCTCGTAACATAATGTTTTGTACCTTAGACATAGCAAATACCTCCTAATAGTTTATAATAATATAATCAATGTATTGTAAGGCATGATAAAAGGGAGTGAACTAAGTCCACTCCCTTCTATGTGATCACTTATCTATATTAATTACCAATGAAGCCTGGTACGTCAGCTTTGATATTAGTGTACTTCATCCATTTCTTCGGAGCATAAAGTACAGGTACGCCGTACATTAAAATCATCCAACGGATAACTGGACCAAGTGTAGCTAAATCCATCTTCATCATAGGAGCTAGCTGTTTAAAGCCGATAATCTCTGGAGACATTTCACCCATGAATGAAGTGTACGTGTTAGCGATTGTTTCACCGTTGTCAGTGAATACCGTAGTCGCTGCACTACCTTGAGACGTTACTGCAAATTTAGCAACTTCATATAGTTGGTTGCCATCTTTCTCAGAACGATATACACGAACGTAATCAACTGGGAATGCAGTAGAAGCAGGGTTAGTAATAGTTAACTTAACGCCCTTAGCAAGGTCTGTACCAGTCATTGTAACAGATACAACGTTAGATGGGATAGACTCACCGTGGTCGTTATTTAATGTGATAGCGTATTTATATACACCGCCACCTTGCTTAGCAAAGTCACCAGCAGTACCAGAAGCATCTAAAGCAGCAGCTAAAGTACCTGTAGCAGGAGCTTTGTAGCTAGAAGCATTAGGGTTTAATGGCTTAGTTTTTGTTAAGAAGATGTCAGGGCTGAACTCTACTTCTCCACCGTGAGTCATGAATTTGTTAACAACCACACCAGCTTGGTAGCCTTGTTGTGTTGGCATTAACACACGCTCTTTAGGGAAGAACTCTTGAGAGAACTGTGCCATAACTTCGAATGGTAAGAACATATCAGTTGGAGTACCGTAGTTCTGGATGATCATTTGAGCGCCCCAGTTCATGTGGTGCTCTTCTAAGTAGTTACCTTTTAAGTCGATAGTATTTTCTTTATCGATAAGGTTTACTAGACCGTCCCACTCACGACCTTCTTCTCCACCTGGCTTTAACTTAGAGTTACCCCAGAATAGAGATTGCTCAACTTGTTTAAGCATCCATAGGATACCATCTTGGTTTTGTCGAGCTACAACGTTACCGAATGCACTATTTACTAATGTCATTGGATGTGTAACTTCACGAGTAGTACCTAGGAACTTAACGAATGCTGCCTTACGTGCGTAAGTAGAATCGTTAGTATCTGGTAACTGACCCTCACCTACGAACGCACCTTGGTTACGTCCATAGTCTAGTAATTGACCGTATTGCTCTACAGTAGAGTATGCAGTCTGTTTAGGAATCTTTTTCCAGAATTTAATATGTTGGTCGCCATAAGTTAGAACCTTTAAGCTATTCTCTAAAGATTCAACTCGGAACGCTCCACCACCTTGTAGCTCAAGAGGGTTGACCTCATGACCTGCTGATAAGGCTTTATTTAAAGCATCTACATCTGCCTGAGTAGCCGTACCGAAACCTTGTCCGTTTTCTAAGTTAGGAAACATGTGCTTTGCACCTCCGATTAATTGTTAGAACCTAATAGTAATTTAGCGTTAGCTGATAGGTCACTAATATTAGCACCTGACTCTAGCGCTAGTACATCCATAGACAAGTCGCCTTGACCACCTTGTACTGCATTCATTAATTTACTGATAGCCATTGACTTGCTTAGTCCTTCTTCTTGCTTAGGTGCATCACCATTAGAAGCTTCGAATGACTTTTGTAACACTTTAGTGTTAGCAGATGGTACAGACTTACGTACAGCTGGAGTTGTCTCCACCTTAATCATACGCTTACTCAATTCAGCAATAGACTTAGATAGCTCTGTTTGGCTATTTAAGATTGTTTGGTGAGACTTAACAATACCAATCATAGACTTAGCAATGATCTCGTTAGATTTATTAGTGCTATCGATAGACTTCTGTAACTCAGTAGAGTGTCCAGTAAGTACTGTAGATAAGCCTTTAACTAACTCATCTAAGAATTCACTAACTTCTAGTGCCTTACGAACACCATCATTAGATTTTAATGTATCTTCTAATGACTTCTCTACAGGCTCATCTTCGTTAGCATCTTCTTCAGCTTCTGTATCAGCGTCTACGTCACCGTCTTCTGCTGGTGCTTCTTCACCCTCTGGTGCGCCTTCTCCCTGTTCAGGTGCTTCTTCACCTTGTTCAGGAGAATCTTCAGATACCTCTTCAGGAGCTACATCTTCGTTATCTAAACCTTTAGCTAACGCTTCAGTAGTATCTTGAGTGCTCTTTTGTACACCCTCTGCCAACTTGTCTAACTCATCTAATGACTTAGTAATAGACTCATCTAACGGATTAGTATTTACTGCCATTCTATATACCCCCTTATTGTATAGCTTTCTTAATGAAAGCTTCAGCTTCTGCTCTAGAGTAGCCTTTAGTTAACTGCAAGTATACAATTGTTTCTCGTGTAGTTAACGACTTCTTAGCAAGTTTCTCTTTAAGAATTTTCTTCTTATCATCGTTATCTATCACATACGACAAGTTCTTTAAGTCCTTGTCTAGGCTTTCCTTACGAAACGTCTCTCCACCTTCCATATCCTCTGGGTTAGTTTCATAACCTGCGGATAGGGCTTTCTCTACCTCATCTACATGTAAGTGAGAAGGTGCATTGAAAGACTTAACAACCGCTTCCCATGATGTATGGGTATTGACTGGGTTGGTTGTAATCGCCACATTATAAATTTTAGCCTTTAGAATACGACTTCCATCACGCTCTAAAACCTTACCCTCAACAGAGAATCCTACTTTCCTAGGAGCATTAGACTTCTTCAGAGCTATAGCTAACTCCCAAAGTCTATCTGCCTGTGGTATTCCCTTGAACAACTCACCCTCAACATATAACCCTTTGTCATCCACTCTACATGTAGGATAAGGATAACCCATAATTATACTGTTATCGTGGTCATAATTGAAGTACCCGTGATTAAGGAAGTCAGAGATGTCTAAGCCCTTCTGAACCATAGACTCACCTTGTCTATCCTCATCTTCAGTAGAAGCATAACCACGTATAATACGCTTACCCTCTTCTGAAGATTTCTGTATATCAGCATCTGCATTTACGCTAAACTTAAATAAATCTGCCATCACTTCACCCCCTTGTATCTAAAGTATAAAATCAGTTATAGACCTTATAACACATATACTATCATTGACCGTACTGTTGGTCTATAGACTGATGTATTTGGTCATCCTCTTGTGCCTGTTGTACCTCTTCTGGACTCTGTTCCTCTTGTGGCTCTTCTCCTGCTCCAGCATTAGGGTCATTAGGGTCTCCCTGTTGCTCTGCCTGTTCTGCCATTTCCTTCTGCATTACGTAGTTGATATACGTTGGGTCTAGAATAACATCACCATTTTCAAGAGGTTCCATACCACGTTGCTTACGTAACTCATTGATAGTCTTGAATGAGCGTACTTGTTTGTCCTGTACCTCTAATCTAGATTTCTCAGATTCCTTATCAAGCCCTACAAAGTTGAATACGAATTTATTAGAGAATCTACGAACAATATAGCGATTAATTACGTTAGCTAAGAAGCTTAACATTGGTCTTAATCCCTTGTCCTTAGAGTTTTTAAGACGGTCTTCAATACCACCTTCACCTAGTCCTCCACCAGAACCTCCAGCACCTCCACGGTTAGGGAAGTTTATTTCAGCAGGGTCAATTTGGTATACTGCACAACAGATGTTGATAAGGTAGTTCATCCACATCTCATACTCCATCTCTCTGTTAGACTGAGATACGTTGACGTATTCTAAGCCATCAACAGATACTACAGGAGTCTTCCATGCACCAGTCATACCAGCAATTTGAGCAGTCCACTGTCTACGAAAAGCGTCTAACTGTTCCTTACTGATATTCTGACCTTTGATATTCAAGATACCTTTTGTAGTACCTCCCTGAGAGAAGTACTTAGAGTTGTACTCTTCTGCCCATAAATGTGCAGTTATCTGATGTATAAGAATCTCTAGCTCAGAGTGACCATATGGTTGGATATTGATGTCTGTTCTAGGGTTACGTACAGCAAATGCTAACTCTAAACCTGTGAATTCAGCTATAACTGTACCATTAAGTACCTGCACGAACTTGTTTTCAGTACTGTTACCTCTAAAGTCAGCAAAAGTAACCCCAGTCTCTGGAGTAGGGTCTTCCATCTCTGCTGCTCTAATAGTAGAAGCATCTACTGCATATATCTCTGCTGGTAATCCTCTTCTATCAGGTACAGTCTCAAAGTTCAACTGGTCATAAGTTAAGGAGTCTCTAGTTATCTTACGGAGGAATGTGTCAAAGTTGTCCCTAGCAGGGTCATACGTGAAGCCACAATTCTCTATAAATGACTCTAAAGATAGAATCATGCTCATTTCTTCCTTAGTGGGAGATTTGTTAGGGTCACGTAGTGTTATCTCAAACCCCACCCCATCCTTAGTGAATCTAGCTGGTTGTGAGAAACTAGCCACTTGGTTAACCCTTGTTGTGATAATAGAAGCAACCACTGAATTTCGTACTGCCATCTTCTTTAAGGTATCAAACGTCAATGTTGACGGTTTATCTTTAAACCCTAACTGGGATAGCATTGATAACGGATCTTCTATAATAAACTTAGGGTCACGTGCTCTTTCAGATTTCATGATATCTTCATACTGATTCATAGACTTATTTAGTTCTCCTGAATCAGAGTAGTTCGGCATATTTACATTTAGTAAATTACCTAGTGAGTTCCAAAGCCCCATTACTAGCACCTCCTACTATAAATTAAAAGGGGTATACACATTATTCTCTTAGAATAAAATTCAGAAAGGAAATAAAAATAGCATACACTTACGTGTACGCTACTTACCAAGAGACATATTGTCACTTGCCTTATTATCTTCTCTGGTCTGCTTAGCCTGTCCAAATGAGCTATGCTTATCCTTCTTCTTGTTATCCTTCTTCTTATCGCCTTGTTGCTTATGTTTCTTATCCTTCTCTTCCTGCATACGCTTTTTCTTCTGGTCTTGTATCTTCTTAGCATATTCACCTACATGAATAACATGCTTAGTATCCCCACCATGACCTTCCATCTTTTCCTTCTCTTTTATCTTCTTCTTACGTGCTCTCTTATCTTGGGTAGCCACTTTCTCAGCCTGTTCTTGATTCTTCTTAGCTTCCCTACGTTCCTCACGTTGTTTCTCACGCAATAGAGTATCTTTCTTTTCTTCCTCATTTTTCTTAGCGTGGTCTGCAAACTCACTACGTACCCACTGTTTACGAGTTATAGTTCTGCCATCTCGTACATAAGTGAGTATCTGCTGTACTAATCCGTTACGGTCACTCTTACCCTTCTGGATGTCCATAAGCTTGGGCGATATTACCAACAAAGTGTCATCGTTCATGTTAGCCCTCCTAGTTTATAATATCGAAATCGTCTACTGTTGATTTTTCAATAGGCTTGTCTGCCTTACTGTTACTGTCCTTCTGTCCTAAGAAATCCTTAGACAACTTTCCAGACCAGTCTACATGCACCCCTGTATGGTGGAACATTTCACACAAAGCCATAGACATTGTATCCTCATTGGCTTTAGGGGAAGCATAAAGCTTCCTCCTAGAACCAACAACATCAGGGTCTGTATTAGGGTTTGCTACTGTAAACTCTCGTTCAGTGTCTAAGTAGTCTTTTACAGCCTTCCTAACCTTAGCATCAGGGTGGCTCACCATAGCTTGACCATCTTTGCTATATTTTACCGTACCCAATTTTCCGTCTTTGTGAATAACTACCTTCATGCCTTGCTCCCTCCCAAATCAACGAATAAGCCTAGAGATTTATTAGCTGAGTTTCCACGCTGAATGGCTTCTGTTCGGCTCTGTCCCTTCTGCCCTAAGAAGTCAGGTCTATTAAAGATGGACTGCATTGCACCAAATAGTTCAGGGTAGTGTTGCTTCATTGTGTGATATTGCCATCCATAAGACTCCATTGGCTTAGTGCTTGTACCAACCTTATAGTTCTGACCTTCAGCATTAGCAGTACCAAAGCCTTTTTGTGAGTATTGCTTATGCATTTGCTCTGCCCACTCATCAATAGATGTATCCTTCTTACCTGGATTCATGTCTTTCCAACGTTGATAAGAATGTATAGCATTACCATAACCTGCTACCGATTCAGCCCAGTGTTCAGTACCGTGCATACCTTCCACACCTTGGAACTTCTTATCGTACATCTTACCTGTATCATTGTCAGAGTGGACGTAATCAGGATTCAGCTTTTGATATTCACCGTATACACGTCCTTCATAGTTGGACATCCACTCATCTAAAACATAAAAATACTTTCCTTCCTTGCTGTATCTAATCTCCTTATCAGGGTTAGACTGTTCAACTTTCTTCTTATAATGTTCAGGAACAGTATTTAAATGATCATTAGCATAGGTAGTACCATGACCTTTATCCCAGTTTAGGTATGAGTCTCCACCACTTAGGAATCTGTCAATAGCGTGGGCAGATTCATGCACCATATTCTCACCTATACTCCAGTGACCATACTTAGCACCCTTGATAGTAGGATGGTCTGTCTTCTCTGGTATATGGTCATGTGGGTGGTCTTTGAATACTGACTTGTCATGATAGTATTGAGAATCAAGGTAGATAGCATTGTCCCTACCGTTATAGTTAGCTCCTGTGTGAGCATTACCGTGAGCGTCAATATCAGAGAACTTAACTTTCATACCATTTGCCAATAGGTGACTCATCAGGTCAAATGGAATATGAGTTGTAGACATGTGGAGATGGTCTGTAAGTTTTGCTATACGTTTGTCATGGTCTTCATGTGTGATACCTGTCTTAACATGAATGGCATTCTTTAATAGCTCCTTACGTGCTTGTGCTTTTTCTCCTTCTGTCCAGTTCTTAGCTGATTCGTGTAGTACATAAGGGTCATAGGGAGCATCCGGTGTAGCTTTACGGTCTACTCCTATGTCTGCTGCTTTAAGGTAGTCTAATGCACTCTTAGACTTCTTATCCTGAATCTCATCCTTAAATACCGTAGCTTTGAAGTTAGGGTCATTAGTCTTGATAATGTCCCCTGTAGGTGATACTGGAATATTCCACTCTTTTAATAAGTTTCTCATAGTGCCTTTAGTCATGTTCATAGACTTCTTCACAATGTCACTTATCTTACCAGAGCGGTCTGCATTATTCCACAGTTTAGTAAAGTGAGACTTCATAACCTCTCCAACCTCTGGAGTGTAGTTCTTTTCGAAATTCTCGTTTAGGGCTTTTTCTATCTGGTCTGCTGGCTTCTTCTGTAGGGGAACCTCCTTCTGCTCAACCTTTTTCTTTTGCTCATTCCCTTTTCTCAAATTGTCTACAAAGTCCTTAACGTCCTTTAAAGGTACTTGGAATTCGTTCCAGCCTTGACTGTCCTGCCCATAGTCTATAACTGTTAGTACTGCTTCCCCTTTGTCGTTCTTCTCCATCATGGCAGAGCCACTACCACCGTTACCATCCCATTGCCATTCTGTAGTACGGAACTCATCATCTTCAGGTCTTCTTAGGTCTCCCATACCCTTGAAGCCAAATGCATGACGTAAGAATTTACCCATAACCTTATTACCAATACGCATCTTCATTAGTCTATCAGCTTCTACATCCTTCTGATAAGGTTTCATTCTGTCCTTATCTTCAGAGAATACCTTAACTAGAGCGCCTTTTGCATGCATATTGTTAATACCCTCATGGTCAGAAACTGTTCTGTTCTTAACTGCATCATGGTCAGCATACTTGTCTAGTGCATCCTCTACATCTTCTTGAGACATATCGGATACAAAGCTCTTAATACGGTCACGTTCCTTAGCCTCTTCAGGTAGGGAAGCAATACGTTCCTTCTCACCTTCTGTAAGAGAACCATCAGGATTGTGGGTTAGTATTTCAGGGTGCTGTTCTAAGTGCTTCTTGAACTTAATCATATTAAGGTGATGTTTAACCCCTGCCATCTTATCTCCTGTGATAAGTGGGTCTTCATCAGCAATACCAGCATCCTTCATTAGCTTATACAACTGTTCTCTCGGCATATTGGATAAGATAGTATGGACATCATTACCCCCTGCCTGTGCAGGTGATGGCTTGATACCTTGCTTCTTATCTTCTAACTGCTTTTTCTTAGCCTTAGTTGCATTTGTATCCTTAGTAGGCAAGTACTCTGGATTAGTCATGATGTGTTTATTTTCACGCAGGTACTTCTTCAAACGAGTAACGTTCAATAAGTGCTTGATAGGCTTCATATTTTCCTTTACATTAGGGTCGAATCTAGGGTCTTGCTCATCCTTCTCAATAATCCCTAGCTTTCTCATAAGTTCATATGAACCCTCTCTGTCAGCCTTATCCCACATATTCCAGAACTCATTCTCGTTATCTGTACCTGTTAATGGCTTCTCAATATCCTTTTCTTCCTTATTGTTGTGTGCACCAATAAGGTGAGGATTCTCCAATAGATGGTTTTTAAGAGCCATTACAGCATTCTTATGGTCAATAGCTTCATGGTTATTTCGTTTCCACTCAATACCATGTTTAGCTAGCATGTCGTACTTCTCTTCCCTAGACATCTTCTTACGAACATGATGGTCTACGTACTCTTCTCGTGACATCTCACTAGGGTCTTTAGAGGAAGTAGGCTTAGTACCTTCCAGTGAGGGCTCTTGGTGTAGCGGGTGTGACTGTATCTGGTGGTCATCGTTTGGGTCTACCCATTGCATACGAGTAAAGGTTCTACCGTCTTTCCCTTTTACTTGTACCGCTCTCTTGACGAGTTTTCCCCTATTCAAAGTCCTACCAGTTTTCGGTGCTTCAGCCTTGCTAATGTCAACAACCAAACGATTCGATTTCGTCAAGGAACTCATATAACGTCTTATGTCAGAATTCGTTTTTCGTTCGTAATCGTCATCAAACACTTCTGGGTGCATCCAAGCATCCCCTTCACTACTTCTTCCTTCCCTACCGTGCTTATAGTGAGGTACTTTCTTAGCGGTTCTCTTTAGCTCTTCTGCCATGTATTTCACCTACTTTTTCTGAAGAATGATTATCATTTAATGTTTTCTTGCCATACCAGTACCCTAATCCTCCAAGCATGAAAGCCTTACCAAAGTGACCTTCTCTACCTTTTACATCACCTTTATATTTAGGATCAATGACATTCTCAAGCTTATAGGACTTACCATTTTGTAAGGTAGCAAACTGCCAAGAGTGTTTAAGGTCATCAATGCTCTTATATCCACTCTTCTTCAGTACATCAGACAAGTCTATCTTATTCTCTTTACAGAATCCCTCTAGCTCTGCCTTAGCTACTCTTAACTGCTTATCATCTGAAAAGTCGAATCCTTTCTTAGCCCATGCATAGGCACCAATACTAATGTTAGCAGTTAAGTTAATACCGACTTTATGACCTCCTGATAGATGTTTCCACAACTGTTCAGACCGTTCATAGACAGTATTAGCAACCCCTTTACCATGATATTGAGATTCTAAATACATCTCATCATTGTGTATCTGTAGAGTGCCCTCTTTATCATAGTGAGCTGAACGTATGATGTGTCCCATCTTCTCACCGTCTTTATCATAAAGGGACATGTTGATACCACAGTTTACATTACCTTCATCCTCGAATAAGTCATAACCAGATAAAGAAGCTGTCCAGTTGCCCTTAGGGTCAGAGAATACATTCTCAATACCAGACTTAGTTACATCTTTAAATACATGTCTAAACTCCTTCTCTGGGTCTAGACCATCCTCTTTGGCATACTCCATATCCTCGTTGAAGATAGGGTCATCGTACATTGAAGCCCCTGTAGTAAGAGTGGACAGGTCTAAGCTACCTTCCTTACCCATACGCTTGTTAACTTCCTTTTCAGGAAGGTCATTGTCCACCACATTTAAGCTAGGCTTTGCTTCCTTGCTATCTAAGTGGTCTTTCACGTATTCGTGGGGTATCTTGTGTGCATGATCTAGTAAGTGCTGAGTAACCTGATGCTCTGCTACATGAGGTGCTCTACGCTGCCCCGTAGCCATTGCTAGGTCATTAGCTTCATCCCTATGATTGGATACAAAGTGATTGACCATAGAGTGCTTCTGTTCTGGACTCATCTTACCTATCCTATCTGCATGAGGGTCTTCATGTCCTTCATGTGATGTCTCCATCACTGGTTTACCTTTATCAGGATTAATCCATTGCATACGAGTGAATGTTCTGCCACCCTGTCCCTTTACCTGTACCGCCCTCTTAACTAGCTTCCCTGTATTGAGAACCCTTGCCTTAGATATATCTATTATTAGTTCCAATCTAATCCACCTCCCGACATAACTAAATAAAAAATAGCCCCCACTATTGTGAGGGCTTACATCTCTAGAAAGCTACATCTTCTAAATTGTCTACTGTCTCGTTACCAAAGTCACTCCACTTAGCCATTTCTGGAGCATTAGCTAAGTCACTGTTAGTCCAAACCACATCCTGCGCTCTACCAGGAGTGAACATGCTCTGCTTACCAGTGTCGTCATCTCGCACTACAAACTTAGCATCTCCACCATATTGTTCATTCCATTTCATTAATGTAAAAGCCATTATATAAACCTCCCTGTGATTAAATATACTATGCTCTGAATCATACCTCCAAGAGATAACCAGAACACTATGAAGAGAATACCCACAAGTGTAAAGTTGACAATGTATTCACTGTCTTGCTTTATTTGTATACCTGTTAGCACCAAAATTGCACCTGTACCTAAAAATAATCCTATACATAACACTAAAAGTGTAATCATTCCAATTCCTCCTGTAGTAACTCAAAGTTATCATTTAGTATTTCTGCAATCCTATA